GTAATTGTTAATTCCCAATTTCCTGGGTCTAATTGTTCTTTTAATCTTTCTCTTTGAAAATTGATCACATAAATACTTTCATATGTTTCTCCACCTATTGAAAAATTAGTTTCAGTTGCAGTCAATAATAAATTTCGATATTGTGAATAAACTGCCTTTGATTCTGTCAAGGTAACATTGTTTCCTTCTTCATTTATTTCTGCCGCACCTCTACCACTTACATCTCCAAAAGCAACTGCAAATTGAACTGCAGCACCACTTTCTATTTGTGGATTTTGATCATACACATTAATATAATAATCAGAAGTTGCTTGAGTTGAAGAAGTATAAAATGCTGTTAAAGTTCCTTCATCTCCGGTCCACATTGCTTCTGTGACAGTCTGAGTTATATTTGATACTATATCTTCAAGAGTATCAAATTGAGTATATATTGTAGATGTTGCCATATAATTTATCTTAATTAATTTTTAATATTTATGAGGTATATGCATTTACTGTAATATTAATAGTAACGCTTCCACCTGTTTCATTGCCCTCTATTGTAAGAGTACCATATGCTGTTTCCGATAATTTTTTTGCAGTTAATTTAAAACTACTTCCTATCATTGTAACTGAAGTTGCGCCTACAGATGTAACAGATGTAGCAGTCTCTTCTGAGTTTAGTGCGGTTGCAGTTAAAGTAGCGATTGCAGAATTATCTAATATAGCAGTATAGCCAGCAGTATCATTATTTGCAGTTTCTGTAGAATTTACAGTGGTCGGAGTAATTACAATCTCTTGTCCAGACGACAAAATAATTTCTGTGTATCCTGCATCGACTCTCGGAACCAAAGTAGTACCAGTAGAAAGTGAAGATAATGTAACTAATTTATATTTCATTATTTGTGTTTCATTTGGAGTTGCTTCTAAAAGTGGCATATTTTCTATCATTTCTCCGTAATAAGCACTTCCCAAGTTATGATCTGGGTTCCATAATCTATAATCTATTTCATCATCTGCTAATGCAAATTGAGTAATTTTAAAAGAATCAGAACCTTTTGATAATAATTCTTTTCCTCTATTTGTTAAAATACAATCTATTTCAATTGTGGTATTTTGAAGGTATCCCATTTTTAATTATTTTAATTTTATTATAAATATAAAAAAAATATTTTTTTATGTTTGGCTTTCCCAATATTCTACAATTGGTGATTTATCAAACATATCATCGGAAGGCTCATTCCAATTAGAACTTACCATTTTGCATCCTTTATAATACAATCTTTCGAAGCCAATTCCTTTATAATCTTGTACTCTGGCATTCAAAAATTCTAACGATCCAGAAATATATCCATATAAAGGATTTTCTATTTTTGTATGTATGCTTTCTACTGCATTTTCAATTATTGTTATAACTCCTTCAGAATACCAATAAGGATTTTGAATTAATTGCTGATTTCCAGAAGTATCAAAATATGTGTTATATCTAATATATTGTGATGGTAAATAATGATTATAAATTATTTCTGCATCGTACCCTATTGACTCTCCAGATAATTTTGAATTTACATCTGCCGTAAGAGTTCCTTCATTATATAAATATTCATTTCCAGCAAAAGTAGAAGTAGGTTTTAAATCATATTCTATATCATATGTCAAACTGTCCGCCGAAGGTTTTGAACGCAAAAGTCTTATTTTACTTCTATTTAAAATATGCGGCTCAATAACCAATCCACTTAATACAACAGATCTTGCAGGAGTAATATCATCTAAATGATGAAATAAACTATTATTAAAATATGGCATCAATCTAAAATAATCTACCACATTGTATTTTGCAAAATATTGTTGCAAATAATATTCTTTCAATAATCTTAAGCTATTATAATATGTTGCATATTCATTATCGGAAGTACCAATATAATTATCAATATTAATCCCGGCCATATATTCAGCAATATCTTGCGTCACCTCTAAATTTGGACCAAAATATACTCCAATTTTAGCATTGTCAATTGGTGCTAAATCATAACTCGATTGTTCTGCAGAAAGATTTAAATCTAAATTAGTAATTAATTCATTATCTTCAATTCTTATTTTATTTGATATGTTTCTATTGCCGCCGGTATCTGGCCATTCATGCGCATACTGTTCAACAACAATTTCATAATTATATTCATTTGGAAAATTTTCAAAATATGCATTAGCTATATCTCCACAAGTTATATCGTCTGAATCTCCGCCATCTATTTCATCATAACTTCCAGAAGTTGCATCTCCACCGTCGACAATATCATAACTTCCAGATGTAGATTCTCCTCCATCTATAATACAATCTGCAAATGTCATTCCTGCTTGTGGGTGTTGAGAAGTGATATAGGTAGTTTCAAAATGATTATATTTTATTGTATCTGTTCCTAATGTTAATCTATATATTAATTCTTCCCAAGGAGCAATTGAAGCATTTCCATTATATGAAGTCGGAGATAAAACATGGTTATCAAATGCTTCTTCATTTAACGAAGTGTTCCAATATCTAAATTCTTGCATTCTACCTTCAAATCCAATATAATAATCTTGAGTGGTATCAATAAATTCTGAATATGCTAATGAACCACTAATATCAAATGAACCACTATATTCATAATTTATTTTATTGTATTTAGCACTCTTAAGAAATATTTCATATTCACCTACATTTGTGGTAGAACGCAATAAAAACGACCACCAATTTTCATCATATATTGGAATTTGATCTGATGTAAAAGTATATGCATCAATTTCAAATTCAATATATCCATACATATCATCTACATTAATTGTATTCAATGCAATTCCACCGTCTTCACGAATAAACAAAGTTTGGTCTTCTTTATCTGTTAATTTAAATCTAAATTCAATTGAACCGGGAGCATAATAAGGAACAATAATATTAGAATCTGAAGTTAATTTGATTGCATAAGCAAATTTATCAATTATGTTTAATGATTTAACATTAATTTTATTTGGCCCGCCATATTCTCGAATTGCTAACTCAGTTTTTGGAATTCCGTAACAATTGATTAAAGCTCTTATTCCTTCTTTAGTTCCTTTAGTTTTTAATAAATAAGGCAAATTATTTAATATTCTTTTCCAAATTTCTTTATCTAACATTTCGGCAGTAAACACTTGATCAGTTTCATCTATTAATTCTAATTCTGTTTCATCTTGAGTTCCAAGAATATATTTCCACAAATCTTCAAATTGATTGTTCTGAGATGGTTCCCAACCATAAGATATTAACATATGATAAATTAAATCTTTACTCAATCCAGAAGTTATTCCTTCACTCTTATTGTGTAAATATCCAATGTGTTTTATGTATAACCATAATACATCAAAATGTTGAGCAATTAAATCTATAAAAATAAAAAATTGACTGCTATATTCATCATTCATTATGAATTCAGGTATATTTTTTCTTAATGCAGCTATGTTATCGTCGTCATAAGTAATAGCTGAATCTATCATGCCTTCATACCAGGTTGTTACATCTTCTATTGGTTCTAATGATCCGCTCGAGTCTTTGGGCCAAGAATATAAACTGCTACTATCATAATATAAGAATTTTTCATAAGCATCTAAACTTAATAATAGTTCTTGTATATCATTTTGATATGTTTCTTGATAAGAAGATATTGAAACATTTGAAATGTTTTCATTTAAATCTTCGATTTGTTGTACTTTATATTTAAAGTTAATTAATCTATGTTCTGCACTCGAATAAAAAACAAAATTAGAAAAATCTTCAAAATCTACATTTAATGTAGCAGTTTGCTCATAAAAACTAAAATAATTATTTTCTAATAAATTTTTAATTTCGGTATTTGTTGACACCAAATCCTCCCAACTCAAATATGTTGTTTCTTCTTTAGAATTTTTATTAATTTTAATGTCAAAATTTGGTCGAGTTAAAACATTTACATCATACTCCTTATTTTTTTGAACAAACCCAATATCTTGCCATACTTTATCATATATTATTTTTTCAATAGAAACTAAAGAATTTAAAGATATTTTTGCCGGCAATTCTTCATTTAATTTTATTGCAATTTTATATTTTGTTCCCTTTGAAGAAATTGAAATTCTTTTTAAATTTGAATCGGATGTTAAGCTCCAATTATTGATTTCAAATGTATCATTATTATTAAAATTCAGAATTAATTGATCTGTATTAGCTTGAAGCAAATTTAATATAGAAAGAAATATATCATAGTTTTTTGTTTCTATAATCAACTCATTTCTATTATTTGCTATTGAAGAAATTTTAAAAGTGTCATTCAATGTATCTTCATACAAAGACTCTTTAACAAATAAGCATAAATTATATTGACCAGAATTTATTTTTTGATTTCTTAGATAATTATGAATATTAAAAATTATTCTTTTAGATGCAGCTCCAGTAATCTCATCTATATTATCTTTAAGATACCAATTTGATAGATTCTGATTACTTAATATTAAAGTATCTTTTTTGTCATATATGTGTAATTCTAAATATTGCATCTATGTTTTTTTAAATGTTCTTAATAGTTATCATTGCAGTTGTATTTGCAGAATCGCTATTTCCTAAAATATCTTCTACCGTGAGTTTTACCAAATAAATCCCCGGTTCAGTATATGCATGATTTGTAATTAAATATCTTGTTTCAATATTGCCGTCACCAAATTCCCATTTGGTATTCACAATTTTTCCGTCTGTGGAAACTGCAGATGCAACAAATCTAATTGATTGGCCCACAATACCGGAATATGGCCCGGTAGTACTGACAGTAATTACAGGAATAAGTTCAGTTGATTTTATAGTTGTGGTTGTCGTTTCTGTAGATGAATATCCAAGATTATTTTCAATTGTTAATGATACATTAAATATTCTTTGTTGCTCATAAGCATCTAATAAATATTCATGAGTGGGATTTGCTAAATTACTTGTATTGCCGTCACCAAAATTCCAATTATATTTGACAATTAATCCTGTTCCTGCTTCTGAATCTTCGCTGCTAAATGACAATACTTCTCCGTGCTTACCTGTATATGGTCCATTTATATTTACAATCGGATAATAATTTTCTGGTGCTTCTATCAATATTTCTGCGAGGGTTACATTTATATCCGATTGTCCGAATTCATTTGAAACTTGCAACGATATAGTATATATTCCTTCCTTTGTATATGTATGAGTTGGATTTGCTTCATTGCTTTTATCACCGTCTCCGAAATCCCAAATATATTCTGCAATGCTTGTTGCGCCCCCTGTGGACCCTTCACTTGAAAATAATATTGGTATATTTATAATTGAACCATATGGTCCATTTATATTTGCAATTGGAGTTCCATACATACTTTCCATAGATATCACTTCTAATTCTTCAAATTCTGTTTCGTCTTCTTTTTCTATATTAATTATATCAAAATATTCAGTATGATAATTAAAAAAATTATAACTCATTAACATTCCATTCTTATTTACTCTCGGAAGTTGAGATGCATTATATAAATTCTCTTGATTATCTCCTCCAGATAAACCGGGCGACCAATATCCTTCATTTAGATTTGTTTTTTCTACATAATGCTCCCACTCATTTGATATTGCATTTTTTCTTATAATTTGTTTTTTCATTATTCTATAACTTTGAAATATAAATTATTATCATATATTTGTTGTCTATCGCTCCATACCACTTTAAAAATTATTTTATAATGTCTTTCAGGATAAAAATTATTCATATACAAATCAAAATAATTTGCGTCGTCTGCATTTAAATTTACTTTCGTATAATCACTAAATGGAATTATTGTTGTTTTAGAACTTCCATCTATTATAGAATAATAAGTTGTTTCTGGTAAATATTTAGATGTCAAATATGGATTTGTTAAACTGTATGTTCTTTGAATATATTTTTCTCTTGCATGAACATATAATCTGACAGTGTCTGCAGTGTAATATGAACTCCTTAAATTCTTTATACTTATTGAAATATCTCCATCTTCTAATGCTTCTAATGAACCAGTTGTAAATTGTGAAGTATCATAATTTATAAATAATTTTGGTTCATATACTGTATGAGTATCTTTACTAAAATATTTTAATTCTAAATCTTGATTTAAATTATATTCATCGTCTACTTTTACAATTAATCCATAATTTGATATTGACCCAGATAACCAAGCAGTTACTATTGTAGATATATCAATATCTAAATCTCTTGTTTCATAATTTAAATCTAGACTTGCAGAATAATTTGAATTCCAACTTCCCCCGCCTGTTTCATAATTATAAACCATTGTATAAGCAGATCCAGAATCTATCCAATCTACCGTTCCTGTTGAATTCCAAATTACTCCGTCTTCAGTTTCTGGATTATTATAAAATTTTCCTATTCCCATAGACCAGTCTTGCGATAATGGAAAAGCTTTTATTGTATAATCTTCAGGTATTTCATATTGTTCAGAGGCATATAATCTTAAAATATATTGAGGATTACTTACTCCCGAAACTATGGTACTAATATCAGCAGTATTAAACTTCATTAATATTCTACTTGCAGACGTATAATCTACATCATATAATAATTCTATGATTTGATCTGTACCAGTATTTTTGGTTGGATAATATTCATAAATTGTTGCGTCCTTTATTGGATTGATTGAAACTACCATAATAAACTTTTTATAATAAATATAAAAATTATTTGTTTATTTTAAGAAAATTGTTTATACTTCTAACTATAAAATATTTTATAAATTTAAATCAAATTAATCATGGCTAAATTTTATGATGTCAGAGCTCGATATGAGACAGAAGACGAAAAAGGTAAAGTAATCAAGACAAGAGAACGATATATTTTACAAGCGGAATCTCCAACGGATGCAGAAGTTATTGCTATCGAAAGATATGCAGACGGAGTTAATGAATATAGAGTAGTTTCAGTTTCTGAGACTAATATTTATGATGTGCATAAGAAAGAAGAGAAAGAGTAGACAAAACGAAATCCTGTTAAAAATTTAATTAACAGGATTTTTTTATTTTTGAATTTAATTGTTTATTTTAAATATTCGTCATAATAATCTCTTAAAGATTTTGTAGCTTGTCTATAATATTTCTTTATAAATTCTCCAATTTTTTTATCTCTTTCTTTGGAAGGTTCTTGTTTTACAATTTCGTATTCTGTACCAAATGCTTCTTTAAAATCTTTTTCAAATTCATCCTTCATTCTATCTCTGATATATTTTCTCATTTCTGTATTGACCAATTCATATATATCAAGAATCATATCGTTCGGTAAAGAAGCATCTTCATCCGGAAATATTATTTTAATTTCTGGAACTTTTACAAATTGATATAATTGACTAATATCATTTAATACTGCAATCACCTCCCATGTACCATTATTTAATTTTGGATCATTTCCTCCGTCTAATGATAATATTGTTCCTTTTTTCATTGAAGCATCATCTTTAACAGGAAGTAATAATACATGACGATTTCCAGATTTTAATAAAAGAACTTTTTCATTTTCAAGAGTTCCATTTTTATAATCTCCAGAATGAATATCTACTGTTTCTACCTTACCAATAGTAACAGTATTGAAATGACTGGATTCGTTTAATTTTTTCTTTTGTGTTTCTTTTAAGAAAGAAGAAACTTCTTCTGTGATAATTTCTTTTATGTTCATATTTTATTTAATTTCATTTATGTTCAAAGTAAAGTTTAATCGAGTTCCCATATAAATTCCTTTCACTAATATATAATTACCAATTGTTGAAACAGTTCCTCCAACCGGAATATTTTTATTTGAAAAATAAGATTTTGTTCTGTCCCATACATCTTTTATCGTTTCTATCTTTTCTTTTTTTAAGAATCCTATTAATTCTTTTTTTAATGGCTTATTAAAATCTTTATGTCTCATATTCTTTATTTTTGTTGTTTGTTTAACAAATATAAGTATAAAAATTCTAATAAACAAACTATTTTATAAATAAATATAAAAAATAATTTTTTATTATTACCAAAATTTATTATATTTCTTCTACAATGAATACTGAATTATTAAATATAGTTGAAAAGGAACTTGGTCAAGGAACTTTAAAAAGCAAAGGAAATTATGCTTTCTTTTCTCCATTCATGCATCATAGAAAAAAGAAGTTAGAAATCAATTTTTCTGATTCCAATCATTATGGAATATGGCATTGTTGGATTTCAGATGAAACTGGATATACCATTACTTCTCTATTTAAACGATTAAATAAATCTGAATACCTTACTGATTATATTTGGAATATTGAAAAAGTAATTTTAGAAAAATATAATCATTCTATAATTAACAAACCATCAGAAGATTATAAAACAGATATTCTTCAACTTCCGAAAGAGTTTGTTTCTTTATCTCAATTAAAACAAATAGATGAATATTCTGCAAACATTTTAAATATTTTATCAAATAGAAATATTTCTTCTATTGACATTATTAGATATAATATTGGGTATTGTAAAGAAGGAAAATATAAAGATAGAATAATTATTCCAAACTATAATGAAAACAATGAACTTAATTTTTTTATTGGTAGATATATAGGAGATAATAAATATACACCTAATTATCTTGGACCAGATGTAGAGAAAAATAAAATAATTGGATTTGAAAATTTAATTAACTTTAATTTACCTATAACTCTTACAGAAGGAAATTTTGATGCGATATCAATTAGATTTAATTCTATTCCTTTATACGGAAAATTTATATCTGAAAAATTATTGTATAAATTAATAAAGTATCAACCACCTATTATTTATATCATATTAGATAATGATGCAAAGAAAAGAATGATTGAAATTGCTGAATATCTTTCTTTTAAATTGTTGCATACTAAAATTTATATGATATTTTTGCCAGATGAAAAGGATGCTAATAAATTAGGGTTTGAAAAAATATGGCATTATATAAATGATAATGCTGTGGAATATAATGATAGATTCTTGATTAAAAATAAATTGAAATGATACACAAATTTGAAATATTAAATGGAATAAGAATAGATTGTGAATTGGTACCATTAATAAAATCATTGTGGAATCAAAACATTCGAACTATACAATGTTGTCATGGAGACGATAGACATAAAGCACATTTAATGTTCGATAAAAATGATTTAGAAAAAGTAAGAGATTTTCTTCCAAAAGAAACTGTTTTTATATATCCATGTGAAGATAATTCTAAGTTTGGATATTGGTTAAATGCTTGTAATGCAATTTGGGCAGAATGGAATCCAAAAGATTTAAAATAATTTTTTATTAAACAATTTTTATTATTTAACATTATTAATATATAAACATTACTTAAAATAAATATTATGAAATATTATTATGGACTAACAACAGAATTAAAAGAATCTTATACATACTTAGATTTTAATTTTATTTGCACAACAAATCAGAAATTTAAATGCGATCATATATATAAATTAAATGGTCTTGAATATTTTATAATACGTTTATATCACATTGCATTTCAATTAGATGATGAATTACGTATTAGGGATGCTAATAATTATAATAATATTATTTCAATATTTGAAAAAGAGTATGAAAGTTATTCAAATAATTCAGAGGTATTATATAAAAAAATAAAATGATTTATTTAAAAATTAAATTTTATTTTGCGCGGCAAGTTACCAATTTTTTGCTCGACCTAAAATATCGTTCTCTGGATATTTAATTTCAAAAATCATAGGATCTTTAGAAGGATAAATTACTCCATTATTTGTAGCAACATTTAAATCGTACACATTTGGCCAATACCCAGCATCTTCATCGAATACATTTTCAAAATTAACATTAAGAACACTTTGGACTCCCTTTACATTTGCTAACGTCCGAATGATATCTGCTTTAACAATTGGTTGGTTAATCTGCCATTTTTCTATATCAAAGAATGAAGTCAATTCATCAGTACAATAGAGCAGCACTTCTTTCGCCGAATAATCTGGTAAAACTGTTATTTCATATAATATTCTAAAATTAACCACATAAGCATTTTTAATATTAATACCATCTGTAATCATTCTATATCTATCTAAATAAACTTTTAAATTTTCTTTTATTGCGGTGTTAGCATTTACCAATTGTTTATCTGCATTATAGCTTAAAATATAAAGGTTAAGTGCTAAAGGATTTTTTATTTTTTGTTTTAATTCATCAAATGATATTTGTTCATCTTGAGTAATATATGCTTTCGCTATGCTACCAAATTGTTGAGGCATGCTATAAGAACGAATAATATAATCATCTTTACTTACTGTTCTACCTTGAGAAGCAAAATAAGCCAATGCATTTAATTTTATTTCTTCTACCGATTGTTCGCTCTTTCCACCTGTTGCAGCTTCTGGATTATTTACTGATAAACTTTGTTTCACCAATGTCAGTAAAGATTGATCTAATCCGGTTGTTGAATTACTATATGCTACTTCTTTAACTTTTCTTATGATATTTGGAATTACATTTGTATTTACTCCTCCTCCAACTGTATATTTCACTGTCAAGGTTGTATTATGTGGAGCTTCACCATATGAAGTAGTATATAAAAAATTAGCTACATTCCAATCATAATTTAATTTGGTCACTCCTGTTGGAATTGTAATACCTACATTGTCTGGATTTGGGGTCATTTCTTCATCTGCTATATCCGATATACCTGCTCCGAACATTAATTTAAGACTAAAATCATCATTGTACCTTGTAACAAATCTTTTAGGAACTGCCTTCATTTTTAATAAATAAGGTACTTCAGAAGAATAAACAGATAATTCAGCATCATTATATACATTATTATTTACCTGTTCAAATACGGTATCTTGAGATAAATAATCAACTTCTAACCATTCGTTGCTATCACTGTCTAAAATAGAATCTATTTTAATTACATTTGTATCTGTTAAATCTAATTCTAAATATCTTTCAGGATCTCCTAAATTAAATGTTGTGGTTTTTTGAGTTCCAGATTCTACTCTAACTGATTTTTTTAATAAATAAAATGTAGGTTCTCCATTTCCATCTGTTTGATAAACTTCAACTGATGTAGGATTATAATAGGTAGAAATACTAAAATCTACTTCTGCTTGAGTAATAAAATCTATATCTTCACTTATAGAAGAAACAATCATTCCTGGATTAAGTTTTAATGCATACCTATAATCAGGAATATTACTTTCTCCTGAGCCAATTGCGGGAATGACTTGATAAACATTTATATCCGTAATTGCTGGAGAAGTTACTCTTGGTTTATATCCTAAACTTTGTGCTAAAGATAATATGTTTTGTCTTTCTTCAGCATATAAAAGCATTGTTTCTTTTATTTGTGTATCAAGATAAAATGATAAGGTATCTCCAACAGAAGAAGCTAATTCAATAAACATTATTCCAGGATCATTTGGATCAAAATCATTAAATGTATTTTGAAAATATGTTTTAACAAAATTAATTAAATTTTGTCTGAATTGGTTGAAATCTTTACCAAGATATCTTATTTCTCTTTTTGTTGTCTGATTTGATAACATCTATTATTTTTATTATAAATATAAAAAAATATTTAATTTTTATTTGTTTATATCGTTTTTTATTGTAACTTTGTTTTAAGAAATAAAATTTATGACATGACAAAAATAGAATTTATAAGTTGGTTAGAAAATAAAACTGGTTTAAGTAGAAGAAACGACGACTCCGACGACGAATGGAGAGAATTAATGAACTATGCAGAATATATTTGGGATGACCTTACAATTGAAGACGATATAGTGATTTTTAATTGGGAGGAATGGTATTTTGGAGGTATAAATTATAGAAGTAGAAAATGTTCATTTGATGAATTTGTCGATTTATATGAAAGGGATGAGTTGAAATAAACCACAATAAAATAATAATTCTTGATAAGAAATAAAATTTATAACATGGCAAAAATAACCACTTTAGATGTTTGGAAAAATTTAATGGATGAGAAAGATTTAATTTATTTTGATGAATTTCGACACACGTCATCATTGGATTTAGAACAAATGCGAGAAGATTGGAAAGCGATAAGAAGATATGCATTAAGTAAACTAAATCAAGATTTAAATGATCGAGGACTTTTCGGTCAATTATTAAATATAGATGTTTCAGACGATGAATTATATCCATATTTGGAATATAATATAATTAAAGCATTGTTTTTTAAGTATTCAAGGATACTTGATTTTAGTAACGGGTTCATTCCTAAAAATTTAATAATTATTAAGAAACACACCGATATATGAAAACATTAAAAGAAGTATTAATCAGTAGAGATGAAATGTCACCTGAAGAAGCTGACAAAGCTATAACAGAAGCCAAAGAAAGAGTATATGAAGGAGAAGATCCAGAAGAAATTTTACTGGAAGAATTTGGTTTAGAACCGGATTATATATTTGATTTATTATAAACCTTAAAATTAAAAAAAAATCATGTTAGAATTAAATGGATTCAAATATTCAAAAAATGAATTTGAAGATTATAAAATTAGAGTACAGGTAGAAATTAGAACTGTTAAAGATAAATTTATCTTTAATATTTATTCTACAGACACAGATTTAACAAAAATAGAAGAAATATTATTAGATAGAAAATCAGATGAAGTTGTGTCTCTCGATATTATTTTCACTGCAACAAAAGAAGAAGACAAAGCAAGAACCGAATTTTTACTTGATTGGATATAAAATAATTAATCATGCTACAACCAAAATTTATAATCGAAGATGGTAAGTTGATATTATCACATGTCACATACCATAACAATCTTGTTTCAGATAAAAGCAAGGTTAAAGGCGGAGGAGGATTTCAATATGAAGATAAAATATTTACTTTATTTGGAGAAAGTTATGAATTTGGAAGAGCCTCAATAGAAGATATTCGAGATGCAATTAAAAATAAACAAGTGTTTTCTGATGAATATTTATTAGATAATATTTCAGAACAGTTTACCTTTAAATATAGGACGGATTGGGGAAAAATAATAGATTTACAATAGCTTTATTTCTTAACTTTCTTCAATCCCATTAATTTAATTTTCTGTTCTAATGATTTATCATGTAGGACAGTCTTCCTATCTTTACTTCCTTTCTTATAATCCTCTTCTATCTTATCAACATAATTATCTATATTTAATAAAAGATAGTTTATATGTTTGCAAACGGTTCCTTCTTCTTGGGGATTGCGGATTACGGGTGGTCTATGCTCCTTATCCGTTCCGTATTTTAATTGAGTGCCAATATATTTAAAACCCCCATATAAAAAATCTGGGCAATTACAGAAAACGCGTACGTCATCTTCCAATGCTAACTTAATTTTTTCATTAAGAGTTCCTTTCATCTTACTAATTATCTTTAATCCAGGAATCTCAACCTTTTGAATATATTTTCCTACGTTCCAATAGGTGAGTTTTTTTCTGAAAGAGAATCCAAGATATCTAACTCGTTTCTTTTCAAAATTATTGAAACGAATATTTAAATCTATTAATTCTTTAATTCTTGCTTCTAATAAATCAATTAGTTTTGCCACTTTGTCGTTTTTAAATAAATATAAAATTTTTTTTATATTTATATTTTTATGGTTATGTTTGAAATATGGATTATTCTAATAGGAGTCTAAAAATACAAGAAATCAATGATAAAGTTTTAGATCAAATTTTAAGATTTGAATTTGATTTGGAAATATCATATGAGCAGCAAATAGAAATATTACATCAAAAAATATCTGAATTATTAAACTACATTGAAGATCCTACTGAATTAAAATTATTATTTTCTCATCATATTTGCTCTACCATTCTTGGACTAATGAATAAAGAATAAATTTATTTAGTTCTTGGATTTTTTACCGCATCTTTATATTTAGACAAATTACTTGATTTATTTTTAGACATAGCAAAACTTGGAATTTGTGGTTTTGTCGGTGCAACTGATTTAGGATTGTTCGTAATTTTATCTGTTTCTGCTTTTTCTTTTTCTTTAGTTTCTTTCAATTGTTGATATACGAAATTGCGCTGCCACACCGGAAATGCATATGCTTCCGCATAATTAATTCCTCCTTCGCTGTAATATGTAATTTCAAAAATACGACGGAACACCTGCTTCCTATAATCAGGTGGTAGGCCAAAAAAAGCTTGCTTGCATTGGCATCTTAATCTCGTTTGTCTCTCCACATTCTTTACAAACGAATGATGTTGAAGTGTCAATAGTGGGATTAACCAATTTTAAATATTTTTTAAATTCTTTTGAATCCAAGCTTAACATTTTATAAGCATTTAATTCTTTAGGATCTGATATTACACCTTTGTTACCATTATGATTATATTCTACTGAAACAATCATATGTTTTAATCTTGTAGAATATTCATAGTCTGTATCTGCTTCTCTATTACTTTTTTTATCAAAATCTTTTCTAAATTTTATTTCTTTTTCTACTTCTGCTTCATCCAGAGTAGTTAATAATTTGAATGTAATAACTTCTTTTCTATTTGGACATTCAAACGTATATCTGTTCTCTCTATTCAATAAATTATAATCTATTTCTGCATCTTTAAATGTAGTTAAATCAATTATAGCCGGTTGAGTTTCACCACAATGCCTACATTTAACTTCTGTTTCATAATTTTTTCCATACAATAAAATTCTTGCAGCAATCATTAAAGCCGATTTATCTCCAGGTATTAAATCATTGTAATTGATATCTGAAGCTATTACAGATTTTAAAAATTTATCTACGACCGTATTATTTTTAATTAATTTTTGACTCATTAAAATTTCTTCATGACTTGTATCAGGATAATATAAATCCACTTCTCCAGAACTTAATTGGTTATCTTCTGGATATGTTAATCCTTTACTTGGCAATAATACTGTTTCTACTTGAGTTTGAAATAGAAATTTAGGAGCTTCTTTGGTTTTGGTTTGAACGATAGTTTTGTTTTCTTCTTTTTCCATATAACGATTTATTTATTATTTTATATTTATAATAAATATAAGAATTAAAAATTTTTTTTGTATATTTCATAAACTTTAATTTTTTAAATTATGCAACAACACAATATCAAAAAAACCTATCAAACAGAAATAGAAAAAGATTTGCAAGTGAAATATGGAAAAGAATCATTTGAAACAAAATTAGATTATGAATATTACATTGATTTGATCACAGACAAATTTAAAGAAAAAACAATAGAAAGAAAAAAAGTATTTAATTTTTTAAGAAGTGATGAAGTAACGACATATCTACAATTTGAACAGATTGTACAATTACTTGAATATATTGATAAAAAAAGAATTTTATTTTTAATTTGATTTAATATACTTATTTAAAAACAAATCCAATGAAAAAATTAGATTATTTAACATATGATAAGGAAACCAGAGTTTTAGATGTGTTAGACGAATCTAAAATTGATTGGGATTGGATATCAAAATATTTATTCTTATCTGAAGAATTTATAGAAAAATATAGTAACAAATTAAATTGGTATTTATTATCAAAACATCAAATATTATCTGAAGAATTTATAGAAAAAAATTTTAATTTAGTTTCTTGGTATTGTATATCAAAACATCAAATATTATCTGAAGAATTTATAGAAAAATATAAAGATCACATTTATTGGTTTTTAGTTTCTAGATGGCAACCATTATCAGAAGCATTTATTGATAAATATAAATTTCATTTAAATTGGGAATTTATTTCTATATATCAAGTATTATCTGAAAAATTTATAGAAGAACATTTAGATTTAGTAGATGTGAATTTAATAAAAAAATATCAATCTATTTCTGAAACATTTATCAAGAAATTTAATTTATAATCAATATGGAAGACTTATATATAAAAAAAACTAAAGAAACTCCTTTAATCATTTTAAATAATGAAACAGGAGAATATAGCTTCACAGGAAACTCAGTTAAACAAGTTCCGGATAATATGTATGAGAATTGCATACTTTGGTTAGAGGAAAATTTATCTGAAATAAAGACGGATATAAATGTAAATTTTCATTTTAATTTGATTAATAGTACATCACACAAATATATATTTCAAATTTTATTGATTCTTCAAGATTATACAAATATAACTATTAATTGGAAGTATGACGAAGACGATGAAGAAATAAAAGAAATGGGAGAAGATTTTAAAGAAATTTTAAATTCTACATCTTTTAATATTATATGTTCTTACAAAAAATATAAAAAGATATAAATTTATACCAATTTGGGATTTTGAAAAAATTAGGTTCTTTTTTTATTTTTTATACTTATTAATAAAGAATATTAAAAAGAATGATAACTATTAAAATTCCATACACAGCAAATGAAAGATTTTATGAGAAGCTGAAAGAGCTTCGTCGTGAATATTCATTGATTGTAAGATATGCTTTTAATAGATATCAAGAGAAGATGAAGCAGACAAATATCAGGCATAGTCTGAAAGAATTGAAAGGAATTGAAAATTCAAATAGTTGGTTGCAACAATGTGCAATTATGGAAGCTAATCAGCTTCATTTAAGATTTAAAGAGAAGAAAATTGTTTTTGGTGGTAAGAAGAATTTTATTGAAAGAATGAAAGGAAAGATGACAAAAGAAGAATTGAAAGAAAAGAGATTGCTTCCTTTGAATATTCAAGGTGAAAAATTAAAAGGCGGGAACCGCCAATTCATTTTAGATATTATTGAAAATAATCAAATAATTTTCAAATTAAATCTAAAATATAGATTTGAACTGAATCTTCCAAATCTAAGAAATAATTATAAGAAGGTGTTGGAAAGATTAGAAATGTTAAATGAAAATGAAGGTTATACTTATTCTGTCAGATTGACAGAGAAAGAAATTTATATTTCCTTCGAAGAATTTAAAGATGAAGAGAATTTAGATTTGAAGAATGAAAGATATATTGGAATCGATCTGAATCCCGATAACATCGGAATTTCAATCCTTGAAGATGGAAGAGTTATTCATACTCAAGAATATTCTCTTCGACCTATCTTTAATAAAATTTTAGATTCAGCCTCGAGTTCAAATTCATCAAAGATGAAATATTTCCAAAATAAATTAAAATTCGAAACAATTCAAATCTCAAAATCAATTTCAATTCTTGCGAAGCATTTTCAATGCAAGAATGTCTTTATAGAAGACCTGAAATTCAAGATGAAATTAAGTTCAGATCAAAAATATAATCATCTTGGAAATAGGAAGAATAGAAATTTGTGGAAGAGAGAATTATTCACTCGAAATCTTAAAAAGAGATTAAATATATATCAAATCAACCTTCATTCAGTCAATCCTGCATATTCATCTTTCATTGGAAATCTTCAACATGATTTCACAGATTCAGTAAATGCAAGCATAGAGATAGCCCGAAGGGGCTATGAATGGAAGGTAAAGAAAAACAAAAATGGTTTCTATCCAGTCTTTAATCTAAAAAGTTCAATTCAACACCAATGGAAGGAAATGGGGATTAAATGGATTGAAGATTGGAAAAAATTATTTTTGTTTGTAAAAAACTTGAAATTTAAATATCGAGTTTCACTCGAAGATGCAATTAAAATGCATGAAGCGAGTGTTTTCAGATTAAATCATAGCAGAAAGAGTTATATAGATTTATACTCTTTTATATGATTTTTTTATTTTTAGAACAAATAAAATCAGATGATATTATTTTATCTATGATGAGAACTAAATCTTTTTCTTATCAGAGGAATAATTAATAAATTACCAAAAGATTATATTCCAAAAATAATAATTGAATACGAAGATATAAAATGATTTTTGTTTTTAGAAATTAATTTTTGTATATTTTCTATATGAATCATACTTGTAAAATATGTAATGAATCTTTTTCCACTTCTGGAAAATTGTCTTCTCATATAAGATTTATTCATAAAATGCCTTCTTATGATTATAGCCTAAAATATGATTATAACGGAATCATTCCTTTATGTAAATGTGGATGTGGTCAACAAACTTCTTGGATAAATTTAAATAAAGGATTTTCTGAATATGTTCAATTTCATTCAAATAAATTACAAACAAAAATACCAAGAAAAACAATCAATTGCAAAAATTGCAATAAAGAATTAGAAGTTAAAATAAATTCTAAAATTAAATTTTGTTCTCCTAAATGCCAATATGAATATAGAACAAAAGAAATAAAAACAGAAATTAGAATTTGTCCAAATTGTAAGTCAGAATTTAAAGTTAAAATAAATAGTCCAAAGAAATATTGTTCTAAGGAATGTTCTAGATTAGATGTGAATATGTGGAATAAAATGAAAGAAACAATTGAAGAAAAATATGGAGAAGATAATATATTTAAAACAAAACTATTTAAAGAAGAGCAAAAAAGAAAAAATTTAGAATTATATGATGTAGAGTATAGTTTTCAAAGAACAGATGTTAAAGAAAAAAGTAAAAACACAAAAAAAGAAAAATACGGTAACAAAGATTTTAACAATAGGTTAAAATATAAAGAAACTTGTTTAGAAAGATATGATGCAGAAAATTATTTACATTCAAATGATTGGTTTAAAAGAAAATCTTTATTGGTAAAAAAAATTAAAGAAACTACTCAAAAAAAGAAAAAACAATCTTTTCGAATAATACCTTCTAAAGATGAAATGAATATATTAAATAATTTAGAGCATGCAACTGGAAGTTTTATATATGAAAATAAAGAATTTGATATAAAAATAAATGACAACATATATGAAATAGATGGCATATTTTATCATCCAAATAAACTTGAAAATTTATCAATAATTCAAATTAATTCTGCTATAAATGATTTTGAAAAAACTAAAATAATAGAACAATCAAATTATAGTTTATATAGAATAAGAGCAGAACAATTAAAAGCCGAAATAAATGAAGAAACATTACAATTAAATTCTTATCGGCCTGATTATTCAATTTCTTATTATCAGAAAATAATTTCTAAAGAATACTTTAAACGATATATTGATAAAAAAGGAAAAGATAAATTAATAAGATATATTCCTCTTCTATTCAAATTTATTAGAACCTTTCAACCAGAATTTCCTTATCTTGAGCAGACTGAAAAATTATCTGAAGTTATTGCCACAATTCAAAATTATGACTTAAACAGAATCTATAAAGATAAAATTTTTAGAAATAATATCTCTCCAATTGGAAATAATTATCTAAAATCAAATTTTAAATCTTATTGGAATTCTTCTTATTCTGGAAATTTAACTCCAGTTCAAGCTTGGTATGAAAATACTCTTCTACAAGATGTGATAAAATATAGAATTGGTTGCAATGATTCGAATGAGATATTTGATTTTAGCTTGCATCAATTAATTCGAGGCCTATCAGCTCGAAGAATTACCATTTCATTCTTCAAACCTTTGCTTGCAGCGAGTATTTATCAAGAATTATTGAAAGATAAAATAAATCCAATTGTTATTGATCCATGTGCAGGATTTGGTGGCAGATTGCTTGGTTTTATGTCAAAATATCCTGAAGGAACATATATTGGAATTGAACCCAATAAAGACACCTTTCAAGAATTATTAGAATTAAGATTAAATTTGATTGAAGAATTAAAATTAAATGAAAATCAAATTCAACTTTATAATTGTAAATTTGAAGATTTTCGATATGAAAAGGAGTATAATTTGGTGTTCACTTCAATCCCATTCTTTGAAACAGAAATTTATTCAGATAATATCAAATATGAATCTTTTGAAGAATGGCAAGAAACATTTATTAAGAAGTTTTATTCTTTCAATAATGTCTACCTAAATATGAGTTCTGATTTAATGAACAAATTAGAGTTGAAAGAAGAATTTAAAATCTTAAACAATACTTCACACTTCAATAAAAAATCGAATCAAAAATATGAAGTAATTTGTAAGATATGAAAAAACTCACATTTTATTGTGAGTTCATTATGTTATTTAAGTAATTGAATTTTAATAATTAAACACGGGGAAATTATATTGCAAGGTTAAAGTAATCATAGTTTGGTCTGCTTCTGTGCCCCAATCTAAATCACCAAATTCCATAGATTTTATCCAAGCACCTTTATATGTCCAACTTTCAACAATATCTCCAACTGGTCCGAGTACTTCTACTGTCACATCTTTAGCGTACATGTCAAAGTAACCATCTCTACCTGTTACAGATTCATGATGCATTCTAAACCATTCCATTACTATTGCAGTTCCACTGGGTGAAATTGGATTGTATAGCTCTAAAGTTGTTTCGCTTGACCATTTAGTCTTGCCTTTAACAAAACTTGAAACATTTATATGAGGAATCTCAACTTCAGTAGAAGTAGCTTGAGGTTTATCTACTTTTTTTATCATATATGTTGGTATCCCATCGATTTCCATTCTAAATCTATGTTTCAACATAGGTTCGAAGCTGGTGTACATTAATTCTTGAGGATCTATGAATTCTGCCATGTTTGTATTTTTTAAAAGTTATTTTTTATAATAAATATAAAAAAATAAAAAAAATATGTGAATTTTATTTGTTTTATTTCTTTTAATTTTTTACATTTGTAGTTAGATATATATTATTAAATATAGGAAAATGAAAATAATTAAGAATAATCTTGGAGTTGAAACAATAATTTTTGCTGAAACTTTTGAAAATGAAGCTTTCGAGCAAATAAAAAAGTTATGCAATTATGCACCTTATCAAAATTCTAAAATAAGAATAATGCCAGATGGGCATGCGGGTAAAGGTTGCACTGTTGGAACTACAATGCCAGTAGCAGATAAAATTACTCCTAATTTAGTTGGAGTGGATATTGGGTGTGGTCTTTTAACAATTCAATTAAAAAATAAAGATATTAATTTTGAAAATCTTGATAGAGTAATTAAAGAAAAAGTTCCACATGGATTTAACATTCATCATGACTCTCAAGTAAAATTTGATTTTTCTAAATTAAAATGTGCTAAGCATGTTGATATAGGAAGAGCAATGTTATCCATTGGAAGCTTGGGGGGCGGCAATCATTTCATCGAGATAGGTAGATCAGAATTAACAGGAGATAATTATTTAATTATCCATTCTGGAAGTAGAAAGTTAGGTCAAGATGTATGCAAATATTATCAAGATAAAGCATTTCAGAATTTAAATGAAATGGGAAAGATAAAAGAAAATTTAATAAAAAAATTAAAAGCAGAAGGAAGATCAAAAGATATAGATTCAGAATTAAAGAAAATTCAAAAACCTTCAGCAGATAAAGAATTAGCATTTTTAATTGGTACAGATTTCAATGATTATTTAAATGATATGAAAATTGTCCAAGAATATGCAATGTTAAATAGATTAACAATGGCCAAGATAATTGAAAGAGAAATGAATTTTAATTTTAAGCATAAATTTGAAACAATTCACAATTATATTGATTTCAGCAGAATGATATTAAGAAAGGGAGCAGTTAGTGCTGAATTAGGTGAACAATTATTGATACCAATTAATATGAGTGACGGATCTTTAATATGTAAAGGTAAAGGAAATGAAAATTGGAATTATTCTGCTCCTCACGGTGCCGGTAGATTGATGAGCAGAAGTAAAGCTAAAGAATTAATTGATATGAATGAATTCAAAAAATTAATGAAAAATGTGTATTCTACTTCAGTAGTCAGATCAACCTTAGATGAAGCTCCTCAAGCATATAAATCAATTGAAGAAATAAAAAATGCAATTGTGGATACGGTAGAAATAATCGATACTTTGAAACCAGTATTTAATTTTAAATCTCATTAAAAATATAATATAAAAGATTTGTTTATATCAAAAAAAATCTTTATATTTGTTTTATAGTTATTAAATATAAACATAAAAAATTCAAAATATGAAAACAATTGATTACGAAAACAAGATTAGTTTAATGAAGAATTTGGAATTGCCAAAAGTTGAACGGATAATGAGTCAACTACAAATAGGTCAATATTTTAGAACTTCAAATGCAGTAGTTTACAGAATTGTTGATATTAAAGGTGAACAAGTTTGTTTAGATGCAGTAAAGGTTGGTTCTGGATCGCGAGTGTTTTCAAGAAAAGTATTTTCTCAATTGTTTATTAATAAGGTGTTTGATCAAATTATGGATCCAAATACAGAAATACAATGGGGATTAAATGCTGAGTTAGGTTTGAATAAATATCATATTTAAAAGTAGACACTGAGTATGTTGGTTATAGATGAAGAAACATATCTTTCTATCAATGGAGCAAGTCGACAAGACATAGGAGATAGTGCATTACATAAAAATAAAGGAAATAATTCAGACAAACAATGGTCAAAATTAGTAAATGCACAATTAAAAAAAGATCAAAAGTTATGCGAATTAAGACAAAAATTAAGAGAAGAATATCAACAGAAGGTAGAAAAAGGAGAAATAAGACCTCCTACAAGAATAGAAACATTAATTAACATAGCAAATGGACACAATGATAATGAAAGTGTTCAAGCCGCAAGAAGATTATTGGAAAAAAGAAATATTAATTGGAAAATTTAAAATAAAAGATTATGGAATCAGAAAATATAAATGTAAGACAAACCTTAATCAATTTTCTTCAACATTTTTGGGATGAAAATTATAATACAAAAAGTTTAGCATTGGATGAATATGTAGACAAGTATTTATGTTCAGACAAATACTTGAATTGTATTAATCCAAAACATTGCAACACTTGCGTTTGGTTTGGCTCAGGTAAAAAGTGCCAAGACTGCGAAGATTGGAGCGAATATGAAGAAGAAACTAAAATATAGATTTTATGAGACAAATTATTAAACAACCTAATGGTAAGTTTTGTATATTCAGCAGTGTGGTCGATTCAATTACTCATTATAACATGAATGAAAATGATATTATTGAAGAGTTGGTAGCCGAATCAAGAAAAGAAATAGAAGAACAAGTTAAAAAAGTTATTTCTGCGTTAAATAATAATACAAAACCATATTATCAATTTACTATGTCTTATGACGAAATGTTAGAATTGGTAAAACAAATTCATGGAAATAAAGAAGTTAAAAAAATACAAAAAATTATTGAATCATGAAAGAACTTGAAAAAAGATTAAAAGAATTGCAATCTCAAAATTATGAATTTGTAACTGTTACTCAGGTGCTACAATGGATGTATGAGATTAAGAGAGAGAACAGATTGAAAGCATATGAACGCAAACATTCAAAATAAAAGAAATGATAATAAAAGAAAAAATAAATGGATTAATATTTGTAGAACAAAGATCCTTTTATATCTACAAATCAGAAGAAGACAGACAAAATAGTGTGTTTACCTTAGCTACTTCTCAAGAAGAATTATTCTTAGCAAATAAAGAATTAGCCAAAGAAAAAGAAAAGAATAACGACAATAAGAATCAATTTTTTGTATTATAAAATTTAAAACATATGAACAAGATCGATATTCAAAGTTTACAAAATTTCTTAGGAAATCATAGAGTAATTTTTGCGCAAACAGATACTAAAATATTGCAAGTTTGCTTAAATGGTAATCTAGAAGTTTTAACAAAAGATATTGAAGCAGATGAATTAGAAATTGTTTGGAGAGGAGTTCAACCTTATCCAGCATTAGAATATTATAATCGCCTACCATAAAACAATAAAATAATGGAAGAATTAAAAATTTATGAATTTCAAGCAAAGCATATTGAGGATGCTTTAAGGAATGCAGTAAAATATTTAAAATCTAAAGATAAAGAAACTTGCTTTGATAGAGATGTCATGCAGGCTTGGGAATTTATCAAAAATGTTTTAAATAAAGATATAGATAAAATAGTAACCCGATAAAATATTAAATATGAGTCAGCAAATAAAATATATAGAAGCCCCCATTGTCAGTATAAGTAATTATTGTCCAAATGGAGAAGAAAAATTAATTATTCATAATTTAATTAATTTAAAAGGTAAAATGGTTCTTAACAAACCAGAAGCAGCTTTATTATTAATTGAATTATACAAGTTTATTAACTCTGAAGGGGGATGAATTTAGAAGTTCACAAAAATAATTTAAAATTTGTAGAATCTTGTCCATATTGTGGTTCTTCTGTAATTTATATAGATAGTATCAAGATATTCAGAAAATCTTATGGGATGATGTATCTATGCAATAATTATCCATTATGTGATGCTTCTGTTGGAGTGCATAAAGGAACAAATTATCCTTTAGGTAGAATGGCAAATAAAAATTTAAGATATTGGAAGAAAAGAGCTCATTTTTATTTTGATCCTATTTGGCAGAAAAAGTTAGATAAAAATCCTTTAGAAAAAAAGAATACTATTAGAAATGAAACTTATAAATGGTTATCAGAAAAAATGAATATTCCTATAGAAGAATGTCATATAGGTTTCTTTAATGTTGAACAATGTAAACAGGTAATTAATCATTGTAGACAAGCAAATGAAGGAACTTTAAGATTATTCAATTTTTAATTTATTTTCTTTGTTCATTTCCAATTGCGTTTCCATATGTTCTTCCAATAAGTATTAAAGTTTCTATATCTAAAGGAATCCATAAAGAATTTATTTTTAATTTTGGATTAGCTAAAATAGCTTGCCCCATTCTATGATGTCCATCTAAAATATATCCTTCTTCACTTGGAATTTAAGTATTAAAAAAGAAAAATTTGAATTAAAATAAATTTGTTTACTTCATTTAATAACTGTATATTTGTATATAGAAAATAAAAAGAATATGATAAATAAATTAAAAATTACCACTACAAAAGACGAAATAGTAAATATTATTTCTTCTTTATCACAAAAAGAATTGGAAGAGTTAATATCAAAAATGAATCAGGAATATAGATTATCAAACGCTATTGTTTCTGATTTTGTTTATGATACAATCGTGGAATATTTAGAAGAAAATTATCCTGAATCAAGTTTATTAAACAAAGTTGGTTTTGAAATGGATGATAATGATCCAAGAAAAGAAAAGCTTCCGATTGTAATGGCTTCAATGACTAAAGTTAAATCTTTAATTGAAATAAAAAATTGGATGAGACTTCAAGGCATTCCTGAAAATACTTTACTTTGTATTTCTCCAAAATTAGATGGCCTTGCATTGTTAAACGAAAAGAAAATACTGAATGTATGGACAAGAGGAGATAAAGATTATGGAAGAAATTCTAAGGAACATTTTAAATTGATTAATCATAACTTAAATAAATCAGAAACAGAAGATGTATATCTCATTGGAGAATGCATAATATCAAGAAAGAATTTTGAGATATTTAAACAAGAACAAATCAAAAAAGGAAAAGAAGAACCTTCAAATGCACGAAATTCTGTTTCTGGGTTAATAAATGCAGATGACATTCTAGAAGAATTAAAATATGCAGATTATATAATGTTTGGAGCAGTGATAAATGGAATAGAAGAAGACAAAGCGGTCCAAATTGAATATTGTAATACACTTAATATTTATAAAGTACCGTATGGTTTAAGTTATTTTAAAGATCTTAATGAAGAATTTTTATTGAATCTTTATAATAATTGGAAGACAGATTATGAAATTGATGGATTAGTCATTGAAGTAAATGATAAAGAATTAAGAGCTAAAATTGGAAGAAATAAATCCTCACAGAATCCAAATTATGCAAGAGCATATAAAGGTAATTTTGAAGTAAGAGCAGAAACAGAAATTAAATCAATACTTGAATCAATAGGTAAATTTGGTGATATGAGTTATGTCGCAAAAATTAAACCGGTCAATATTGAAGGAGTAAATATTTCAAGTGTAACATTAAACAATGCAAGTTATATTGATAAATTTAAATTATTCGAAGGAGAAAAAATCACAATTATAAGAAGTGGAGGAGTTATTCCAAAAATAATTGCAGTTAATAATCATCCAATTCCATTTGTGTATATGTTCAATAATTCAAAAGAGTATCAAAAAGCCAAAGAAGATTTAATGGAAATTCGAGAAATGGAGAGTCAAGATAAATCTTTAAATATGTATTGTCCAGCTTGTGGAGGAGATCTAGATTGGGATGATAATTATGTAAATCTGGTTTGTAAAAATCCAAATTGTTTTGAACAAGTAATACAAAAAATATTTGCATTCTTTAATATTTTATCTGTAGATGAATTAGGTGAACCCACAATAAAATTATTTATTGAAAATGGATATAATTCAATTCAAAAAATATTAGATTTGACTAAAGAGGATTTATTAAAGTTAGAAAGATTTGGAGAAAGAAAAGCCGAAATTGTTTATACCAACATTCATTCTAAATTACAAAATTGTGATAAAGCTAAATTAATGCACGCGAGTTCTTGTTTTAAAAAATTGGGAAGTAAACAATTAAAATTGATTTTAGATAATCCACAATTTCATCATAATTTTTTATTAATTCCTGGAATAGGTGCAGAATTAGCATTTGATTATTATGATAATATTAAATTATATGACGAATTTGAACAATCAATTTTAAAACATATAAAATTTAAAGAAGAAGAAAAGAAACAAGAAATATTATCAGATTCATTAAAATCATATAATACCGTTTTTACAGGAATTCGAGATAAAGGATTAGAAAATTTCATTGTAGAAAACGGTGGAATTGTTTCTGATGGAATAAATAAAAATGTAACACATTTAATAATGAAACAAATTGGTAGTGGAAGTTCAAAAGAAGTTAAAGCTACTAAAATGGGAATTATTTGTATTGAAATAAATGATTTTAAAAAATTAATTAATTACAAATAAAAAAATTATGGAAGATAAAAACAAGAAAAAAATAATTGTCATTGGAAATAATAATATGAAAGAAGAAATATCTAAAAAAGCTATTGAGATCTTACACGATCATGAAAATGTAGTTTTTATCAATAAAGAAAATACAGATGAACTAACTTATTTATTTCCTAAAGATGATTTGACTTATCTTTATAAAAATCCAATTTCACCGGAAGTAATGGCTCATATAGAAGATATACAATATATGGAATTAACCAATAAAGAAAAAAATGCTGAGATATTACCTATAAGAAATTCAAAAAAAGATCCTAAAATAGGTAGAAATATGAGTTGCCCTTGTGGTAGCGGTAAAAAATATAAAAATTGTTGTGGTAAATAAAAAATAAAAATATGAAAAAAATAATCTTAGTAATTCTTGCTGTCATATTATTTTCTGGATGTATTGGCGATTTAAACAAATTGGATAAAATAATTGATTCTGCAGATTTAGCTATGCGGCAACATCTTGGAGATACAGTGATCATATTAAAGGATACTTCAATAATCATTGATTATTCAATTTTTGATGAAAATTATACTTTAAGTAATGGTACAACGATACATGAATTATTGGTTGAAGAATTAGAAAAGTAAATTTTGTACTTTATTTATATTTATTTTAAAAAAATATGCCAGATACAAAGACTCAACAAGCAATCAATCTATATAATTCAGGAAAGATAAAAGAAGCTTTAAAAATATTTAAAGGATTTAAGTTACATATAGATAAAGAAGATCAAAGAATATTACAAATAGCATATGAAGGGTTAGTTTCTGAAAGAAGTAAAAACTTTTATAAAAATTTAGGTATTGATGTAGATGTGGCTTTAGAAGAAGCTAAAGATATTATTGAAAATTTATACATTAAATAAAAATTTTATGGATTATAAAGATTTAACGAAAGAATTAGATAAGCGATTTGAAGAATTTAAGCAAGAACTTCAGAGAGTAAAAGAAGAATTAAAAATTAACCGACTAAAGATGCATCAGTATGAAGAAAGAAAACCATACGATTTAAATAACATTAGAAAACTTAAAACAAATTCAACTAATTGGAGATCAAAAATATGATAATACTTTTTCTGACAATATTAATTTCCGTTTCTTTTGCAGTCATGGAAACAAAACAATTTCATTTCTCAATATCAATTTTTTCTACCCTACCAAAAGAATCTAAATGGTATAAATGGTTCTATCCAGATAGTTGGAAAAATAAATATAAAAATGGAGATCCTATTCAAGGTCCAAAATTTATTGGAAGTACAACTTTTTTGGTATTCTTAACTGACATTTATCATTTTTGTAAGATGTTAATAATTATGAGTATGGGATTAATTTTTATATTACCATTTTATGTTGATATGAATTTAATGATTTTAAATATCGAATGGTATTGGAATTTCTCAATTTATTTGACTGTCTATTTTACTGTTTTTGAATTGATGTATTCACACATCTTAAAATAAAATTGTTATGAAATACTTTTGGTTTTTAGTTTTTCTTGTCGTTGCGTGGGATATTGAAAATGATAAAGATTTTGAAATTTGGATGAGGATATTAGTTGCTATAATCGCTTTGTTTTTATCTATGCTATACTCAAGAAAAGATATAGTAAATAAGAAAAAATAATTGTTTATTTCATTTTATTTATTTAACTTTGTAGTAGATTTAAAAAAAAATAAGTTATGACTCGAATAAATGCGTTTATTCCACCTGAAAATTTAACAGATGCACATTTGATAGCTGAGATAAAAGAAATAAATCAGCTATGCGGATCTTACAGAAAATCTTTAACCAGTAAGAATGGAATAAATAACATTCCAGAACAATTTACTCTTAATTCTGGTCATGTAAAATTCTTTTATAAAAGAGGAAAATATCTTTCTAATAGATTTGAACAATTAAAATATGAAGCATTGAAAAGAGGATTTAATGTGATATCTACATTTAATTCTACTGTCTGGAAAGAGTATCATTTTAAAGATTGGAATCCAACAAATATTGAAATTGAAAGAATTAGAAATATTTTATTTGAAAGAATATCTTCTAGATTACAAACACAAAAAAAATCTAGTAGATATAAAAAAGAAATTATTAACTCTGATATAGCTATTAATTTATTAAGACAAAACCAATGAATGAAAAATTAATTAAAAAATGGAGTCAAACTGGATTATTAGAAGATATTCCAGAATATAGAAAATTAGAAATTGCAAAAGCATTTGAAATAGCCGCAAATTATTTAGCAACTTTACATACCACGGTCGACAGTAAAGAGATATTTTCTACAATATCAAAAATTATATCTATTACAAATTTATCAGAAAAAGCAATAGAATTTATTATTTCCGATATTTTAGCTGATACACATAAACCAAATAGAAAACAAATTGCAATAGCTAAATTAATTGAATCTCAAGCTAATTTTTGGCAGACTACAAATGATATTAATAGTCCGACTCATACTTGTGATATTTCAGAAATCATAAGTAATTTAGTAACTTTTAATGAAATATCACAAGAAGAAGCACACAAATTAGAAAACATTTTAAATGATTTATATTATTTTATTAAAAACTTAAAAAATTAAAGTATGAAAACACTATTGGGCATAATGGCAGGAATTAATTTATTAATCGTTGTGACTTCACTTCTATTTGTCGTCGATGGATTTGTAAAACAAGATGTACCACAAATTGGTTATTCTTTATTACCACTAATCTTTTATGGTTTAACATTGCTTTCATTAATATTGTATTGGGCGGATGATGCAGAAGAATATATAAAGTTTTTAAATCTAATGGGATTTTTTCAAATTGTTTCGGGTATTGCTGGGGCATGTATGATTTTAGGTGGGTTTGTAGGAAATGATATTCATTTTCTAAATTGGGGATTTCCTTTATTGTTTATTGGACTGCTTACTGGAATTTCAATGTTATCAAATAAAACATAATAATAAATTTTAATTTAAAAAATATGAAGTTATCACAAAAAATTAATGAAGAAAGAATTGTGGATCTATACCTTTCTGCAAGACATGAAGAAACTAAAAAAATTTTAATAGAGTTATTTTCTGACATAGACTTTGAAAATCAAAAATGTAAATCTTGGGAAGAATTAGAGAAGAGATGTAATCTTCAACAAGATTGGCTGTATCGAATAATCCCAGATAAATATAAAGCTCTTAGAAAACTTGAACTATTAAGAGATCATTATGATGGTTATCATTACACTCAAAGTAGAAAAGGTTATTGTATTAAACAACCTAACAGTAGCAGAGCGGTCGAATTTTTATGTTTTAAGACAATTGAAGAAAAAGAAAAATTTCAAAAATATTTTGAACAATTAATTAACGAGGCGGCAGAGCTGCTATAAAAAATAAAAAAATGGAAAAATATATTTGTAAAACAATGACTCCGGTAGAAGTAGAAGGATATTTAAATAAATTAAAAGAAAATTTTGTTTTTAAAATTTTAAATGCTGTCTCTATTTCTGAAAATATAAATATTATAATAAAAGTAATAGGATTTCAACCAGGTAGAAAATTAAATGATTTAGAAATGGAAGAGATTTTAATTGAGCTAAATAAATTATATTAGATAAATTCCTTCTTTCTTTTTAATATTGTATTGTTCAATATATTTTGATAATTCATAATTTGATATTCTTAATTTATTTGCACAATCAATTAAATTCCTACTATTATTCAGAACATAAAGAATATGATCGGAAATATTATTATCCCAATTTAGATTTGTCTTAGGTGTTTTTTCTTGTAATTCTTTATCTTCTAAAATTAAATTGACAAGATATTGAGTTTTAGACATATGATTAGATTTAGACTGTGACTCTAACCAATCATTTATTTCTGTATCAAATTTAAAGGTATATAATCGTTTCATAAAATTTAATTAGAATATATAGAAAGTATATAAAATTTTATTCAAAATAACAAATTGTATTTTTTTTGTTATATACATAATTGATAGAATAAATTATTAACCTTTAAATCTAAAAATTATGTATAACAGCAGTTATTTTTTTAACACAAATTTATTTGATTCATTATGGGAATCAAAAGTTAATTCTACAAAATATAATGTAATTGAAAAAGAAGATGAATATCAATTACAAGTTGCATTGCCTGGAATAAGTAGAGATGAAACAGATATATCATTAAAAGTAAATAAGGATATATTGTCAATAAAAACTAAAAATAAAAAAGAAGAAAAAAGTAAAATTAATTTTATAAGAAAACAATTTAGTCCTGAAGAAATAGATATATCATTTAAACTACCAGACGACATAGACTCTACAAGAATAAACTCCAAATATGATAATGGAATTTTATATGTTAATTTAATTAAAAAAGAAGAGTTTAAAGAAATAGAGATTAATATAAATTAAAAAATAATTATTAATTATATATTACATATGTGTAGGTTTTTTAGAGGGATTATATCAAATATGGGTGTAATCCCTATTTTATTTTAAAAAATTAATGCACTTATTAATAATTATACTTTCATTTTGTTTAGCTTCTGCCTCCCAAATAATTAAAACTTTAAAACCAATTGATGTAATAAAATTTATTTTTTGTTGATCTTTATACCATATTTCTTCTGCTAATAATTTTGAAGTTGGATGTATATCTGCAGATTTAAATTTATTTGGATTCATATGCCAATAATCTCCATTAAATTCAATTATCTTTTTATTTTTTGTATCTACAAAATCATAAAAATAATATTTATTATTTATTGAATTATATTTTCCAAATTCTTTATTTAATTTGGCAAAATAAATGTGTTCTTTATTTTCTAATTGCTCATAAATTTTCCAAAATAAATTTTGAGAATATATTGATGGAATGTATGATTTATTTTGAGTTATATTATTTTTTATTTTTGTTTTTAATGCTTTAGTAGGATTGGTATAATATTCATTTCCATATATTTCTTTTTTTGTTTGTTTAGCTTTATTTTTTATTATTTGTGATTGCATTGGCCATTCACAACCATATTTTTTTAAATTTCTTTTTTTTGTGTTTTCTTCCCAATTTAAAAATTTTGTATTATGGTCTACTCCATATTTTTCTAACATTGTTTTTTTCGATTTTTCTTTTATTAATTCATTTTGAAATGTATTTTCTACACCATATTTTTATAATATTATTTTTTTTAATTTTTCTTTTATTTCGTTTGATTGCATTGGATATTCTACACCATATTTTTTAATGCATGTTTCTTTAAATTTTTTATAAATGTCTTTATTTTGCATGCAATTTTCTACACCGAACTTTGCTAATTGAGTATTTATTCTTTTTTGTTTTACAGAATTCAAATTTTGAGATTCTTTTCCTGTTCTAATTGGAATTTTATGTTGTTTAATTATTTTTTCTATTATACTTCTATCAATTTGATATTCTTGTGCCAACCTGGAGATTGCTATTCCTTGTTTTAGATATTTTTCAAAAACAATTTCATTTGATATTGATAAAAGATAATTTTTAAATATTTCACATCTGCTTCTGTGTTGACCTAAAGATAATTTACTTTTATGTGAAAATCCACATACACAATAATATTTAGTATTAAATTTTAGCATGCTCTTTATTTTTTTTATATTCTAATAATAATTTATTTACTAATTCTGATTTTTTTATGCAATTTTGTTTTAACCAATCTATTAATTCAATATCTAATGTTAATTGAATATTTTGTTTTGTTTTCATATTTTGTTTTTAATGTGTATTTATAAATATAACAAACAAAAATAAAAATAGAAAAATTTTGTTATTATAGTTATTATTATTATAATTCTTAAAATAAATTTTTATGCAACAAAAAACTTTAGAACAAAAATATCAATGGATTCAAGATGAAGTAGAGTATATTTTAAAAAGACCCGAAATTATGATCGGATCTACATCAAGGCAAGCAGTTGAAATTTATAGCTTAAAAAATAATAAATTGGTTTCAACGCAAATTAATGCTTCTCCCGGATTATTTCAAATATTCAACGAAATTATTTCTAATAGTGTAGACGAGCATTTAAGAAATAATGTTATAGATGCTATTAAAGTTAAGCTAAACACCAAGACAGGTGAAATATCAGTTTGGGACAACGGTGGAATTCCAATAATTATGCACTCAGAATATAATCTATATATTCCAGATTTAATCGTGAGTAAATTAAGGTCGGGTAGCAATTTTGATGATACAGAAAATAGAATTGTGGCAGGTAGAAATGGAGTAGGTAGTAGTATAACTAATATTTTCTCCAAAAAATTCACAATAAAAAGTGCAGATGGAAAAAAACAATTTCAAAGAACCTATCGAGATAATTTATCTGTATTTGAAGATTTTAAAATAGAAAATTCAAAAGAACATTATACAGAAATAAAGTTCACACCCGATTACAAAAGATTTGATTATACAATTATAGATAAAGATTTAATTGACTGGATAAGATTTAAAATTATTAATGTCGCGGCCTGTAATTCTGGATTAAAAATTGTATTAGATGTAGACGGAGTAAAAGAAAAATATCAATATAAATCATTTAAAGAATTTAGTGATTTATTTGAAAGTGCGGCCGAAGATATAATATTTGAAGAAAGTAAAGATTGGTCGATAGCAATTAAATTGTCAACAAAAGGATTTAATCATATTAGTTTTGTAAATAGTTTATCTGTTCCAGAAGGCGGAGAGCATGTAGAATACATAGCAAATCAAATTACAGATTGGTTAAGAGAAAAAATAAAAAAGAAATATAAGGTTAATATCACTCCATATGGTATTAAGCAACATTTATTTTTATTTATTAATTCTACAATTATCAATCCTGCTTTTGGAAGTCAAACAAAACAAAAATTGTCTACTAAACCAGTTGATTTTGGAACAGAACATATTGTAAGTGAAAAATTTCTAAATAAATTATTTAATAGTGAAATATGTGCAAGTATAATTGATTGGGCAAAAAAGAAAGAAGAAGAAGCAAAGGAAAGAGATTTAAGAATAGAAAATAGAAAAATTCATAAAGTCATTGTAGATAAATTAATAGATGCTAAAAATACAGATAGATCTGGTTGCATACTTTTAATTACTGAAGGGGATTCGGCCAAAAGCGGCGCCAGAAAATATATGGATAATAAAATTCATGGTTTATTTCCATTGAGAGGCAAGGTTAAGAATGTTTCGAAAATTGAATCTCTTGATGTATATAAAAATAAAGAGTTAAAAGATTTGATGGCGGCTGTAGGATTAAAAATTGGAGAAAAAGCTACAGATTTAAGATATAATGAAATTCGAATCATGAGTGACTCTGATACTGACGGAGACGCAATTGCAGGTTTATTAATTAATTTCTTTTACACTTTTTGGCCAGAATTATATGAGCAAGGAAAAGTATTTAGAATATTAACTCCGGTTGTTGTAGCAAAGCACAATAAAGAAGTTTTAGAATTTTATTCAGAAACAGAATATAATCATTGGTTACATAAATTAAAAGAAACAGAATTAAAGAAATGGGACATAAGTTATAAAAAGGGGTTAGCTGCTTTAGAAAATGAAGAGTATAAAAAGATTATTCAATCTCCAAAATTAATTCAATTTAAATTAGACGAAAATTCAAAAGAATTATTGGAAATATGGTTTGGTAGAGAAACAGATTTAAGAAAGAAAATAATTGTAGAAAATTTAGTTGAAGAGATATTATATACAAAAGATGTAAAAACTATTTCACAATATTTAAATGAAGAATATTTGTCATATGCTTATCATGTGATTGAACAAAGAGCAATACCAAGTGCAATAGATGGATTTAAACCAACACAAAGGAAAATTATAAATGAAGCAAGAAAAATAACCAAAGAAACTAAAGTATTTCAATGTGCAGGTAGAATTGCAGACACTCAACACTATCATCATGGAAATGTAAGCTTAGAAGGAGCCATTATTAATATGGCACAAACCTTTAAAAATAATTTACCTTTATTATTGGATATTGGACAATATGGTTCTTTTAGAGATAGAGAAGCAGGTGCTGCAAGATATGTAAGTACAAAAATTTCACCAAATTTCGAATATCTTTATAAAGATAATAATTTATTAACTCCTACATTCGATGAGGGAGTAGAAATAGAACCAAAATATTTTCTACCTATTATTCCAATGGTATTAATAAATGGTTCTTCTGGTATTGCTGTTGGATTTGCCACAAATATTTTAAATAGAAATCCTCAAGAAATTATTAATATTTGTATTGATATTTTAAAAGGTAAGAAAATAAAAAATAAAATAATTAAACCCTATTATCCAGATTTTACAAATAATGAAAATACTTTTTTCGATGAAACAAATAAAAGATGGATATTCAGTGGAACATATGAAAGGATAAATACCAATACAATTAAGATTACAGAACTTCCTCCAAATTGGGAGTTTGAAGATTATGAAATATATTTGAATGAATTAATAGATAAAAGAAAAATTGTAGATTATGAAAATAACAGTAAAGAAAATATTGAATACATAATTAAATTTTCAAGATCTGATTTAGCCGATTTTACCAAAGAGGATATTATGAAATTATTAAAATTGACTTCATATGAATCTGAAAATTTGAATGTATTAGATGAATTTGGAAAATTAAAACAGTTTGAAAATATTTATGATATCATCACTCATTTTTTACATTTTAGACTACCTTATATAACGAAAAGAAAGACGTTCTTACTCGATAGTATATCTAAGGACATAAAAATATTATCTAACAAGATCTTGTTCTCTATAAAAATTTTCGAGAACAAACTTAAAATAAATGATACACCTAAAACTGAAATCATAACTCAATTAGAAAAGTTTAAATTTGATAAGATAGATGACTCATACAATTATTTATTAAATTTACCTGTTCATACATTATCAAAAGAAACTACTGAAGAGTATAAGAAAAAGAAAAAACAATTAGAAGATAATTATGAAGAAATAAATAAGAAAGAACCAGTCGATATTTATATTGAAGATCTACATGAACTTCTTAAAAATTTAAAATAAAGTTATATTTATTTTTATATTACTAACTTATTTCAAATAGATGAAGAGATACAACAATCAAATGATGTCAGAATTTGCTACAGATAAGTTTAAAGAAGAGAAAAAGGTTGAATACGCCTACCATTCAGATTCAGGAGAAGAGTTAAAGATTGTTTATAAAATCGAAAATGATGATTTAATCAAAAGCACAGATTTAGTGGAAGTTCTGAATTGGCTCTATAAACGGGGATTAAAATTAGAACCTTAAAAATAAATTTTGTTTATATCAAAAAAATATTTAAATTTGTATTATAAAAGAAAATAGGGCCGAGTAGGTCCGAATTAACGCCTTTGGAGAGTAACTCATTGGAGACTCATTGAATTAGGAAAAATGAATATAAAGAAATTTATATGAAATTTAATACTATAACGAAATACAAAAATAAATTGAAGTTATGTTAATAAAGGATTTTTTAAAAGAGAGAAATTTAGACTCTACTTATTCTGATGATATTTTAGAATTTGAGATTTTATTGCTTGCAAGAGTTGGTAGTCATTTATATGGTACTAATTCAGAAGGAAGTGATGAAGATTTTAAAGGCATTTATATCATACCGGAAAAATATCTATTTGGATTGGGCTCTACTTATTATCCTCAATTAGCATTCGGAGAACTTGATTCAAAAGGTAATCCTAAAGGCGACAATGTATTTTTTGAAATTGGAAGATATATTGAATTGTTGTTAAGTTCAAATCCGGGGGTTCTGGAATTGCTATTTTTAGATGATGAAAATTTAATTTACCGTCATCCAATTCTACATGAATTAATATGCGAGAGAACAAAATTTCTAACAAAGCAATGCAAATATTCAGTAGGTGGATATGCTTCGGCACAAATACAAAAAAGTCAAGGACAAAATAAATTTCAGAATTGGAATAAAGCAAAAACAAAAAGAAAAACTCCACTTGATTTTATTTCGGTCATTCAAGAAAAAGAAACAATTCCAATTATAGATTGGTTAAAACAAAATGATTTAGATCAAGCTAAATGTGGATTGGTTCCTATTCCTCACACCTATGATAAATTAATTGAATTTATTAAACATCATGCTGATATAAATGATTGGCAATTATTATCATTTCATTTATCTAAACAACTTCAAATCTTATCTAAATATGGAGTATTAGACGTAAATGGTTTTTCAGATAGTCTACTTGTAAAAATTAATAATCTGAATGCTAAATTGGATGTCATGAAACACAATTCAAACATTCAATACCAAGATGTATTAGATTTATCAAACGCTTATAAACATTTATTAGAACCTTTATATAAATCAAGTAAACTTCAACCTAAAGATGCTTACAAATATATTATGGTATTTGGATTGTTTTATGAAGATAAACCGGAAATAAAATACAATGGTATTATAAAAATGAATCAAGAAGATGAAATAGTTAGTAATGAAATTAGATTGTCTTCAATACCAAAAAATGAAAGAATAAAAGCTTTTATTTTATATGATTTAAATTCTTATTCTACTCATTGTAAAGAATATCAAAATTATCAAACTTGGTTAAAGGAAAGAAATTTAAATAGATGGGTAGATGTTGAATCACATAAGCAACAAATAGACGGAAAAAATTTAATGCATTGTGTTAGATTATTAAGTATGAGTCGTGAAATTGCTGAAGGGAAAGGAATGATTTTAAAACGTCCAGATGCAGATAAATTAATTGATATTAGAAAAGGTAAAGTAGATTTACAAACTATTATTGATCAAGCTAAAAATGAAATTAAAATTATTGATGAGATTTATGATAACTGTGATTTACCAGAATCAATAGATAAAACTCATTTAAATGAATTGTTGACTAATTTAAGACTTAGATGGTATAACAATTCATTCTGGAGACCGGCTTGCGATATAAGAAACTCATAAATATAAATTTAAATATCATGCATTATATAATTCAAGAAAATACATTCAGAGAACAGAATTATGATAATATCATAAATTCATTGGAAAGATTGAATCTTAATTATGAAATAGTTAAAGTTCTACCTTTTACAGAAAATTTAAAATTTAAAACAAAAGAAACAAATGTATTTTTATTTGGTAGCCTTAAATTAGCCAGAATAGGTAAAAATTTTAATTTTTATCCTGGTAGTTTAGCAAATGAAAATCATAATTATGAAATTTATAAAGACTATTATAAAGACAATTTATTAAATTATGATTCGATTATTTGTGGCATTAATGATGAAATTGATTTTACAAAAAGAAAGTTCATCCGACCTACATTGGATACAAAAACATTTACTGGTGCTGTATTTGATAAATATGAGTGGGATGAAAAGAGGCAATCGTGTCTTAAGAATAAGTTTGTGAACAAAAATGTAAAAATCCAAGTATCCAAAGTAAAACAAATATATAATGAAAGCAGATTTTGGATAGTGGGTGGAAAAATATCAACATATTCTACATATAGAATAGGTGGATTTGTAAATTATAAGAATAATTTGGTAGATGAAAATGCTATTAAATTTTGTGAAAAAATGATAAATATTTTCCAATTAGCAGATGCTTTTGTAATGGATATAGCCAACACAAATAATGGTTATAAAATAATAGAATGTGGATGTATTAATTGTGCAGGATTTTATGATGCAGATTTACAAAAATTAATAATAGATTTAGAAAATTATTTTAATAAAATTTAATATGACAGATTATAGAACATTATCAGAAGTCGAAAAATTGAAAGTAGATGAGGAAATTATAAATGCAATTCCACAAGAACGAAAAATAAATAAACATAATGGTTTTGAATGGAATGAGCCAGATGAAACTTTAATGCGCGTTCATGAAGGATTTATTTGTGCTATATGCTGGAGATCTCATTATACTTGTTTATGCAGTCACGAAAATTAAATTATAAAAATAATAAAATGAAATCAGAAAAACAATTTTGTGAATTATCCAAATTTAAAAAAAGAAATGTAGAACTTTTTAGAAGTTCAGACCAAAACGAAACAGCAATTTATTTTACAAATGTAGAATATAATGATAGAAAAGCGGCAAAAGCATTCTTTGAAATATTGCGATTCGGATCAGACGGCGGAGATCATCAATTATATGTTAGATTTCCAAATACTGATTATTTTGTAGAAATGGTTAATGGAGGGTTTGGTTCGGGTAGAGGAGATATGCAAACTGCAAGAGGTAAAAATGTATGGGAAGATACACATAAATCTCCATTTACAATTTATTCTCATAATAACAACTTGATATTATTAATTGGACGAATTGATTGGACTCCCGAGTTTAATTTTATGACAAGAGTTGCAAAGTATGATAAAGGAAATCCATTCAACAATCCTTATCCAAATGAAACTTTTGTAAATTTTAAAGAAATTGAAAAAGCACTTTCAATGAAATATTTGAAAATACCTGAAAGCGTAAGAAAAATTGAATATTGCTATAAAACCAAAGATAAAACACCTAAATATTTTTTGGTAGATTATCCCGCTTATAATTTCAAATATGATAATTTTCGTTTTTTTGTAATTGAAGATGAAATTGCAACACAATTTGATATTAAAAATGTTACAAGATACAGAGACGGTGGAACTACTATTATTGATGTGATCGATAAAATTGGAGTAGAACACAAATTCTTTTCGCCCACAACTCTTCCAGAAAAAACACTGTATGAAAAATGGGATGAAATAGAATTAATACCAACTACCAAACACGAAGAACAGAAGCTTGTTGAACTTTTGAATTTAGATTTAGAGGCAACCGATATTTAATTGGTGTTTAGATGAAAAAACTTAATATTTTCTTTGTTTATATCAAAAAATAGTTTATAATTCTAAAAATATTAAAGAAAAAAGAATATGAGACACATGGAGAAAATAACTCATTTAGATGAGTTACCGTATGATAAATTTATATATGTTTGTGATAAGATTCACAAAGGTGAAGGATATGAGTTATCTGAAAAATTAGATGGAGAAAATTTTTCTTTTGGAATTCAAGATGGAAGATTTTTCACTAAATCAAAAACTTCTCCAATGGTATTTGATTCTTCGTTCTATAACAATATAGAATATATGAAGCAATTTAAAGTAGCACATTATGATATTGATCAAGAAGTATTATTGGATATATATTCAAATCATAATGTTCAATTCTTTTGTGAATTACTTTATACCAATCAAGTCAATAATATCGATTATAATAAAATTAATGTGCCGGCTCTAATGCCGATTTCTTTTTTTATAGATGAAGTTGAGCAATATACATTAGATCATCCAATGCATGTATTTATTTCAAACCTATTACCAAATTTTGTAATTTTAAATAAACATATTTACAAAGAAAAAATTAAACCTGACATTCAAGATAAATTAGAATATTTTAAATTACTTTACTCTGATAATTTACCAATTTTAAAAAGTAGAAAAAATAAAGATAAAGAATTAAAACAATTAATAAGAGATCAATTGAACAATTTAAAAGATGAGATTAAAGAAATTATATTACAAAATTTCCACTCCAGTTATTTTAGCCATTATACTTCATACACTCCAGAAGGATTCATTTTTAAAGATTCTAACATTACCACAAAAATAGTTGACAAATTCAAATTCACTTCAGAAAATTCAGAAAATCATTCTATCAGTACAAAATTAAAACACAATAAACTTTCCTTTAAAAAAGAAGTCATTAAAAAACTATTTCGAAATGCTGATATATTATTAAATTCAACAAAATTAATACAAAAATTATTAGAAAACTTATCTCAAATAAAATCTAAAGAATTATTAGAAGAAAAAAGAATCTTTGAAATTGTATTACCTCAACTTATATTTAATGAATTAGTATCAGAAAATAATTTAGTTTATCATAACCAATTAGAAATAATAGAAAATTATCGATTAATAAAAGTAAAATATTCAGAAGAATTTTATAATATTGTATTGGAATGGCGAGAAATGAATAAAGAAGATTTATCTGAAAATATTCAAACAGTTATTCAATCTCAAATTAATAAACAATCTGTAGAATTTAATTTTGATGTCAAATCAATATTTGATATCTTTGAAATAATAGTAAATAAAAATAAAATGCGAGACGTTCTTAATTTAATAACTTTAAAATGAAGATAATATGATAAATTTTAGTAATCAAAAACAAAAGAAAGAAAAAACTAAAAAGGAAATTTTTGCTGAAATTAAAAGGAAGGTTACAAAACTATACCCCGACGCTCAGACTAAAATGGATATATTTAATCGGTATTATGTAGTAACTAAAGAAGGTTATAAAATTATTCCAGATGAAGGAAATATAAAAAATAATGATTCTGTATTTGGAGCTTGGAAGAATACTCTTGAATATTTATCAGTGAATAAAATTCTTCATGTAAATGATAAAAGATTTAGTCCTCATAAAATTACAGATAGTATAATTAATAAAATGTTGAATCAAACCTAAAAAATACAAATGAAAATAGATCAATATTCAGATTATGAATTAGAACAATTGGGAGTTTTAATAACCAGAATAAAATTTATAAATTATTCTGGAGCATTATTAGAAAGGGAAAGAATAGAAGAATTTTTGGATTTAATAAATGCTATGGGATATAAGTTAGATAAATTACCAGATGAAGAAATTTATTGATTTATTGTTTCCATTTAAATGGTTCTATTTTTTGAATATCAGCTGCTGTTTTCAATAACTCCTGTTTGAACTCATCTTTTATTTCATAAAATTTAGCTTTTGCTCCTAAATCGCGAATCATTGAAAATACTTGTAAATTTTTATCTTTACTCTTAAACCACAATAATTCGTCTTTTGAAATTGTTAGATAAGTATTAAATCTAATTGCGATTTGTTCTTTATTTAAAGGTTTAGTATTTGATATTAATGCAATATAATTTTTGTCTTTTTGTTTCATCAATAAAACATTAATTATTTTTTCTTTTAGTTTATCTGCGTTCAATTGTAAATCTTCAGTATTTTCTGAAACAGGTATTTTAAAATCTACTTTTGGTTGTAACTCTTTTAATTTTTCCATAAATTCTCTACCGTGCATTCTATCTCCTCCTGTGGTATAAACAATATTATTCTTTAGAAGAAATACATGAATCATTTCATGAACTAAAATACCAAGGAATCTTTCTTGAGTGTGGATAAAGAAATCTGAAATTGCAAGATGGTCAAATTCCTTAAATATTGCTTTTCTTCTATTTCCTTTTGTTTTTAACAGCACAGAATATAAAACTGCTCCTCCTCGACTTTTATTATGTTCTATTTTAAATGGAAGAGTTGGTAATTCATTATTAAATAATTTTTTATTCCAATAATCATATTGATGAGATATATATGGAATAGATAGTTTGAAGTCTTCTTCAAAGATAAGAGATTTTAATTTAATCATGTTTCTGAATTTTTGCTCCTTGTATTTTATTTTTAACTGCTTTAGCCAATGCAATGATCATTGAACTTATAAATTTAATTGAAGAAGGCCCCGGCCACGGAAATGATAATCCTAATAATCCAGTAGTCAATAGAAGTAATAATTTAGTTCCTTCTTTTCCTGCAAATAAAGTATGAAGAGTAAATTTACCTGCCAATGCTCCTAAAACAGTTGACATATCAAAATCATAAGAAACATCTCCTGTGAATGCCATATTGAACCAAATATAGACTAATAATGCAGCTACACCCACTCCTGCTATTTTTCTTAACATTGGATTTTCACTTAAGAATTGATCTAATTGTTTTAATTTTTCTTCGGTCCATTTAGCTACTTTATTTTTAGACATAAATTCAGCAATCTTATCTAATAATAATCTATAATATTTAAATCCTGTTTTTATTAAATCAAATAATTTAGTTAAATTCCATCCTATGTGTGCAAAGAATTTATAGACTTTTGAATTTGTAAATAATTTAATTAAATCGGCTATTTTTAATTTTAATGATTCTGCAATACCTTTTATAAATGCCATTCTATCTTTTAACCAACCAGTCAATTCATTTATTTGAAATTGTTCTGTAAGAATTGAATTGTAATTTTTATTTATAAATGATTTGAATTCTTTACATTCTTGTTCTACTAAATCGATATCAATAATAGAATGAGTATAAGAATTATTTGATAATAATGATAATTCAGATTGTATTAGAGTTTGTAAATTAATTTTTTCAGACATACTAAATTCATTTACAATAAATATAAAAAATTATTCAAAATTATTTTTTTGTTTCATTTATTCGTTGTATATTTGTAGTATAAAAACAAACGAAATGGAATTAGAAGCATTAAAAACAAAGAAAGTCAACAGTATTATTAAACAAAATGATACTCATAAGGCAGTTAAAGATGGAAAATTCATTAAGATATATTTGAAGGGAACGGATAAAAAAGAATATGAAAATACATATCCAGATTCTTTTCAAGAAGATGTTAAAAATTATCCGCACTGGTTTAAAGATGAATTGTTATATACAATTCCTTTGGAGAATGTAGACGACTTGTTTGCATATTTTGAAAGATTTGAAGAAGATATGAGGTGTTTAATAAACGAAGTAATTTAAAATAATTAATATGGAACGAGAAGCTGTTCAACAATATGTTGAAAAAAATATTAGTTTAATTTCAAATAATTGTACAAGTTTAGTTGAACTTGATCACATAACTAATCTTTGTATGAGCATTGTTAATACTCGAGATAATGTAATGAGAGGAGGAAGTTTTGTTCAAGCAATTTGTAATAATGATTTACAAGGAGCAATTCAAAGAGCAGATTCGACTGCAATTAATGCATTAAGATTATTTGTAAATGTTTATTTATACCTTCACTAAAATATTATGGAATTACCAAAACGACCTAAAGAAATCGATCCATATTACAATACAAAAGAATTGGTATGTGGAAAAAAATCTTTTATGATAACTGAAAAATCATATCGAGAATATCATGATACTTTTTCATTAATTAAAAAAGATATTCAAGATGCAAAAATTCAATTAGGATATTTAATTGAAATGGAAACAATGGGAACAGATGTATCAGAAGAAGATTTCTCCTTTTGTCTACAAATATTACGGCAAGAAAGAAATTTAAAAGAAAATAAAAAGAAGAAATCTGAAAAGAATAGAATTTTTAATAAATATAGAACCGGAATAGAAGATACAATTCAATTTTTAAAATATGAATCAAAATTTTATTTTACTATTAGTTGGATATCGTTTGTGTGTAGTATGATGGTTGTTCTTATTGGAGCAGCGTGTTTTACTGCTGAAATGTATGCTGAAAGTTCTTTTTTATTCTTTGTATTAAAAATAATTTCTTTGTTGTATTTCTTATTTGCTATTTTTGGAAATTTAGCATATAATAAAGAAAAGACAAAAAATAAAATAGATGAAAAATTTCAATTGTCTGGGGCATATTTATTATTTATGTCAATAGGTTTACTCTTATATATTATATTTTTTATTTTTAATTAAAACTAAACAATTATGAAAATCTTACACATTACTTCCGAAACAAACGGATATGAAGAAGTTGAATTGGTTGCTAATAACTTTAGTAAGACAAATGAATTCGCTGTAATTACACGAAATGGAGAAGAACACATGACAGGAGGATTCCTCATTACAAACACACCTCAAATCAGAAAAATTTTAGATTCTATTCCAAAAGAAGACCAATATAAATTTGTATGGTTATTTAAAGTTGATCCGTTCGTTAAATTTTATCATTCAGAATTACTATAAAAATAAAAGCTATGATACCAATAATTATTTTTAAAAATGCTGCATTGGGTATATTACTTACTCTAGGTTTTGTTTTCTTATGCACCATTGCAGAACATTATGTTCCTACTTCAACTAAAGATGAAAATATTATTTTTTTTATATTTTATATTTTCACAGGAATTTATATATCTTGCAAGATATTTATTGAAATAAAAAAACATATAAAATAATTTGATTATTCAATAAATTCGTTTAACTTTGTAATATAAATTTAAAATTAAAAAGATATGTTTTTATTAGAAAAAGATTTTGATCAAATGACTTTAAGTCAAAAAACAATTTTTGTTTTAATCCTTATTGTTTGTGCAGTAGGAATTTTATCTTTGTAAATTGGACTTCTACAACCTAAACGATGCAGTTTTCTTTTAATTAAATAAAAAAATATGAAAATAAGAATTAATCAAGAAACACTTGATGAGATTAACAATAATCTGGATAACCTACTAATTGGTAGACATTCAAATTTATTTTGTATTCGAAATGTCGAAACAATGACAAAAAAGAAAAGATTGTATGTTGTAAATGCAACTATACAAGTTTTTACAAAAGGATTTGATTGGGTATTAAATGATGAAGGTGTAGACTTGTTTTTATTCCTATCCAGATGTGACGGGGGAATTCAAAAATATAGAAATATTTGTGTAGATTTTGAAAATCAATTAAAGAATGCAGGATTTAAAATTACAAAAATAAATGAAGAAAATGAAAATAATAATTGAATCAGAAACACCGATTAATATCACAAATCCCAACAAGAAATATTTTCACGAATTGACTCAAGAAGAGATAGATCAATTAATTGAAGAAAAACGAACTATCGGTTATATTTTGGAAAATTTTAAACAACCTAAATGGTGCGATTACCCGGAAGCATTGAACGGTCGAATGGGATGCTGGACATTGACGGATTTAGGAGAAACAAATTTAAGAACAAAAATATCAGAAGAATATTGTAAATCTTGTGATTGTTTTAAAAAAATAAATTAAAAATAATTTTTTATTGTCATTTATTCGTTGTATATTTGTAATATAAAAACAAAAGAAGATGTTAAGTAAAATAGAAATGGCGTATTTAATCGCAGAACGAGTTCACTCCAATCAAAGTTATGATATATTTCCTTATATGTATCATATCAAAAGTGTTGCAAATATAGCAGCAAAATACGAATTTCCAGAAAAAATTATTGTTGGTTGCATTTTGCACGATAGTATAGAAGATGGACATATTTCATATGGTAACATTAAAGAAATATTTGGAGAAGAAATAGCAGAAATTGTTTTTGCAGTTACAGATGAATATGGAAGAAATAGAAAGGAAAGAAAAGCAAAGACGTATCCAAAAATAAAATCTAATCCAGATGCAATCATTGTAAAACTTTGTGATAGAATTGCAAACATGGAACACTCTGCAATATTCAGTTCAGAAAAATATAAGATGTATCAAAAAGAAAAGAAAGAATTTTTCGATGAATTATACAATATTGAATATATCGTTAAAGATATTAAAATGGAAAATTTATTTATTCAATTCAATAATCTATAATTTATGGCGCCGACAATTTTTAGATATAGAAAATATTGTAAAACTTGTGAAGATTATACCTTACATGATGAAAAGCATTTTGATGCTTCTGGAGAAAAAACTTGTAGAATCTGTGGAACGATTTATTCTCCAACTCCATTGAATGAAATACCAGAAGAAAAAATATTCGAACAACGATTACGATATAAAGAAAAACAAAAGAAAGATTGGGAAACTATGTTTAGTTATCTTCTTACTCCTCCAAATCCTTTACTTGAAATGTTTAAAGAATATGATGAAAATGATTTTGTGAATATTAAAGAAGATGATGCTGGTCAAGCAGCAATAGATGAAGAAGAAAAACGAATAAGAACAGAAAAAGAAAATAAACGTCAAGAAGAGCACGAAATCAAGGTTAAAGAATTTCAAAAATTTAAGAAGCTTGGAAGAAATGATTTATGTGGATGTGGTTCAGGTAAGAAATATAAAAAATGTTGTTTAAATAAATGGGATAATTTTAGAGAATAAAGCTATGAAATTAATTGATAAGCTGAACGGAAAAACTATAGAATACAACGGTGCATTCTATACAAAAAGAAACGGTATTTATGGATACATTTGTGTAGATCTTGGTAGTGTTAAATTCTTTTATGTTTTTGACAATGTAGTTGAAGTCGAAGATATTACTTCAAATTTTGAAATTGTACATGAATAAAAAATAAATAATTATGAACGATGTTAAAGTAATTTTTAGAACTAATTTAGATCAATATCAAGGATCTAAATTTCCAGAATATTTTGTTGAACCTCCAAGAAAAGGAGACATGGTCCAAGTAAAAGAATCTTTTGTTTCTTATTTTAGAGAAAAGAAATTACCAATTGAGTTAGAGGTGGTGGGGATCACCTGGAAAGAAAAAACAGAAACGATGAATATTTTAGGAGACCGGATATCAAAACCGATAACTGTAATTTCGTGTGAATTATGGTATAGAGAAATTGATGTAAAACTTATGAAAGCAGGAAATATTAATCCATTTTAGACTTATGTGGGTAGAAAAAGAACATTCAGTAGAATTAAATGAGGTTGTAATGGTAAAATTAAATTCACAGTATGAAAATTCTGAAAATATCGTTGGAATTGTTGTTGCACCTTATTTTGATTCAAAAACAATTTTAGATGTAGGAGAAAGATTAATATATGTGGACTATCAAACAACTTTTTTTATTTGGAAAAATGGATAAATCATTTTAAATTTTTAATAGATGACATCAAAGAATTAAAAGAAATTTTATGAAAAAAAATACGAACGATGATATTATCATTTTAATTATGTTTTTAATTGGGATACCATTAATTATTATTTCCGTATTATTTTCTACAAATGTAGAAAATGAAATGATAACCGGTATAGCCGGATTAATAGGATATTTTATTATTTTTGGTGGGCTAATAATTTTAACAAGATGAATAATCAAATTTAAAATATAAATATGTTACGAAGTTTAAATTTAGATGGAATGTTTATTTCTCTACCGGCTCCCGAAATAGAATTTAATTTTATTGAATTCAATGGTGGAGAATTGCACATTAAATTAAATACCAACATAGATTATTCTATTATTGATTCTGTAGTTATCACACATAGGATAAGAAATGGAAATGATATAATGAAAATTTTAATTGCAAAAAATGCGTTAGAATTAAAAGGAGTAAAGAATTTTGATTTAGTTATTCCTTACCTTCCATATGCGAGGCAAGATAGATATTGTGTAGACGGTGAATCATTTACATTGAAAGTATTTACTAATTTAATTAATTCACAAAATTTTAATGCTGTTTATATTCTAGACGCTCATTCAGATGTAACTCCAGCATTATTAAATAACTGTATTAATTTATCTAATCATTCTTATATCTTAAAAACATTTCAAAAAATTAATGATATAGAAAAAAAGAGATTAGATGAAGAACAAGAACTTTTATTGGTTGCACCGGATGTAGGTTCAAGTAAAAAAATTGATAAAATTTTGAGTTCTATACATTATTTTAAAGGTGTCATTCAATGTACTAAAACAAGAGATGTGAATACAGGTAAACTATCAAATTTTATGGTATTGACTCAAAATTTAAAAAACTCACCTTGTTTAATTGTAGATGATATTTGTGATGGGGGAGGAACATTTATAGGAATAGCAGAAGAATTAAAAAAGAAAAATGCTGGTAATTTATATTTGTTTGTTACTCATGGAATTTTTTCTAAAGGAACCAAAGAATTAAAAAAATATTTTAAAGGAATTTATTGTACTAATTCTTTTTCGACAATAAAAGATAAAAATATAACTCAATTTGACATACAAATTTAATAGAATAAATTAAAAAAAACAAGTTATGAAAATTAATCCAATGCATTTAATTGATGGGTATAAAGCAGATCACAGGCGCCAGTACCCTGAAGGAACAGAATATGTATATTCAAATTTTACTCCAAGAATGAGTAGAATAGAAGGTGTAAATGAAATTGTATTTTTTGGCTTACAATATTTCATTAAAGAATATTTAATTAACAAATGGAATGAAGATTTCTTCAATCGACCAAAAGAAGAATTACTTAGAAAGTATAAAGAAAGAATGGATAATTATTTAGGTAAAGATGCAATATCAGTGGAACACATTTCTGATTTATATGATCTTGGATATTTACCCATAAAAATAAAAGCTATTAAAGAAGGAACATTGGTTCCAATTGGAATTCCTGTACTAACCATTATAAATACAATTCCAAAATTCTTTTGGTTAACAAATTATTTGGAAACTTTAATGAGTAATATTTTATGGAAACCAATAACTTCAGCAACAACAGCATTTCTTTATAGAAAAAGATTTGAAGAACATGCAGCAAAAACTGGATATGATAGGGCATTTATTCAATGGCAAGGACACGATTTTAGTTTTAGAGGAATGAGTGGAATAGAAGATGCATTACAAAGTGCTGCTGGACATCTTATTTCTTTTACTGGTACAGATTCAATACCTGCCATAGATTTTTTAGAAATGTTTTATAATGCAGACGCTACAAAAAAATTAGTTGGTGGATCGGTTCCTGCAACGGAGCATAGCGTAATGAGTTTATCGGCAAAATATATTAATGATGATATTGATGAAATTAGCACATTTAAAAGATTAATTACTGAATTATATCCAAATGGAATTGTGAGTATCGTATCAGATACTTTTGATTTCTGGAAAGTATTAAATGAATATTTACCTACCTTAAAAGAAGAAATTTTAAATAGAGATGGTAGATTAGTTATTCGTCCAGATAGTGGAGATCCAGTAAAAATTATTTGTGGAGATAATGAATCACCTTATTCAATGATTACCGAAAGTCAAAGAAAAGGAGCCTATGAAATTTTATGGGATGTATTTGGAGGAACTGTTAATGAAAAAGGTTATAAAGAATTAAATCCAAAAATCGGATTGATATATGGAGATTCTATTACTTTAAGAAGACAAGATGAAATTTTAACTTTATTAGAACAAAAAGGTTTTTCAGCAAGTAATCTTGTATTAGGTATTGGTTCATTTACATATGAATATGTTACTCGAGATACTTTTGGATTTGCAATGAAAGCAACTTGGGGAATGGTAAATGGAGAAGAAAGAGATATTTATAAAAATCCTAAAACTGATTCTGGATTTAAAAAATCTGCTAAAGGTTTATTACAAGTATATGAAGAAGAAGGAAAATTAAAATTAAAAGATCAATGTACTCATGAAGAAGAAAATCAAGGATTATTAGAAACTGTTTTTGAAAATGGTGAATTAATTCAAGACTTTACATTATCAGAAATTAGAACAAAATTATTAGATAATTTAAAATAAAAACAATGGGAAGAACAATTCCTACAATAAGACAAAATAATAATTATTTACAAAATAAAAATATGGGAAATATGTGTTATTCAGAACCAACTGAAAATTATTTATCAGGTTCTTTATCAAAAAAAGATGAGAATTATTTATCGGGTTCTTTAGTAAAAAAAGAAATTGTAGACATTATAAAATGTGATGTTTGTGGAGCAAGAGAAAATATTGAAAAAGATGGATATATAGAATGTGGCTATTGCGGAACAAAATTAAAAAAAATAATATGAGAAATTCAATACCAACTAAACTTTTTATTTTTGTTGCTACTTTAGCTTTATGGTATTTATTAGGTGCATTTATTGCATTTGATTATAATCCTTTGCACTGGTTATTATTTACAACTTGGTGGGGCAGAGTGTTAGCAATTGGATTATTAATATCAACTTTTTTTGCTTCTTTCAATGATGAACATTAAAAAATATTTCATAATAAATTTTCTTCAAGAAACTTTTCAGTGAATATTTTCTTTAGCTTGGTTAAATCTACTGTTTGCAGTTCTAATATCTCCTGATATCTCATATTGTTATATAAAAGTTCTTTTAAGAAATCAAATTCTATAGTAGCATACGCCTTAGAATGATTTCGTTTGAATATTAGAATTGGATTTGTTTTTAATTTTCTACTCTCCGCTTCGGCCTGTTCTAACCACGCCCATATGCTGGCGGTTTCTTGTCTCTTCAATTCAAAATTAGTATTTGATAATTTTTTCCGAGCATTCTCAGAAAGCATTATATCTTCACCCGCAATACTACTTGGCGCAGATACAATCTCCTCAGGTTTTAATTCTGGGAATAATTCTAATAATTCGGAGGCAATCTGTTTTTGGAAGGAGTAGCCCTTGTTCTTCGCGGATCTCGGTTTTATTGGCATGACGTAAAATATTTTTAAAATAAATATAAAATTATTTTTTTAAATCATTTTTTTAGTTTATATTTGTAGTATAAAAAACAAATAACATGAAAAAGATAAATTTTAATTGTAATGGTTGGAAAGAATTTGAAGGAGACACATTACCAGATTCTGCTCAAGAGTTTATTAAATCAAAGTTATTACCACATAACAATCGAAATTGGAAACATTGTTTTGCGTATTATAAAGGTAATGATCCACAAACAACCAAAAATTGGATTATTGTAACAGACGACGGCGGATATTATAAAGTAGACGCAGAATATATGATTTGGAGTGAAAAACACATATTAGCGATGTGGAGCACAAAACATTTATTTAAAACTCTAACCGCAATTATGATGGACTTTGCTCCACCAAAAGATCCTGATTATCAAACTTAAAATTTATTTTAAATAATATTTTTTTATATCAAATTTTATTTGTAAATTTGTAGTAATAAAAACAAAAGAACATGAAAATATTAATTGACAACGGAGATGTGTTTGAAGGAAATCAAGAACAATTTGAAGATTGCTTTTTTAGTAATGCTACAAAAGATCAAATTATAGATTGGTGCAAGCACAATGATTTTACTTATGAATTTATTGAAGAAGTACCTGGAAGAGATAAAGAAAATGAATATAAAGATGATTCTCCAATTAGTTCAACTAATCAACCTTTATCAGATATATTTGAAGCAATGGCTAATATCTGTAAAGAGTTCAATAAAAACATACCTAAAATAAAAGGTTAGATTGTGGAATATCTAACAAACATACCCCAATCAATTTCTGAATATGGTTTATGTAAAACTCTTTTAGTTAGAAGAGAAGTAATTCACATAAAACATATATTCACTGAAATATTTATTCGAAGAAAAATTGATATTGAAAAATATCTTAATTTATTAGAAATGTCTTTATTTGATTATATGGAATATATGACTAATAGATTAAGATTAGTTCATCATTTTTCGAGAGAATATATTAATAAACCAGATGCAATTGTAAAATGTAGAGATAGATTTTTTCCTAATTTAAAATTATATAGAGGATTAAACGTCGTGATTGCTTTAGATTTTGATGGGGTTGTTACAGAAAAATCATTTAAACCATTATATGAATTATGTCTTTTAAGAAATAAGACAATAATATGTTCAGCTAATCCAACCATAACTGAAGATTGGTTTACCAAAAGAGAATATTCTTTGCCAAATAAAATTTATGCGAATAAAGGTAAGATAAAGAAGATAAGACAATTAATTGAATTAAATAAAAAATATGATTATGTGTTTTATGCAGACAATGAAAAAGAATATCTTGAATTTGCTTGGTTATTCGGATTACAAACTTACATCTATGAAAATAATACGATAAAATATTTTACCTTAAAAACTAAATAATATGAAAATTTGGATATATAAGCACGCCCCAAGAGCATGGTATAAATATTGGAAACCAACTTGTTTGAATTCTATTTCTTATAAATTAGGTAGCAATGATAAAAAGATTTATAGATGGTTATTTTGGGGATTTTATTTTAATAACAAAACTAAATAAAAATTGAAGATGAAAAATAGCGGTTACACATATATTCATAATAGATGTCCGAAATCGTAATTGATACTCCTGAGGGCGTGAGAGTACCCAAGAGCAATATCAGGCAATATGTGTGAATCTTCAATTTTTTAAAATTTAAATAATAAATAAAAAAACATATCATGGAAACAAAACTATTAGAACTTGAAAAATCTTTTATTAAAAAAGAAAAAGAATTAGATAAGAAAATTGAAGAAGTAAAAAAAACAAATGGATCAACAAACCAGAGACGCAATTGTGAAGTTATTTAAATTTGAATCTTTGGATATAAATAAAAATATATTTACATTTGACAAAAAATACCGATTTAGACTTTTTGAAATAGATCGATATAATAATATGTACGGTGAATTTTTGACCAAAGTTGACATTGAATATTTGCCAAAGATTGCAGAATATTTTGAAATTGTGCATCGTGATAAAGATACTTACAATGATGGAAGAATTTATACTGGAATTTTTATTGATTATTTTCAAAATTACGGTGATAAATTAGAATTAGAAGAAATTGTATTTATGGCAAAAAATGGCAATATAAAAGGAAGTAGTTTTAAAGAATGGTTAATTGGTACTTCTTATTCAAGTCATGGAAATGTACCATATAATTATAAATTTACAAAGGAACAAATAATAAAGGAAATAGAAAATGGAAAAATATAAAGAAGGTTATATGTTACAAGAAGATGAATATCTTCTAAAAATCGATGGTAAAATAACTAAAAAATATCCCCCAACTGGGTTTCTAACAAAATTAACCTTGAAAGGAGAACTTCCAAAGAATTTTGTTTCTTGGAGAGAGGTAGATCATCTTAAAATTTATATATTTAAAGAAATTTATAGAAGTGGTTGGAAATTATTTTCTTGGAGATTTGGAATGAGTCAAAATTGGGCGATATTAATCCATCCTGAAGGATTTACCGTCGAAATATATTTAGATCAATTTCTAGATATTGTTCAAGAAAATACTATTGAAAATGGTACGATACTTGGAGAATTTAAATGGGAAAAAAATAAATTAATTAAAAAATAAAAAAACAATATGGAACCACAAGTCACAATCAGTCTTACAGAATATGACGAATTAAGAAAATTCAAAGAAGAAATCGAAAAAAATAATTCTATTTGCATTGAAAAGAATATTATTGGAACAAATATCAAGTATATTACCAGAGATGAAATGCTACACAAAATAGAAGATGAATTTTTGCTATATAAACGCACATCAGAAAAAGTTAGAGCGAATTTAGATGAATTAAATAAAAAATCTGAGTATCTTGTTTCAACTCTTCGTGCTGTTAAAAATATGTCAGTGAAAGAATTTAAAAAATGGAAAACAAAAATTAATAAATAGTATTATGAGAAAGCAAAGAGATCGGAATAATTTATTATTTGCCATTAAAACTAAACGATTAAAAGAATGGTTTTATTATTTTAAACACGGACATGAATTTCTATTAGATGAAGAAGTAGACATTATTTGTAATACCAGAGCCGAAGAAAAATACAAATGGATGAATGATAGACAAATTCAAGAACTCGTTAGACTTAGAGTAAAAGCAATGTACAAAAAGAAATTTCCAACTGCAAAGAGATGGTCATTATCTATAAGATAATTTTGAAATATCAATAAAATTGTTTATAATTCATTATTTTAAAAAAATATTTTTTATATTTATAAACATAAAACATATAAAAAATACAACGATGAAAGAATACGACAATACCATTAAATTAAATGTATTTTATAGTGATTTGGCGAGAGAGTTTGGATTTAAAACATTTCAAGATATGATGAATAATAAAAAAAGTATTTCTACTGAATTAAAAAAAGCAATAGATATTATTTGTAAGTTATCTGGTAGAGCTCCACTATTTAAAATGCAGGTTGATTTAACTTCTGGAATATTTGTGTGAAAATTAATAACGGTTATGATTATAATAAGAGTAAATTTTGAAGAAAAGATTTATACAGGAGTAGATGTTTTAACAGATAATTGCCATACTGACAAATCATTTTCTTCTAATGATGTTGTTCGAGATTGGTTTATGGCAATTAGATATTCTATCTTAACTCTTAAATCTACTGGATTGTTATATTCTAAAAGTTTAGATGAATTTCTTGAATTAAATCCGGAGTATGAATTATTGTATGGTACTTTTGCAGAAGGAGAATTTAAATTGATATATCCTCTTGAAGATGAAGTTATATCACATTTAAAATTTATTGCAGAAAAAAATACTCCTTTAAATTGGGAAGATTTTAAAATTAAGAAAAAATAAAATTATATGACTAAAGAAGAAATTTTAGATGGAATTACTTGTTGCACGATAAGTGAGGATGCGGATCTTGATAATGTTGAAAATTTTTATTTCCAATATTCTGATGTATTAAAAGCTATGGAAAAATATGCAATCGACAAAGTAACTGCTGAATTGAATAATATTGAAAAAATAATTGTTGAAACAAGATCATATGCAAACCAGCATTACAGATCAGAAGTTATATTGGGAAACGATAATATGGCATATGTGGTTTTAACTGAAATAGAAACTTGCAGGAAAGTAATAAATAAATTATGAAAAATCTACAATTAGCATTAAAAACTAAATGGTTTGAATTGACAAAATCAGGAATTAAAACTGAAGATTATAGAGAGATAAATACATACTGGATTAAACGACTTACAAAAGATTTTTCTTGGGATATGAACAAATACCCATTACAACTAAACGAACTCAAAGAAGTTTTGAATAAAGGTAGCATAAATCCAAAAACATTTGATTGTAACACAATGACGTTAGGCTACCCAAAATCAACTGATTTAGAAAGAATTTTAAAATATGAACATAGGGGAATTGAAATAAGAACGGGAAATCCAGAATGGGGAGCAGAACCAGATAAATTATATTTTGTTATTCTGCATGGAAATCGTATATTATAAATAATAAAAAATTAAGAAATGGAAAAGAAAGATTTAATTATTACAGTATCTGGCCAATATAATTCTGGCAAATCTAGAATGATATTATTATTAAAGAATTTTTTACGAGAAAATGGGTTTGAAGTGGAATTTAAAGGAAATTATGATCATCCTACAGAGGCTACCTTTGATGCAAATGCAAGCAAACATTTTGATGAAGTTATTGATCAAATAAAAGAATCTTATAAAATAAAATTACAAGAAATACAATTAGCAAAGAATTTCTATGCAAACGATAGTGCAATCGCAAATTCAATTTGTTAATATCAAAAAAATTATTTACATTTGTAAAAGAATTCACAATTCGCAATTCGCAATTTAAAAATATACTGTCATGTTAAGAATTCTAGATGAAAAATATTCAGATTGCCAGCCAGTAATGCCAAAATATAATGCTTTATGTGTATTTGATATTGAAGCAGCTAAATTGGCGTTTAATTACGGTGCACTTGATTTTGTGATAGTATTAAATGAAAATACAGGTAAATTCGCAAGATGTTTTAGTGTAAAGGATGTTGAAGAATTTCTTATAAATTCCGAATATTAAATTCACAATTTAAAAATATACTGTTATGTTAAAAATCGAAAATTTAAAAATTAAGTGGTCATATGAAGACCGAATCACTTATTGTAGAATTTATGAAGCCAATGAATTAATCGTAGCCGCTTCCGCTCAATGTAGTGTAGATGACACTCGAGTAAAAGATAAAGGAAGAAAAATATCTTTATCAAGAGCATTGCAACTTTACACTTCTGATAAGAATTTAAGAAGTCGAGTTTGGGAAGCATATCGTACCATGCCACTCAAAAATAAAAGATGGTAGAAGAATCATATGACAATAAATGAAATTCCATCTGTCTTTATTGTAAAAATAGAAAAGAATAAAATACCTTTTCAAATTCTATCAATAAAGAAAATAAGTTATTCTGAAAGATCTCCATATGTAGAAATATACACTTCTAATTCTAAAGATACTCTTCTTTTAAATTCTTTAATTTGTAACGGTATTTTTGAATTAGGATTGTATATTCTTATGAAGTCAGAACACATTGTGTATCATAGATTTTTTCTTACCATTACTAACTCTGTCGGATCATTTGGAGGAAAATATACCTGTAATAAAATAAAGGATGAAATTATATATAATTTAACTGAATTAGGAGAATTAAAATTAAAAACTGAAATAATAAGAAATTATGACAAAGTTGCAGAGTGTAAATAAAGAATTAATGGAATTGTATAGAAGTATTAAACCAACTAAAGATTTTCTGATTGCGGATTATTCTTATAGAATGGGGTATTCAGAATTAGAAAATCTTAAAATATTTTCTAAACGGAAAAAATTATATGTTAAAGACATAATTCCAATTTCTTCTCAAGTGATTCCATGTTTTTCGATTAATGTAAAATTAAATAAAAAGAAAGCAATTTCAGCCACAGATAAGACTGGAATTTTTAAAGTTGTTTTTTCTGATGATTCATTTTTATTGTTTTCATACTGGTGGTCAGGACTAAAGAAAACAGGAGGAGTTGAATCACTTGTGGTTGGAGAAAAAGAAACTTGGATGAAATATTTAAAAATGTCTGAACAAGTGTTTCGACTTTCGCAAAAACCAAAAGTAGGAATATATGATCTTCAAATGACAGGAACCGGCCAATTGATATATACCAAAAAAGATAAACTGTTTAGCAACGAAGTAATTCATCAAAATTTTAGTATAATAGAAAAGGATATTGATTTTTATTTCAACAATGTTGAATTATTTACAAGATTTAATATGCCCGGAATTAGAAAAGGATTAATTATTGGAGAACCCGGAACAGGTAAAACAATTACAGGAATAAAATTAGCTCAAAAATATGCCAAAGAAAAATGTGTAATTTATGCAAATAATATGCGAGTGGTTGTTGGTCATTTACAACTGTGCAAGAAGTATAAAGTATCCACTCTACTTATTTTTGAAGATGCGGAATATATATTAAATGAAGGAGGATCTACCTTATTAAATGTATTAGATGGTATGGACCAACCAAGAATGGTAGAAGGAGCATATATATTAATGTCAACAAATTATCCAGAAGTAATAGAAAATAGAATTTTAAAGCGTCCTGGAAGAATTGATAAAATAATACACATGGGGTCGTTGACAGGCGAGTATGCTTATAATTGTTTTAAATTGTATGCTAAAGGAATATATTCAAATGAAGATTTACAGAAAGAAAAATTAATTATAAGTATAGTTAATAATTTGACAGGAGCACAAATTCGAGAATTAGTAAACGCTTCTCTTTCATATGCAGTGGCAAATCAAAAAGATATAACTCTCGAAATTTTAGCCGAAACAGTAAAAATAATGACAGAAATTTTTGATAAACTTCCTGAGTATTCTAAACAAAATAGCAAGATGGTAGGCAAGGTAAAAACTGATATTGGATTTCTTAAAGCTGCAGAAATAATTACGATTGATGATATACCAACACATTTTTAATTAAATTTAAACAATGCAAGAAAAAATAATTTTATTAGAAACAGTCAAAAAAGAATTAAAAGAAGAATTTGTCGGAATTGATTATCAAATTGATCAATTAATTAATTTCATTAAACCTTGGTTTCTATATCGAGATAAGCAAACATTTCCTACCATTATAAATTTATGGGGAATGACAGGGGTAGGTAAAAGTGAGTTGATATCTTCTTTAGTTAAAAAATTGGATTTATCTCATTTATATTCTTCTTTTGATATGGCTCCTTCTTATCATGAAGACGATGGTACTTTATATTATAAGTTTGATAAGATGAGTTATATGTATGACACAAATACTCCAATAATAGTATTTGATGACATTCAATATGCGGCAATAAGAAATCAATATAATATCGAAAGCAATTCAAATAAAAGTTTTATTTGGAAGTTTATAGATACCGGAGAAACTGTTTCAATGTATAATAGTTCACATTCGAGCATTAAAGAATTTATTAAATTTTTAGAAGAAATACAAAATAGAGGAATTGAATTAAATAAAAATATAATACCTGAAGAAAATTATTCTGAATATTTTGATTTATTACTTGAATATGATTATGGATCTAACATTAATATTACTAAACGAAAAACAATTTCACTAAAAGAAAAAAGAAAATCTTTTATATATGATGAATTTTTAAGGCAAATAAAAATTCATCATAGATTAGAATATAGAAAGTTATTAGAAAATAGAAAAAAAGAATACTCTATCAAAGAAATAATTGATATTTTAACTAAACATGCTATTCTAGATTTAAAACCAAAAGTATATGATTTAAGAAAAAGTTTGATATTTGTGATTGGTAATTTGGATCAATTATATACCATGAGTTTTGAATTTGAAAAGATACCCGCGGATATGTTGTATGATATTACTTCTAAAATCACTATTAAAAATATTAAAGATGCGTTATTAACATATTTTAATCCAGAACACATTGCGAGATTAGGTCACAATCATATTATTTATTATTCATTTAAAAGAGAAGATTATATCAAAGTAATTAAAAAACTCTTATCAGAAATAAAATTAATTGAATTTAAATATAGTGATAATTTTGTAGATTTTTTATATGACAAATTTGTATTTCCTACTCAAGGAATGAGAATAAAGAAAAATATAAAACAGTATGTTGAAGAATTAATTATCAGTGAATTATTAGAAGAAAATACAACTTCTTCAAGCTTAGATTATGACAAAGAGAATAATAATATTCTTTTGTTTAAAAATGATCAATGGATTATAAAACCATATATTTCTGATTCGATTTCAATTGATAAAAATATTAAATACATTACTTCTATACATGAGGCCGCGCACGCGGTAGTAAATATTATTGATACCAAATTAATTCCAAAATATATCGCATTACAAGATAAAGATGCAGATAGTCTTGGATTAACTTTTACTGAATATCCGGATCATGAATCAAACAAAAAATTAATATTATCAAAAATAAAATGTTATTTAGCTGGACCAATATCAGAGAAAATATTTTTTGGGAGTGAAAACATTTCAACTGGAACTGCGTCCGATATTTCTTCTGCTACAAATTTGGCTGCATTAATTTATAAGCACGGATTAAATGATGATTTAATTTATGTTCAAAATAAACAAGAATCTGAATATGCTTATTCTTCTATCAAAGAACAGAATAAAGAGATAAGAAAAATAATAAAAGAATGTTCCAAAGAAACTGAAAAACTCATTAAAGATTATAAACAGTTAGTAGAATTAATAGCAGAAAAATTATTTGAAAATACTCTACTTTTATCTGAAGATGTGATTAATATTTTACAAGAAAATGGATATGAAACAGAATTATCAGAAGTAAAATCTAAAGACGCATATTTTGATTACTTACCAGAAAAATTTAAGAAAAAGATTAAATGAGCGATTATCATATAAAATTAATTGAAAGAAGAAAAAAACATTATGTTACCATTCATTATCCTCATTTCTTTAATGATGAAATGTCTGCTGAATTAAAAGAAAATATTAAAAAAATACCCGGTAGAAAATTTAATTGGAATGAATATTTTTGGGAAGTTCCTTTAAATAAAACTACTCTTGAATATCTAGATGCTTTTTGTTCTTATTATAATTTTGAAACTCCTTTAGAATTTAAGGTATTTGTAGAACAATTAAAAGAACTGAACAAAGAAAATAAAATTTTAAGTGCTGCCGAATCTACTGATTTTATAATACCAAATTTAAAACTAACCTTAAGACCTTTTCAAGCTGCTGGGGTTCAATACATTCTTAAAAATAAAAGAGTATTATTAGGCGATGAACAAGGATTAGGTAAAACTCCTCAAGCAATTGCTTCTTTTTTTACATTAGGTAAATATCCTATTACCATTATATGTCCAAATAGTTTAAAATTAAATTGGTATTATGAAATATTAAAATGGATTGATATTGATAAAGAAAGAATATCTGTTATACGAAATAATAAAAAAGATAATTTTGAAGCAGATATAATCATCATTCATTATCAAGCTTTGACAAAGTATTTAAAAATATTAGAAAAGAAAAAAATAAAATTATTGATAGTAGATGAATCACATTTCGTCAAATCACATAAATCACAAAGATCTAAAGCTGTATTCACACTATCCAGAAAAGTAGAATATAAAATGTTATTGACAGGAACTCCTACGGGAGATGCTCCTTTAGATTTGGTACATCAATTAAAAATATTAGATAGATTACAAGATTTTGGAGGTTCTCAAAATTTTAAATTAAGATACTGCGATGCTAAAGAAGGATATTATGGGTGGGAATATGGAGCAAGTAATCTTGAAGAATTACACGAAAAATTACGACAAGTTTGTTATATCAGAAGAAATAAAAAAGATGTATTAAAAGAATTACCTGATAAAGTTCGTTCTATTGTATATTTAGACATTGATAATAGAAAAGAATATGAATTAGCTAAAAGAGATTTGGTTAATTTTATTTTAAAAAATAAAGTAGTAAATGAAGATATAAATGATGATGAAATACCTACAGTTCTAAATGCTTTAAATTCTAAATTAGAGAAGATAGAAGCAATTAATAAAGTATCAAAATATGAAGCATTAATTCGAGCAAATTATTTAAGACAATTAACCGCCCATGGAAAATTAAACAATGTTATTGAATGGATATATACTTTTTTGCAAAGTGGGCAAAAGCTGGTTTGTTTCGCTTATCATGTGGCGATCTTGGATTCAATAGCAGATCATTTTAAATGTAATAGAATTTATGGTGGTACACCTGTTGAACAAAGACAAGAATATGTACAAAAATTTCAAGATGATCCAAATGAAAAATTAATCGTTTTAAATATAGATAGTGGTAAAGTTGGATTTAATCTAACAGCCGCTTCAAATTTAGCAGTTGTAGAATTAAGCTGGATGCCAGACGATCTTTTGCAGCTGGAGGATAGAATTCATAGGATGGGCCAAGAAAATGTTGCAAACATATATTACCTTCTCGGAGCAGATACATTTGATATTAATATGTATGATGTATTAGAAGATAAAATGGTAATAACAAATGCAATAAATGCTGGAATAAAATATGAAGCAAAATATATTGGAAATAAAAAACAATCAATTTTTAAAGACATAATCAATCAATTAATCAAATAAATGCTAACTAAAAAAGAAATAGAATCATTAAACTATTTTAATAAAGAATCAGATGTCTTATTTTATGATAATGACTATTGTATAGAACACGATGGAAAAGGATGGGTATTTTCAGAGTATGATGAAGTGACAGGAGAAACTTTTCCAATTAAAAGATTGACTTCATTAGAGGATCTTAAAAATACTTATTTATTATTGACAAATCATCTTTTAGAATAAATAATAAAATTATGTCAACAAAACAAGAAAACAATTCTAATATGCTCGCAATAGACCTATTGAAATGGTTAAATGATGAAAGGAATATATTACAAAATACGGGTCAATTAATGTGGCATAAACCTAAAGAACAAGAAGATACTTTGAAAATAGCCGAATGTCTAGATAAAACAATTAAATATATTGAGTTATTTAAAATTTGTTTGTAATGGTAATCATAGAATCAAAATTACAATTTTTAAACAAACATATCGGAGGGTTATATTCTTTTGATGAAGCATGCAAATTGGAACAATTTCTTTATGAAAATTTTCCGACTGATTCTAATCCAATAAATTGGACGAATATTGAAACGGGGCAAAGATCAATAATTGGTATTAATCCAATCTCTAAAAATTTTAAAAAAATATTAACTAAAAAAGAAAAACAAAAATTTATAGATGTCAAAACATCTATACAATCTAAAGAGGCAATTAAAAAAATGATGAGAAGATGATTGCATATAAATTATTTAGAAAATTAAAAGATGGAAACATCACTTCTTTATTCATCAATAATACAAGAAGATTACCTGTAAATGAATGGTTAGAAGCAGAAAATATTCCAACTAAAAATTTTAAAATAAGACCTTATTGGCATTGTACTGGTTCACCGAATGCTCCGCATTTATCTATGAAAAATAGAGTTTGGATGAAAGTAGAAATTGAAGATAATCCAATTGTAATGAATAGACCTGAGAAGCAAGGTGGAATTTGGTATTTAGCTAAAAGAATTAAAATTTTAAATTAATTTTATATTTATTAATAAAAATAAAATGATATATAATATTTCGTCACAAACTCAATTAGCTGGATTCTATATACTTTATAATGGTGCCACTCAAAATGAAGAAATAGGATTTAGAGGAGTTAGTCATTTAATGGAGCATTTGCTGCACGGTCAAAATAAGCATTTATATAATAAATTTGATGAATTCGCAATTTCCAATAATGCTTTTACGACCAACACTGAAATAGCATTTCATATTACAGGATTAGATAAATTAATAGATAGATTTAAATATAAATTTCTAGAAAATATTTCTTCATTTAATGTAGATAAAAAAACATTCTTAAATGAAAAAAGCATAATTCTACAAGAATATTCCGATTATTTTGATCAACAACCGTTTTTCCATCATGAACATTTATTCAGAAAGTATTTAAATTTTTATGGACCAATCGGGTGTATAAAAGATTTAAAAAGTTTGACATATGAAAAAGCAAATGAATTTTATTCTAAATATTTTTCTGCTCCTACTGCTATTATAAATGTTTCTCAATCATATCCATTTAAAGAACAAATAAAATATTTACCAAGGAAAGATTATAAAGAAATAGAATTTAAAGATAATCCAACCTATAAACCACAAGATAAGAATCATTTTAATAAAGTATCTATTATTTCTATAAGTAAGAATATTATTAAAGATGATTATGCAATTGTAGATTTTATATCTGGAATGTTAAGTGAAGGATTGAATAGTCCATTATATAAGTTAATTCGAGAAAAATATGGATTGGTTTATAATTTATCAATGCTGATAGAACCAATTACAAATAAAGAAGGAGTATTGTATTTTCAAACTCTTACAGATGATATTAAATCAGCTAATAAAATAGAAAAGATATTGAACTATGTTTTAGATAATCCAGAAAAATATTTGACTGAAGAAAGATTTAGAATATTTAAACAATTGAATAGAATTGAATTTGCTAAAGATAATATTAATAGATTTTCAAATGTTGGAAAATATTTTATGGATAAAGAATGGTACGTAGAAAATTATTTAGATACTATGACTCTTGAAGATGTGTTTAGAGTGTATAAGAAATATTTTAATAACTTTCATTTTAGTATTGATAAAATTGAATTTGTTTAAGATATGAAACGAACTAAAACAAAAAATAAGATAACTAAAAATGATATTGCTCTCACTCAATTTCAAGTGTTAAATAAATCAAATATTGATGTGGGACTTATTAAAGGTGGACCGCATCAAAGTCAAAGAAAGAAGTTATATCGAGACCGAAAACACAAAAATCAATTATAATTCATTTTCTTTAATATTTTTAGAATAATGAATTCCTTTATTCCAAGGTATTCTACCTTTATTAGCTTCACTTAATTTCTGTTTAGTTTCATCTGAAACGTCCGGCCTATTTTTAGCTGCTTTACTCATTTTTTTCTTTGTTTCTTCGCTAAAAGGTTTTCTTTTCTTTCCTTGATGAGAAATACTCATATTTTTTCTGTGTTCATTTGACAATTTTATACCTGTTAGGGCTATACTTATATTTTGTTTATGCTTTTCTGTTAATTTGATTCCTTTTTTTGATTGACTTATTTTTTGCTTTGTCTCATTAGATGATTTTATGCCTCTTCTTGAGTTATTTAATTTTTCTTTATGTTCTTTAGTTAATGTAATTCCTTTTCCTAATTTCCAATCAGAATTATTTAATAAAAATTCTTCTAATTCGTTCTTTTTTACTTTTCTTATCTGTCTTGTTTTAATATTATATATAAATTTTATTCCTATTTGAGCTTTACTTATATTTTGTTTATGTTCTTCTGAAAATTTCATTCCCTTTCTACCATTACTCATATTTTTTCTTGTTTTTTCTGATAACTTTCCTCCGGTTAATTTTTGACTTAAATTTTGAATAATTTTTTCTTTATTTGGATTATTTGTAAATGTATCTCCTCCAGTTCCTCCCAAAGCAATATTATATCCGTTCTCAATGGAATTTAATTTTTTAATCCAAAATATTTCTTTTTGATCTAATTCCTTTTCAGAATTACAATATTCTAGAATTTCTTTTTTAAAATTTTCTTTACCATATTTTTTAATAGCTTTTTTTAGAATTATTCCTGATCCAAAATAATCGGGATTATTTTTTGAATCTTTTCCTATATAAAATTTACCGTTAATTAAATTGATTGTTTTATATATTATCATAATTTTTATTTAAAAATTTAATCAAATTTATTCTACCTTATCTTAATAGTAATTTCAGAACCATTAGTCATTACCCTTGCATTTGGAACTGCCTTCTTAATAAATGCCATATATAGTTTAGCCCTATCTGTTCTTAATGCGGAAGTATCTTGTTCACTTTCCTTCTTAGCGGGTTCAAATGATATTGTAGTTATTTCTGGGATTGCTTCTGCAATCTTTTTTATTATAGTTGTAATGGTTGACATAACCTTAAATAATTCTTTGGGTTTATTTGTTAAGGAATAATCGTAGGAACCGGTTTCTATTGAATTTGAAGTACTAAATGAAATATCTAAATTAAAATTATTATTATTTTCCAGAGTAATGTTCAAATCTATAATGTATCTGTCATTTGAATTCGTCTTAAAAAATATTTCATCGTGAGTTCCATATTTAATCTTAACCGAATTTTTAAACAATTCTATTACCTGGTCTAAATTTTTTACAGGATAAGCTTGAGCCGAAGCATCGCCGACTTCATTTAATTTTAATAATGATTTTAATTTAATCATACAACCATAATTATTTTTTCAACGATTTTAACATTTCAATAATTCGTGGATCTGGATACAAATCACTCTTATCTTCACGATAACTCGTATGGCTATAAATTCCAGGAACTCCCTTCAAGGCATCTAAATTAAATTCCCACATATCTTCAGAATAGTCTAAAGGTATATCATAGGTTTTGCCCCAATAAATTAATAATTCCTTTAAGGTATTTATTTGTGCATCTGAATATTTATCAAAGTATTTATATCCTCTATAATCCATTTCTATAACATCTTTAGCTTTAACTTCCCCAGCATAGGCATTATAAAATTTATCTCCTCTTTTAACTAATCCTCCCCAAGAGCATAGTTCGACTCCTATCGAATACATGTCGAGCAATTTATATTCTAAATTATATTTTTTAAAGGTAGCTGCTTTCACGCCCAAATGATACCCATAATATTGGGAGCTATAGCATTGGAATGGAACACCAGATTTTTCAATGATAATACAAGTTGCCACCCGCTCCGGATTTGATTTCCACCAGTCTGCAACTCCTTGTGCGTTATCTCCACTGACTGTATGGTGAAGTGTGATTTGATTCTTATCCGTGATAACTTTTTTGAACTGTGACTCGGGAAAATTTATTTGCACGATTGATTTAGTTGTGATTGTGCTCATGACTTTTTTATTTTATTTTTTATTTATGATTGCATATTTATGGCTGCCTGCAGCATTCGTTGTAATTTTAAATCTCCTTTAGAATAACCCCCGTCTGGATATTTCTTTTTCAATGCAGCAAGTTCTTTATTCATTCTTGTAATACCAATTTTCTCATCTACTGGTATTCCTAATGCTTTATGTAAATTCCCTTTAGAAGAATCTTTAGTTGCTTTTTGAATCCATCTATCATCTTCAGCAAGAAGTTTTTGATATTCTTCTTTGATTATTTTTTGTAATTTGAGTTTTAATTCTGGTTTCATGATTTTTATTTTTTGCTCATTCATGTCTTTCTTTCTATAATTCTCTACTTCTTTTTTTCCTTCTCTATGCGCTAAATTATCTAATTTTTTTGCATTGCCTGTGTCTTCTTTAAATCCATTAGAATATCCAACAATTTCTATTTTTAAAATTGTCAATCCATTTTTTTTGCCCCAATCTGAAATTTTTTCTTTTATATCTTCTGAATTTTCTTCAAACGACACCATGTAATTTATTTTATTATTATTTTTAAAAATATAATAAAAGTGAACGATTTTTTTGTTTTCCATAGCTATAATTATTTATGTTTATTTATGTTTATTTTTTAGATTTTAACTTCTTCAGCTTCTTCTTTATCCTCTTTAGTAGGAATATTATTGTTACTTTTCTTTTCTTCAAATGATTTTTGAACTATTTTAAATCCTAATACACCTGCAATCAATGATATTTCTTCCCAAGAAGGAGTCCAAGCTATACTTTTCCAAATAGCATTTTGCCATTCAAGAATAGCATTAAATATTATAAAAAAAGCAAATAATCTTGCAGAGCTAAATCTACCATTATCTTCTTTTAAGAATTCAAATATTCTCCAATCACTGAATTTTAATTTTGTTTTTGCCATTTTTATAGTGTTTTAAATAAATATAATTTTTTTATTTTTTATTTGTTTTTTTCAAAAATTTTTACTATAATTCAATATATTTATTAACTGTTCTTGGATATATTTTAGTTCAGATTTTTTAATTACTATAAACTTAAATAAATAGAAAAATGCCAGAAAACGAAAACACTTTATTAGGACACGTATCGGAATTAGATATATCCGATGTTATGAAACGTGCTTATTTTTTAATTCCAGACGGAGAAGCAACTTTCGCTCATTTCAGTACCAAAGCATATTATAACGAAGAAGGGTTTTATATGTATGATGCTGACAATATACGTCAGTTCTTACCAGAAAGTTGGTTAGTGTTGCAAAAGTCTGTTTAATAACTAAAAAATAAGAATTATGAAAATTAATACCACATTATTACGAACAATATTTGAAATTGAAAAAAGTGAGCATCTGAAAACTTTAATTTACAATGCTGTAAATAATTATTTATCTGGAGACGCCTCAGAAAGCAATAGAAATTTTCTAATTGATTTACAAATTTTAATTAAAAAATAGGCGGATAATTATTCGGTTTTTTCAAAGATTTTTACTATAATTCAATATATTTATTAACCTAATATATTAGTTATGAAAATTGATACAAAACAATTAGAAACAGCATTTAGTAGTGCAACAAGCGAACAAATGAAAACTTTAATTTATGATGCCACCTACCTTTTCTTGCTTGGCGAATCATGTGAGAAGGTGGAAAATTTTTTAACAGATTTAAACATATTAACCGAAGAAGATCAATAAAATTATTTGTTTCTTTCATTTATTATCTATATATTTGTAAAACGAACATTAAATAATAAAGACATGGAAACATTACCAACATCGAGTTTAATTGATCTTACAGTTAAGCTTAAAGAAGTATTCAGTTTGTGCACTGGAAAGCCTGAATTAGAGGAATATCGTAGCAATTCTTTTAAATTAATGAATGAAGGAATAGATGAATTAAAAAGGAGAGGAATAAAATATGAATAATAAAGACATGAAACAATTAACCTTAGAAGAATTTAATAAAATTTTACCTGGAGAAGAAATAGGAACAGGAGTTTTACCAAATAGTCCAGAAGGATTATTTATGACACGAGCTGGGGGAGAATTAAGATGGGTTGCGGTAAAGGGATATGGAAATGATTGGGCAATTTATTGCCACTGGTCCAAGTTTAATGAAGAATATGTTAGAAATTCTGGAGATAAATTAATTTCAAAAGAAAATATTTTAAAATGTGTACCTTGTTCAGACGAAGTTTTAGATTTATATCTGTATTAGACAATTTGGCGATCGTGCCACACATCTTTTGAGTCAGATTAGAGATTATAGTCAATATAGTATTAAATTTCATATAAAAATCTTTATATGAATTTTTTCTTGTTTCAACGAGACTCTAATGAGTTGCTCTCCACAAGCGTTGATTCGGGCCTACTCAGCCCTATTTTGTTTTCTTTTATTTCTAATATTCTCTTTCCTTCTTTCAAAATATTTTTAGCTGCATTTAAATCTCTTTCATGTTCTGCTCCACATTCTGGACAGGTCCAATTTCTGTCTTTTAATTCTAAATCATCTTTCTTGTAACCACAAGAAGAACATAATTTTGACGAAGGAAAGAATTTATTGATTTCAATGATGTCTCTATTATACCATTTAGCTTTGTATTTCAAGATTGATTTAAATGTATATAAAGACAATTCTTGGATACTTCGAGCTAATTGATGATTTTGAAGCATGCTCTTAATATCTAAATCTTCCATTATTATGACTTGGTTTTCATCTAATAATTGATTTGATATTTGATGCAAATAAAACTCTTTTTTGTTGTTTAATTTTTCGTTGAATCTGGCCAATTTGATCCTTGCTTTCTCTTTATTTTTTGATCCGTTTTTCTTCTTTGATAAATTTTGATGTAATTTTTTTAATTTTTCTTGATTGTTTCTAATAATTTTAATATTTTCAATTTTTTCATTCTCAGAAGTTACAATAAAATTTTTAATTCCAAGATCAATTCCAATGATTTTTTCTGTTTCTTTTAATTTTTTATTTAACTCAAAATCAATTAAAATTGAAAGATAATATTTATTTGTTTTAGTTTTTAAGAGTGTCGCAGAATGAATATTTTCTTGATGAGAGTTCAAATAATTTTTATCTCTTTCAGAGCATCTAAATGGAATATTTTTTAATTGTTTAATCAAAGTTATTTTATTTTCTTCAATCTTACCAATTGCATCTTTCGGAAATCTACAAGATTGCTTGTAGCTTTTCCTACTCTTGAAATTAGGAAATCCAAATCCATTTTTAAAAAAATTAGAATAAGCTTGATTTAGATTAATTAGAGATTGCTGCAAGACCTTAGCATGTACATCTTTTAACCAAATAAATTCTTCTTTCTGTTTCAATTCAGTCAAATATCTACCTAATTCAGCGAATCCAACATTTTTCTTTTCGTTGTTATAAGAATCAATCTTAAATGCCAAGCAGTTGTTATAAACAAATCTTGCAGATCCTAATAAATTATTTATATAATTCATTTGTTCTTGATTTGGATATATTCTTATTTTAATTGCTTTTAACATTTATACATTCTTTTTATACATATAACTATAAAAAATAAAAAAAGAACCTAATTTTTTTCAAACAATAAATTTATATAAATCAATATATTTTTGTATAATTTCGTTAAATTAATATAATACAAATGAATAAAACGTACAAAGAATAAATATTTGTACGTTTTTTGTTTATATAATATTATAACCAATTAAAATTAAATCAAATGAAAAAATTATTCTTATTACTCAGTATAATATTTATTCTGAGTTCTTGTATGACCACTCAAGTAGTTCAATATTATGATGATTCTTATCCAGAACATAATGACACAATATATGTAGAAACAAATCAATCTGATGTAGACATTTACATTTATAATTATTCTTCTTATAATTCAAGAATAGATAGATTTCATAGAGATTATATTTATTTTGATTATTATTTTTATGATTATTGGTATTATCCAACTTATTATTATCCTTCTTACTATTATTCATATTCTTATTACAATTGGTATTATTATGAAAATTATTGGAATGGATATTATAATGGTTATTGGAATGGATATTATAATGGTTATTATAATTACAATTATCACAATTATTATCAGAATTATTCTTCTTATGGAAATAGATATAGAACAAATGTAGGAGAAAGAAATAATATTGTTAGAAATGATGCAATCAGACCAAATCACGAATATAAAACAGTTAATTCAGATAATAGAAATAATGTGATTAGAACAAACTCAAATAATATAACGACAAACAATAATCATAATAGAATATCAACAAATAATACTACAAACCAAAATAGAATAAATACCAACACAAATCAGAATAATCAAAATAATTATGTCAGACCAAACAATACAACAAAACCAAATTATAATTACTCTAATTCAAATAGGACGACAAATGTAAAACCAAATTACAGTAATTCAAATTCTAACTATTCTACCAATACAAATTCTTCTACAAATTATAATAGAAATACTAATTCAAATAATAATTCTAATTTTAATATAAACACGAATACCAATAATAATAGAAGTAATTCCGGTAATTCAAATAGTGGAAGAAGTTCAGGAGTAAGAAAGTAAATAAAAAAATTATTTTTATATTTATTATTAAAAATAAAACAATGGATAAAAACGAAATCAAGCTCAGACAAATAATTCGAGAAGAATTAAAGCAACAATTAAAAGAAGTAGATTATGCAGAAGTTAGAATACCTGGAAATCTTACAAAGTTTTTAGAAAAATTTACAGATACAGTTAAGAAGATTAATTTAAATAAAAACCAACAAATCGCTATTATCTATAATATTTTAAAAGGATTAGATATAAGTATTGAAGAATTTACCTATATGTACAAGAAAATAAAAGATATGGAAGTTTAATCTTCTTTTTTAGAAAAGTTATGTAATTTTTATTTTATAAAATCTTGCTTCATCTTCCATATGAACTCTGTGGTTGCATTCCCAAATACCATCACAATATTTTCTTCTTAGAGTAAATTCATTTCCTTCTGAATCTATAAGAGTTGTTCCAACCTTAAAATCTTCTTTAGTTGCTATTCTTGTATTCATTTAATTTACTTTTTAAATATTTTTCTAAATATATTTTTCGATGGAGAGTTAATTGCATTGTCTTCATCATACCATTTATTTTGCAGCAAATTTAATTTATTTGCATCTTTTATTTCCATTTCAAGAGATATAGAATATTTATTTCCTACTTTATACGGATTATCAATAAATCTTGCAGTTGGTAGATTAGACCGAATAAACAATTTTAATTCTTCTAATCTAAATTCAGCGACATAAAAATTTGTAATCATTTTAATTTATTTTAAATTTATAATTGTATCACCTTTTTTAGTATTGCAATTAAAACATGCTTTGGCAAAATTATTAGTATCAAATTTTCCTCCACCTTTAGATAATGGCATTATATGATCGAGGGTAATATAAGATTTTTGGTTTTTACCTGGATGAGACTTCCTTGGTCCAATTTTTAAATCCGTTCTTCCACAATATTCACAAGTATGATTACCGTTATCATCCTTTCTATGTCTAAGCCATGTACGTTTAAATATAAAAAGATATCTCCAATCCATTTCTTCTAAAATTTCCCTATCTAACGAACTGTAATAATCATTCAAAGATATTAATGCAGCGTAAGATTTAATATGTGGAGTAGGAGTTAGAATTATATGATTAATTCTTTTTCTATTGGATATTTGTTCTTTGACTATCATTTTTAATTTATTTCTGTTTTGTACAATATTCTAAAATTTTTTCTCCAAACAATTTTTTAGCACATGTAGATCCAATTGCCCAACCTCCTTGTGATTCTTCATTTACTCTGGAAAGATCTTCTTCTGTTATATTATTTGGTACGCAAGTTCCTAAAATAGTAACATGAACCATGAATGGAGTTTTACCATGTTTCTTTCCACAATATTCACAGCAACCTTCTTGAACTTCATTTGGTCTTTTTGGATTGTCCCAAATATTAAATTTTCGAGAAATTGCTAAAATATTTTTAATTTCTTCTAATGTTTTTTCCATTATTTTTGTTTTTATACACACAAATATACATTGAAAATATGAAATAAACAAATATTTCTTTAAAATTAATTAAAAAAATTAAGTTCTTTTTTTTTATTTTATACTTATATTAAAGAAGGAATTATAATCCTACTAAATAAAAAATATCGCCGTAGGAACTACGGATTGTGCCTGTCTAGAATAGGAATTTACATCCTTTAGGTTGTAGAAGTTCAAAACAAAACTACATTAAAGGTTTTCAATACCTTTATCGAAAAAAATACTTTATTCATATATAGAGTAAACCGAAAACAAAAAATCCGAATTATAGTTTCATAGTAACTATAGAAAATCACAAATTAAAATGGCTAAAGAAATTAAGCAAAAAACGCTGTTAGAAGAAGCAATTGCAGATGCTCGTCAAATTAAACAAGCTGCATTAACCAACGCTAAAGCACAATTAGAAGAAGCATTTACTCCACAATTGCAAAGTTTATTTAAAAAGAACTTAAAACAAGAAATGGAAGATGACTTTGAAGATGAAATTACAGATGATGAAGAAATCACAGAAGAAGACGAAATCGAAGATGACGAATACATGGATGACGAAGAAGTAACTGAAGAAGATGAAAACTTTGACGAAGACGAATACATGGATGACGAAGAAGTAACTGAAGAAGATGAAAACATGGAAGACGAAGATGATTTCGATATATCAGATGATGATTTAGAAGAAATGTTAGATGGAGAAGAAGATGAAATCGAAGAAATTGAAGACGAAGATTTAGAAGATATTGAAGATACCGGAGATGAAGATTTAGACATATCTGACGACGAAGACTTTAATTCCGAAGATGAAGAAGTAACTGAAGAAGATGAAACCGACGAATTTAGTGAAGATGAATTAGATGAAATATTAAAAAATCTTGAAGATGGAACTGAAGAAGATGAAGAAGAAATAACTGAAGAAGATGAAACTACTGAAGATGAACCTGAAGAAGATGAAGATATTTCAGAAATTTTAAAAGCATTAGAAGATGACGAAGAAGAAGTTGAAGATGAAGAACCGGTTGCTGAATTACGTACTAAATTAGGTGAAGCTTACAAAGTAATTAGAGAAATGAAAAGCACATTATCAGAAGTTAATTTATTAAATTCAAAATTATTGTACTTGAACAAATTATTTAAAAACTTTGATTTGAATAAAGATCAAAAATTAAAATTGGTTGAATCATTCGATAAAGCTGACACCGTTAAAGAAGTTAAATTGGTATTTAGAATTTTAAATGAAAATTTAGCTAATAAAAAACAAGTTGTTGCTGCTAAAAAAGTAAACAGTCCTTTGAAGAAAAAATTACAAGAAGGATTAAGTTCAAGAAATATTAAACCGACAATGAAAAAGATTGTTTCTAATGTAGATCCTCAAGTAAGACGCTTACAAGAATTAGCAGGAATAAAAAAATCAAAAAATTAATAATTAATAAATAATATAAACATATGTCAAGAGTATTACAAATCGTTCAAAACGATACTAAATCCCATTATAGACGCCAAATTAACGAAACAAAGCGTTTGGTTAATAAATGGGGGAAAACAGGACTTTTAGAAGGACTGAACAAAAAATATGAGAAACATAATATGGCTATTATGTTGGAAAACCAAGCAAGACAATTAATTGACGAAATTTCAAAAACTGGCGGACAAAACGCTGAAGAATGGTCAAGTATTGCATTGCCGTTGGTTAGAAGAATTTTTGCTGAAATAGCTGCAAAAGATTTCGTAAGTGTTCAACCTATGACTTTACCTTCGGGGTTGGTATTTTATATGGACTTTAAATATGGTACATCTCAACCCGGTTTTACTTCAAGTGAAGGAACAACTGATCAAGATAACTCTATTTTTGGTGTAACTAAAACTTCTGCAGATGCTTCTGGTGGGTTATACGGTTCAGGTAAATTTGGATACACAATTAACGATTATTCATCAAGTATTGCTCCAACTTCTGGTTCAGTAACAACTTATGCAGAAATTGATTATGATGCTACATTAGCTGCTTCAACTGGTTCATTATCAAAGGTAACTGTAGATTTGACTGGGTTAAGTGCGGATTTTACTGGTATTAATGCATTTTTAGTTTCTGGTTCTGGTATTACAACTGTTTATAACGCACATACTAAAGCAGTAGACGAAAATGGTACAGCAAGCACAACTAAGATTACTTTTATTGTAGCTGGTACTGTTCCTACTCCTGTTACCGTTTATTATCATAAACAACCGTTAGATTATCAAAGAGGTGATTTTGAAGCTCAGGGTGATCCAGCATGGTCGGGTACTAATGCTTTACACATTCCTGAATTACAAGTAGATTATTCATCAATTCCGATTGTTGCTAAAACAAGAAAATTGAAAGCTATTTGGACTCCAGAATTAAGTCAAGATTTAAATGCATATCACTCAATTGACGCTGAAAGTGAATTGACAAGTATGATGAGCGAATATGTTTCAATGGAAATTGATTTGGAAATTTTAGAAATGTTGACAGTTAGCGCTTTGACAGCTGATGTATGGTCAGCAAAAGTTAATACAATTTGGAATGGTAGTGCATTCACAACTCAAGATGCAGATCAAGGTTCGGCTTTAGCTTATACTCAACCTACTTGGTTCCAAACTTTGGGAACAAAAATGCAAAAAGTTTCTAATAAAATTCATACAAAAACTATGAGAGGTGGAGCAAACTTCGCAGTTACTTCTCCTGACGTTGCTACGGTAATGGAAAGTATGCCTGGTTTTAGTGCAGATACTGATGGTACTGCTTGGGGAACTACTTCGTTCGCAATGGGTGTTCAAAAAGTTGGTATGATGAACAATAGATACAACATCTATAAAGTTCCTTATTGGAACAGTAATGTAATTTTAGAAGGATTTAGAGGAACACAATTCCTTGAAACGGGGGCCGCTTATTGTCCTTATATTCCTTTGATTATGACTCCTACTGTTTTAGATCCTGATAACTTGACTCCAAGAAAGGGTGTAATGACACGCTACGCTAAGGTGATAACAAGACCTGAATTTTATGCTAAAATCTACGTTGCAGATTTGAACTACGTTTAATCAATAATTAAATATTTAATGAAAAAGCTACTCTAAAACAGTAGCTTTTTTTGTTTTATATAAAAAAATTTATTATATTTCTATATGATCAAAATAAAATATTTATATTATTGTCCATATTGCAATAAACCAATACAAAATTCGAGTTCTTTCTATAACCATATAAAAATTCATGGATTAGATAAACATGAATATAAGAAGAAATTTTTAATTGAAGAAAATTTATATAAATGCAAAATTTGTGGAAAGAGAGAAACACCAATAGATAAGGTTTATTGTTCAAACACATGCAAACATTCAGATGTAGAATTAAATCAAAAAAGAGCAAGAAAAGATAAAGGAGACAAAACAAAGCAATTAAAATGTAAAATATGCAATAAAATATTTTATGATTCAATAAATGCAAGTGGTGCATTAACAAGGCATTTAAGAAATGAACACAATATTTCGGATAAAAATTTTAAAGAATATTATATTCTAGAAGAAAGAGAAACTTCTCCAATTCTTCAATGCCCATATTGTGATTGGAATACAATTGATATAGAAAATAAATCTGGTTGGTTTACTCAACATTTATTAAAAGAACATAAAGTTTCTATATCTTTATTTTTAGAACAATATCCAGAATATAATTATTTATGGAAACAATATCATTATATATTAGAAAGAAAAAAATTTTTAACTGATAATATTGAAAATTATATCGAATGTAAAATATGCAATCAAAAATTAAAATATTTAACAAATAGTCATTTAAAATTGCACAATATTTCTCAAAAAGAATACAAGCAAAAATATGGAGAAATAGTATCTAAAAATACACAAAATAAATTATCAGAAAATTATGTTTTAGGATTAGGAAATTATTCTCCTTCTTTTCAATCAAAACCAGAAATAGAGATTAAAGAATATCTACAAACATTAAATATAGAAAATATTGTAATACATTCAAAATCTATTATTAATCCATTTGAAATAGATATTTATCTTCCAGATTTTAATCTTGCCATTGAATTTAATGGATTATACTGGCATTCCGAATTGAATGGAAAATTAAAAGATTATCACATTACAAAAACAAAATTATGTGAAGAAAAAGGAATTCAATTAATTCACATTTTTGATGATGAATGGTGCAATAAAAAAGAATTAATAAAAAATAAATTAAAATATATTTTAAAATTAAATACTAATAAAGAAAGAATTTATGGCAGAAATACAATTATCAAAGAAATATCGAGTCAAGAAAAAGATATATTTTTAGAAAAATATCACATACAAGGAAAGGATAAAAGTAGTATTAAATTAGGAGCTTTTTTTAATAATGAAATTATAGCAATTATGACATTTAGTAAAAAAAGAATTATATATGGCAAAAAAGAAAATTCAGAAAATGATTATGAATTAATAAGATATGCTGCAAATGAAAATTATATTGCAATTGGAACTGCCGGCAAACTATTAAATTATTTTATATCTAAATATAAACCAAATAAAATTCATAGTTATGCTGATAGAAGGTGGTCTTCTACTCTTAATACAACTTTATATGAAAAATTAGGATTTAAATTAATAGATAAAGGAACTCCAAATTATTGGTATTTATTAAATTATTCGGAAAGAAAACATAGATTTAATTTTACCAAATATCAAATTGTTAATAAATACAATGGAAATAAAGATTTATCAGAATGGGAAAATATGATAAATTTAGGTTATGATAGAATTTGGGATTGTGGTAGTTTAAAATATGAAGTAATCTGCAATCTATAATTCATTTGACAGTTCTGTCAATATTTTACCAAGTAAATTTTGCCCCCATTCATCTATATGTTGTAAAGCTACATCATCATAAAATCCAATACCCCAAATTCTATCATAAGGAGATGCTTCGACAAAGATACAACCTTGATATGATTTTAATTTATTTTTTAAAGATTGATTTTGATTAAATTTTTCTCTCAATCCTTTTTTAACTAATTCATATCTTTTTTCTGCCCATACTTTATCATCATAATTCTTAACTAATCTTCCTAATGATTTTTGTTTATTTGGGAATATTTCTTCCATAATTTTTTCTGCAGTGTCAGTATCATTAAAAACAATAGCTTTCTGATACATCATATATTGTTCACCACCGATAAATTTTATATTATCAATTACAAATTCAGAAAAATACCAATTACTAAATGGTCCATTCCAAAAGAAGTGGTATTCTATTCCATCATACTTTGTTCTCATAATTTTTTATTTAGATGATCTACCTACTCCTCCTAATAAAATTCCTGATCCAAGAACAAATCCAAAATCGTACCAACCTCCTGTATTATTTACTTCGTACATGGCAATATTATCACTAAATAAACTGCCAAAGAAACTTACCCAGCATATAAATCCGTGCCATAATCCGCTCAAAAATCCTGCGGCATCAGTTGTTGCACAAGATTGAACATTTGTCACATCTGCACAACCTGATAATAATATTAATAATATAATAACGAGTGCAAAGAAGAAGAATAAATGATAATTTGTTTTTTTCATTTTTGTTTGAGTTTATATTTAAAAATTAATTATTTAATGGTGCTTTAATTTCAGGATGAGATTTGTAATTTAATAATTTAATATCTTTTGGTTCATAGCAGCTCCAATCTGAACCCCTAAGGAAATATTCTGGTAACTTATCTAATTTAGGTAATGGAAGTGGTTCTCTTGTTCTTTTAGGAATATTTAAATCATCTAGGAATGCATGATTTAGCGCCCATTGGTCTGATATATTTTTAGCCATGTCTTTATTTATTTCATACATTTTATCAATTCTTTCTGGCCAACTTAATTCTCGACCAATTTGTTCTTTAGCTTGTTCAATATGATTTAAATATAAATGTGTATCTCCTAAATTTCCAATTAATTGATCTGGAATCATGTTCACTTCTTTAGCAATAATCTCAAGTAATAAACCATATGAAGCAATATTGAAAGGAAGTCTTAAAAATGTATCTACCGATCTTTGATTCCACATTAAAGAGATTGCTCGTGTTGGAATATTATCTTTTAATAGTTGTTCACTAATTTCATTTATTCTTTCTTTTCGTTGATTTATTAGAATTTGTTCATCCTTATATTTGGCAATTCGTATCATTTCAACTATACTCAATTCTCTTGTATAAACTTGAAATCCATAATGGCAGGGTGGAAGAACCATTTCATCTAATTCTCCTACATTCCAAGCATTAACCATTAATCTTCTAGAATCCGGATTTGTTTTAAGGGTATTGATTAAATGTTGGATTTGGTCTATTGATAGTAGATCCGGCTTACTCCAACTCCGCCATTGCTTCCCATAAATTGGACCGAGCTCCCAAACAGATTTATGAAAAAATCTTGTATTTGTTTCCCATTCTAATCCAAATTCAATCATTTCTTTTAATGAATAAGGAGTAGAACAAGATTTAGAATATGCTTTATACCAATCTCCATCCCAAATATGACAATTATTTTTCCATAAATACCTGATATCTGTGTCTCCTCTCAAGAACCAAAGTAATTCAGTTACAATTCCTCCCCAATACATTTTTTTAGTTGTAATTAATGGGAACCCTTCTTTCATATCATGTCGGAGTTGTCTACCAAAAACAGAAAGAGTACCTACTCCGGTTCTAACTTCTTTTTTAATTCCATTTTCTAAAATATCTTTTAATAATTCAATGTATTGATGATCTATATTCATATTATATTTTTTAGTTAAGTAATTTTTTATGTATGCTTATATATGCACCTTGACCTTGTTGCAGACAAAAATAATAATCATTCACAAAATATATCTGAGTTGTGAATATTCCTCCCAATCTTTTCCACTCTTCTTCGTGGCATTCTCTTCCATATATTGTTGCATAATCGAATAAAAAATCATATAGGGGTTCAGGTGGTTCAATTCCTTGATTATACCAATGACTTCTATATTTATCACTTTGATATTTTTCTTTTATTTTTTCAACAATCTCAGAAAAATTATTTGAATATTTTATATGGAATCTTTCTAATTGTGTTTGTAATATTTTATCTTGGTGTATTATTTTATCAACATATTCATCCCAAGATTTTTCATTTTCTTCTGACATTGCTTCTATTGCTTGCTGCAAACTCATATATTTATTAAGCCAATCATTTTCCATAATTATTAAATTTATTCATTGTGAAATTGTAATGCTCTCCAAAATCTATTATCTTCCTCTCCTTTATTACTAACTGAAGAAACAATTGAAGCCCAACCATTTTCATCTATCATAACTTCAAAAATAGATTCTGTGCAATTAATGTTGTTTTCTTTTAATTGTGTTATTGTAACTGAATTATCTTTATTTCGTTTAAAAAATAATCCATCTTTATAATGAAATCCTTCCATATTTTTTTAGTTAATTATTATTTAATTCTGTAGTACGTCATTCATACTTCCAAGAATCTTTCTCATTTATTTTCCTTAACTCCATGTATTCGTTTATATCTTGACCTTTCTTCCATTCTTCTATTTCCTTTAAAATACTATCTGTTTCTTCCTTTGCTAATTTCATCAGTTTATCTAATATAGGTTGTTCTTCATCTGTCCACATTTTTGATTCTCGATATCCCAATTCAGTTATTAAAGTAATAAATGCACATTCTATAGAAACTTTTATTCTTGTTTCTAATGGAATTGATTCTAATAATTTGGTAATGATATCTCGTCTCATTGTTCTTCTATTATAGTTAAATTTACAGGAAAATACATTCTTTTCTTATTTTCTAATTCGAATACGTATGCCCTAGAACCAAAATCAGACCCCAAAAAGTTACCTGTAATTGTATATCTTAAACTATTCATTCCAGGATACATCACAATAATATTATATTTTTTCATATTTTCATTAAATTAGTTAAGTCTCTGGTAATATTTTCTATAGCTTTATTCTCATAATTGTTCATAAAATGTTTAGTTAAGAAAATTGAATCTCTATTCAATAATCCTTTTAAAAATTTCTTTCTACCTTTACTCCAATCTATATCTGATAACAACTCAAATTCTTGTCTAATCAGATATCCATTGCTATCATATATTATCCAAGGTGATCCCAACAAACAAAAATCAGCATCTATTAAATAATCTATATCCGATAATGAAGTTGGGTTGGTATGTGATCCGGTAGATAAAATTTGTTGTTTAATTTTATTTAATTGTTCTTCTTGAACTCCTATTTTCTTTAATTCTTCTACAGCTAAAAAAGCACTATTTTCTTCATTAATTAATGAAGTAGGATCATAAATGATATCATGATAGAATACAGAAAAAACTATAGAATTCCAATCTTGAATGTGCCCTTTTACTTCAAGTAATTTTTCAAACATATTTTTTAAATGATAAAGATTGTGAAAATATCTATCTTTGTATGCTTGTTCTATTGTATGATACAATTCATTTATTTTTGGAATGTCTGAAGTATGTTTAAGACACTCGGCATAAAAAATTGCTTTTATATCATTTAATGTCATCTTATTTTTGTTTGAAATAAACTGCTTGCACCGAGACAAGTAGAGCTAAATACTCTTTTTTGAAACTCTGCTTCTGTAATTAATTCTTCATGCCAAGAATATTGAAAATTTTGTCTATCCCATCCATCTGGATCAAATATAGTAATTTGAGAATGTATTTTTTGCCATTCTTCAGATGTTTTTAATTCTTCATTCATATATTTTATTTAAATTCAATTCCTTTTTTAGTAATAACGAATTCAGTATTTATATATTGAGTATCTTGCTTTGATTGACATTTTATATCAATATACATTGTATTATTCACATTTCCTTTTGTATCTATTGAAGTAGGTTCTATAGAAGAGGTTATATTAAAATTAATTATTCGATTTAAACCTTGCAATTCTAATAGTTTTACAAATAATTTTATTAAATATTCATTCATATTAATTTTGTTAAAACGGTAATTCCTCAGCATCAATATTTTTTTCTAATTGATCTTCATTGAATATATGTAATAATCCATATTCATCCATTTCGCCAACCACTCTTGTTTCACCTTTCAGGGTTTTAAAAACAGATACAATGGTACAAGGAAATTTATAACCTTTTAATTTACTTGCTTTATTTCCAATTCTAAATTTTGAAATAATTTCTTTATTCATTTTATTATTTTTTGCCATATGTTTATTTTACGGTATTACTTGAATAGATATTATAATCTCTCTATTCAGCCATCCAATTATTAATTCGTAATTTCCATTTAACCATTTATCATAGGTTATTTTAACGAAAGGAATTACATAAAATTGACACAATATTCTATCGATTTTTATTTTCATTTGATTTATTTTTATAGTAAAAAATCTTTTAATCCCACCAACCTAACATTCCAGATCCGTCAAACCAATTATCGTATAATCCATTATCTTTCTCATTTTCTTTTCTTAATTTTATGTATTCGTTAATATCCCGACCTTTAAAAATATCCCATAATTCATTCCATTCCGATTGTTCTATTTCTCTCGCTCTATCACTAATTTTACGATTTGTTTCTTTAACTTCTTTAGATTCTTTAGACACTAATTTAAAATATTCTGGGTTATTTTTTAATGGCTCAAAATCAAAAGGCACATAAGTATATTTTAAATGTAATTCATTTTCTGCCAATTCATAATAATTATTTGTTTTAATATTATTTAAAATTTGAATTGATCTTTGCATTTTAGCAATTTTTTTATTTCTTGATTCAGGTACTTCATATCCATTATGCATTCCTTTTTCCATAGCTTCTAAAGATGTCTGTAGAATATTAAGAGTATATCCATAATCATACCAACGAAATTTCCATAAATCTTTTCTGAATAACCAAATATTTTTAAATAGATTGGTTAATTCATAACGAAAGAAAGAATAGAAAGCATCTAACCAAGAATACTCTAAATATTTTTTATAAAAGGATTGCTTCATTTTTTTAGTCGTTGTGAGTTCATGTGGTAGAATTTCCATTTTTAAACTGTTTTGGTATAATCAATAAATAATTTTTTGAATCATCATATTCTGAATATTCATATTGAATTAAAGATTTTAGAGAATCTATTGCAGAATTAAAATGCATAATATTCGCATGCTTAGGTTTTTTCATATAATTTTCAAATCCAATGAGCATATCTTCTTTTAATTGTTCACCTGTCACATCGTCTATAATTTCTCCTTTCTCAATCATAATTGGTTGAACTAAATCCATTGCTTCGATTTCAGTAAGATCAAATAAAGAAGTAATGCGATATTCAAAGATATTATATTCTGTTTTAATTCCATCTATTAACCATTTACAAGTATAGGTTTCAAATGAAATATGAACAGAAGATTTTTCTACTTCGAAAGATTCGATATAGAAAGGAAGTTTACCTGAATTGATTTTGTGTTTCATTTTATTAGTTTAACGAAAACATAATATTAAATTTCATATAAATTTCTTTATATTCATTTTTCCTAATTCAATGAGGCTCCAACGAGTTACTCTCCAAAGGCGTTAATTCGGACCTACTCGGCCCTATTTTGTTTTATATGCAAGAATTATAACTAAAAAAATTAAGATTACAAAATTTATTTTTACCAACGAAAATCTGGTTTATTATCCAATTTTTTTCCTTCCTTTAAATAAGTTCGTAAATAAAGAAGTATAACAAGCTTTTCTGCAAACCTATATATAAAATCACGATTGTTTGATTTTTTGAATAGCCTTTCAATTTGGTTTGTTCTGTAATGTCTTTTTGCATTCTTCAATAAGAAATTTAAAGTGTGACTCCACAAAGAAACATGAGTACAATATTTATTATCGAATCCAGCAGTTTTTTTGAGGAATTCAATCTTTGTCCATTTCTTTAATACTTCCCCATCTGTATTGGATTTATAATGATATTCAATCATTGGTTGCCAAAGTTTAAGAGTCCACCAAGGAGATAAATATTTTTGTCTCGGTAAGCCTTTCTTGTAAATTTCAACATTTTGTTTTCTTGAGTGAGAACCAAAAGGAGAATCATTACCATTTATAAAGGTAGTGTCTGGAATTTTAAACCCCCCGTACATGTCACCATACCAATCCCAAAAAACTTTTTGCTTATTACAAATACATTTTGGATTGCTACAATGATAAGTTGGTTTTGATGAAGGAGTTCCATTTGGATCGCAAACGTGCTCATCTAATGTTTGACAATTTCTGTGCTTTTCATAAACCACTTCTGATTTACATACTGGGCAATACCATTTTTCGTTTTCTGTTTTCATTTCTTGTTTTTTATATTTAAATCTAATAGATTATTTTCTACATACAATAATGCTATCGTTTTCTACCAAAATTTCTTTTACTTCAATTAATTTATTGGTTTGTCTATTCAATATAATTACTGATTCATCTGCCTTCCTCACGCGATAAGTTGTTGAATTTATTTTATTATCCAGAACAGCTACTTTAACATAACCACCTTGATCGAGTGCTACCGAATATATCTTCAAACCTTTTAATTCTTCTGGTAAATATTGTTCGTCTCCATTTAATCGTTTTGTGGTTATTCCTGCATCTTCATTACAAGAAGCAAAACCAAAAATCAATATTGAACACAAAATAATTTTGAATAATAAGTTAATTTTTTTCATATCTTTTTTGTTTTAATTTCATAAACAAATATACAATATTAAAATGAAACAAACAAATTTAAATTAAAATTATTTCATTATCTCCATTTATTTTTGGTTTCCATTCATTATCTACAAATTCATATTCTACTATAATTTCTTTCCAAAATTCTGATATTGCATAAACATTCTTAGGTATTTTCGGTAACTTTAATTTTGGATTATTTGTTGCAATAATCTTCCAATCATAATTAGTAATATCTCCTACTTGAAAGATTGTCTTATGAATAGTATTAAAACACCAATCTCCATTCAATCCTTCTGAAACGGTATTCGTGTTTTCTTTTATTCTATCATTTGATACCACATACTCAAAATCACCTTCAATTTGTTCGTCTACAAAATAACATCTTTGATGAATTTTTAAATATTCTATTTTTTTGTCTTGAATTTCTTGCATGGTTTCTTCAATAAATTCTTCTGAATAATAGATGAATTGAGTTTCAAGAAACTCTCGAATTTGTTTTGTTGAATACATTTTCATATTAATTTATTTTTTTTAATAATTCAATTTTTGCTTCTAATTCTAATATTCTGTCTTCAAATGGAGTTTCTTTTTTATTCATTTCTGTTATTAAATAATTGTAAGAATCAATAAAATCTACAATTTTTTTATGAACTCTACTCCAATCTTTGCTTTCATATGCTCTTATGAGATTGTGCCCAACAGCAATTATATTCACTATTGATATATCATTTTTAATGAGATTTCTTCTCACTGCTTCTTTTAATTCATTTAATTCTATTACATTTTCATTAATTGAATATTCCAATTCTTTTATTTGCTGAGCATGATATTCAATTGCATATTCTTTCATTGCTTTGATGGCCTCATCATAATCTGTACAATTAATAAAAGCGTTTGTGCCTCTTGTTAATCTTTCTTCCGGTGATTTCATAATTTTATTATATTTGATTTTTATTTTTTAATTTGTAAATATCTTTATCTTGAATGGATATCAAAAAATTCATTTACAGACATTTCTTTTTTGCTTGTATTGTCTTTAGAAATTTGCATAAACTTTTCTAATTCATTAATTATCTGCCCTTCTGTCTTTGGATTTAATTCATTTTTTTCCAAATAATCTTTAAATTCTGATATGCAATAGGAACAGATATAACCTATAGATTGAATATAGGTATCACACATTATGTTACCACAATCTTTTCTTGAACATGACATGACTCCCATAATATTTATTTTTTATTTTTATTATTTTATATCTTTTGTGATCTGATTTGTACATTTACTTTCTAAATTACATTTGCCATTCTCATATTCATATGGACATAATCCTGCTCCTACCACACTGCAATATAATTGATTACTTTGCTGAATATCATTTGGTATGTTTAATAACTGTTTCTGCGCTTCTAAAAATTCTTCTACTGGTATTTTCGGGTATATGTTTTTTTTCATTAATTGTGCTTTGAATAATCTCGCAAGCAATTGTTCATTAATGCTATATAAATCATATGGCCAATTTTTAATTCTTCCATTAGATTCAATTTCTATTTTTGAACCGTCGAACATTAAATAATATCCAATTGCATTTTGTTCTGCAATTTGACATCTTAAATCATTAAATTCATGTTCGTTTAAAAATCCAAGAGAATTTCCTTTTTTGTTGAACACTTCAACGAGTTGCACTTCATACCTATTAACTTGTATCATATTCTTAATTTTTAATGATTAATTACAATGTAATACCCCTCCAGGTAAAAAATCAAATTTATGTTCTTTTTTTACACCTTTATGAGTTTGATTTGCACACTTAGCTTTTTTCCTTGCAATATAATCTTTTGCAGATTTTACTTTATTTGTTTCTTTGAAACTACTCCTTTTAAAGAAAAATTCATATTCAAACATAATTTTAATATTTAAAGTTTATACAAATATATGTAGATTTTTTGAAATAAAAAAATATTTTTACTATAAGTTATAAATTTCTATTTCTAATAATCTATTCTTTAACATTCTTTGATTATATTTAATAACTCCATCTTTTCTAACCACTATCCATTTCAGTATTTCTTTATCTATTGGTTTTTCCTCTTCTACTAATTGTTTCAATTTACTCTTATTAAAATTTCCAATTCCTTTAGCAAATACAAAATGACTCATTGCTAACATCTTATATTTATTTTCTTCTTTATTTAAAATTGGAGTATAAAATTTTACCATTCTTATAGCACCTTCAAAATCTTTTATTAATAAACTATCTGCATATTCCTCTGATATTGTATCTGGAATATTATCTGTAGCTTTTATTTTGTGTCCATATCCAATTGTCCAACCATCTGTATCTATGCCAGTATGATATCTTACTCCACTAAAGGTCTCATGTTCCTTGATTTTTTGTATTATTCTGTTATATATAAACTCATATTTTAAACGATCTTTTAGCACATTATATTTATATACACTTTCAGAAAAAACTGGAGTTTGGTGAATATATAGCGGAAAAAGAAACAAAAATATAAGAATAAATTTAATCTTTTTTAGTGTTTTCATAATTATTTTTTTAAAATTTATAAACAAATATAGTGATTTTTTTTGAATAAACAAAGAATTAATTAATTTATTTTTTAATTAATTTTTAAGGAGTGTATGTATGAACATATAAAATAATTCAAACGAAGCAGATTATATGGATCAACATATAAAACAAAAAGTCCTCTATTTCTAAAGGACTGGCCCAAAATATCTCATTCTGGGGAATATATGAAAATCAAACTTATTTTTTATGACTTTTCAAATTTCTCATTAATTCATTGAATTCTTTTTTCAAATTAACAGATATATTCAACGAATCAAAATATTGTTTCATGATATTATACACAGGTTTTTTATTCTCAGAAATCATTTTATAATTTAATCCCATAGAAGTAATCTTTTCAGATAACAAACTTATATAATCTATTTTATAATCATCTTTTACTTGAACCGATACTTTCTTTTCTTCTACAACTGGTTTTTCAATATTTTTTATTTCTACTTGAACGGATTTACTGGTTAATACTTCAAATGTATCTTGCCAAGGAATGAAATAAGTTTCTTCTGCAATTACTTCTAATTTTATATTTCCTGTTTCCTTTTCTTCAATTAAAGTCTTTAATTTTTTGATTGGGATAGAACATTTTCCCTCTGAATCTACTTTACCATAGAACATGATATTATAATCAGAATTTTCTAATACAAGTCTTGCAGTGGTATTTTTTATGGAAGCGCCATTTAATTTAATGTCGCATTCGAATAGTTTGGATTTATCTAAATATAGTTGATACGCCATTTGATTATTGTTTATATTTACAATAAATATAAAATTTTTTAAAAAATCTTTAATTTTTCTGCAAAATATGTAGCCAATGATTGACCATTTCCTGTATCATTGTTTCAAAAGTATATTCTGGCTTCCATCCTAATACTGTTCTTGCTTTTGTTGAATCTCCTCTTAAATAGGGTAATTCTTCAGCTCTCATATACTTTGGATTTTGAACAACATAATCTTTATAATCTAAATCTAAACTTTTAAATGCTATTTCACAAAAATCTCTGACTGAATGAGTTTGCATTGTACTAATTACAAAATCGTCTGGAGTAGAATGATTTATGATTTTATACATTCCCCTAACATAGTCATATGAATGCCCCCAATCACGAAATGAATCTAAATTTCCTAATTCTAAATTTGGTTGCATTCCGAGTTTTATCATACATGCTCCTTTAATAATTTTACTGGTCACAAAATTACTTCCTCTTCTTGGACTTTCATGATTAAACAATATACCATTTACTGCATGTAATCCATATGCTCTACGATAATGTCTTACCATATTATATGCAAAAACTTTTGAAATACCATAAGGTGAAGTTGGATTCATTGGAGTTGTTTCTCTTTGATACATATCTTCATCTACAGATAATCCGAACATCTCGCTACTTGAAGCTTGGTAAAATTTAGCATTTGGGCAAATAGTTCTATAAGATTCCAACAGACTTAAAACTCCAAGAGCATTTGTCTGCGCAGTAAATAATGGTATTTCAAATGATATTTTCACATGGCTCATTGCCCCCAAATTAAATATGAAATCTGGCATTACTTCTCTCAATACCTTTTCTATAGAAGAAATATCTAATAAATCTCCATAAAACACATGAATATTTTCTTTTATATTTTCTAATCTATATTGTTGGTTTTCTGCAACTGAATGCCGTCTAACAATACCATACACTTCATGATCGAGAGATAATAAATATTCTGAAAGATAACTTCCATCTTGTCCAGATATTCCTATGATAAGACTTTTAATTTTTTTGTCCATTTTCTATTTTTAAAATTATTCTACAAATTCTTTTTATTTGATTTTTTGTCAATGATAAACTACTTGGTAAATATAAATATTCTTGATATATTTTTTCAGAATTAACAAATAACTCTGATGTATAATATGGAGGATTCCAAGAAATAGGTTTATAGTATTGAACGGATTGTATGTTATTTTCTTCTAATTCTTTTATAATCTGTTGGATTTTTTTAGTTTTATAAATAACCATCCAAGTTGAATCCATGCCATATGTAACTATATTTTTTTTCAAATATATTTGATACCAAGAGAATATCATATCTCTTTTAAATATCAATTTATTTATATCTTTTAATTGTGGTAAAAGATATGATGCTAATATATCATTAAATTTAAAATTAACACCTAAATTTTTATGTATTCTATCTTTCCTCCAATCGTCTCCATGATCTTGTATTTTCTTTAATTCTAAATATATGTTTTCATCATTTGTTACTACTGCACCGCCTTGTCCACAGGTAGCTATTTTTGGCACTGAAAAACTAATTACTGAAACCGTTCCTTTAAATGCTTTTATATTTCCCAATGCTTGAGATGCATCTGAAATTATGGGAGTAGAATATCGGTTACAAAAATCTACTATTTTTGAATATTCTCCTTCTGCATATGAATTATGATTTACAAAAATAATTGCTCCAATGCTATTTTTATGTTTAGAATATATCTTTAATAATTCACCATAATCCATGCACATTGTATTTGGATCGACATCTATCAATCTAATTTTATATCCAAGAAATTTAGCTGCATTGTGCGGAGCTATAAAAGTATATGCAGGTAATAAAATTATTTTGTCTTTAGGAATATTTAAAGATAGAATAGCCATTATTAATGCGGAGGTTCCAGAGGTGGTTGCAACACAATATTTATTTCCTGTCATTTTACATAGCTCTTCTTCTACTTTTTTAGTTGTTTCTCCAGGTCCAAGCCAACCACTTTTTAATTGTTTGGTGACAGAACGAATATATTTTTTTTCTATTACTGGTGAGTATTGTACTATTCTGCTCATAAAATTTCGTTTAATTTATTTATTAATTGTTTGTCAAAACTCAAATAATTATTTGATATTTTTAAATTTTCTTTCAATGCTTTTTCTTTAGATTTATAAAAAGTCGGCGTTAATTCATTACACGCTAAAATGATATCTGAAACGGATTCTACCTTTATTATTCCATCAATATTAAAGAAATTTTCAATATTTTTACACCCAACATATATCGGTATAGTTTTAGTTTGAAAGCAATCTATAATTTTTTCTGACCACATATTTAACATCGTTTCGTTTTCTATCACTATGTGAAATTGACTATCAAATAGCGGTTCTTTATATTTGTATAATACTAACTGATTACTATAATTAATATTATTCAATTTACTGGCACTACTCAAATAAAATTTCTTTGGAATTATTATTTCATTTTGCCTATTCCACAACTCGTGTCGTTTAGCATATCCAGATAAATTATGAATATTTTTTCCTCCTACCAATGTAGAAACTGAAAATTCTTTTGTTGGAAAAGTATAATGATGCACCCAAGTATTTGATGGATTAAATAATCTTGCATTTGGAATAGAATCAATTATTTCTTGGAAATATGTAAGAATAAAATCAAAATCATTTTTATTAATTTTATCAATAAAAAATTTGTTAAATGGTTCAAGAATAACAAAGATATTTTTTTTATTTGATTCTACCTTTCCAATAGTATCTACAAATACATTTACATCTTTATTATATTCTAAAAAATAGGTTGGCCCCCAAGTATTAAATAATTCAATCATATCCTAATTTTTTGGCTCCTTCTAAAATTAATTTTGAATCTCTCATTTTAATCGCCCTTGCAGGAGAACCAACATAAATCATCCAAGGTTCTGTATCTTGAGTTAAGACTGAATTTGCACCTACAACAGATCCTTCTGCAAGAGTTACTCCTGGCATTACCACTGAATTTACTCCCAATGCAGAATATTTTTTAAATGTAATTGGTTTATTAATTACATTTCTAAATTCTATAGGAATAAATGGACAAAGAAAACCTTGAGTGAAATCATCACTTGCACATATAATTCTTGAACCGGTTGCAATAGCACTAAAATTTTCCATAATTAATCGCGACTTTGCGCCACCGATAATACTGACTTGTGGGGCTATATGAATGTAATCTCCTATCTTTGCTCCTGTAGAAAAATAAACGCACATATCAATGGAAACATGATTACCAATTTCTATCAATTCTGGTCGTGTTATTTGTGCTGTTGGATCAATTCTTACATCTTCTCCAATTGATTTAAAATTCATAATAAATTTATTTAAAATTCATATAAAGCCGCACCATAAGTCCAACCCGAACCAATAGCAGCAAATAATATTTTGTCTCCCGGTTTTAATTTACTCCAAGTTTCATGTAATAGAATAGGAATTGTTCCAGAAACTGTATTAGCATATTTATCCATATTCATCATTACTTTTTCTTCTGGCATATTTATTCTTTTTGCTACTTCTTTTAATATTCTAATACTTGGTTGATGAGGTATTAAATAATCTATATCATCGATACTCATATTTTCATTATTTAATACATCTTCGATTGCAATTGGCATTGTTTTGATTGCTGCTTCATAAACCATCTTTGTATTCATTTTATATGTTTCATTAAATTCACATTCAAATCCAATTTTATTTTCACTCTCAGAATATAAAGTAAAACCATGAAATCCCTTCGTTTTAGATTGTGATAAAACTGCGGCTCCAGCTCCATCTCCAAAAAAGATACTATGTTTATGATTCCAATCTGTTATCTTTGAAAACCTATCTACACCTACAACCACTATATTTTTACACATTCCAGAAGATATATATTTTTCTGCGACAGACATACCAAATAAAAATCCACTACAAACTGCGGCAATATCAAATGCAATTGCCTTTTCTAATTTTAATTCATCTTTTATTAAACAGGCTGTAGAAGGAGAAACTTTATCTGGAGAAGTTGTGGCTACAATTAACATATCAATATCTTCATTTTTTAAATTTGCATTTTCTATAGCTTGTTTTACGGCAGTGCAACCTAAAGAAGTAGATGTTTCTCCATCTTTACAAATATATCTTTGTCGAATATTAGTATTTTCTACAATCCATTCATTGGTTGTATCTAATTTAAACTTATTTATTAAATCGTCATTAGTTATATAAACTTCTGGTAGGCAAATACCAGTTCCTATTATTTTTGTATAATTCATCTTTTATTATTTAAATATGTCAATATTGTATGTCTAAAGAAATTATTTGCTATTGCTTCATATTGTGGAGTTTCAAATTCAAAACCGAAATGTCTAATAGCTGAGCTTGGGAATGCCATTAAAGCGGGAGAAATACCTGGCATTACAGTTCCAGATTGTAAATTTGTTAAATCAATATTAGAATGTTCTTCTAAAGGTTCTAAATTAAGAATATTTAAAATTTGATTTGCCATATGAATAAAGACAGAAGAAGTAGGATGACTATGATATAAAAATAATCTTTTTGTTTTTAAATTATCATTAATAAAATCATGCATTTTTATATCTATCGTTTCTTCTTTATTTTTCAAAATATTCATATTAACTCTATGTCTAATATCATAATTAAAATTTATTTCATTATTATCATATAGATTTAAAATAGTATCTTTAGAATGCCCAAGTTTTATTAAATTATCTAATATATCAGTGTTTTCAATTACATGCTTGTAATTATCTAATGCAGACCAATCGTCTGTCGTGTCTCCTTTTATTCCAACTATTAGAGGCCAAAAACTTGTGTTATAAACATAAGGTATAGATATTGCAATGCAAGTTTCTTTTAAAAATGTTTTTACATAATTTGTAGCATTTTTACCATAAATATCATCTAATGGTTGATATATAAAAATATCAGCATTTTTTATATTATTAAGCATTACATTATTTTCTATTATTATTTTTTTTTCATGTAAAAAAGAATAATTTAAAATTGTTTGCACAAACGTATATTGACTAACAAATTTTTTATGGAGCATTAAAAATGTTTCTAACCCCCTGCCTTGGCATGTAGAATATATAACTATTTTTAATTTATCCATTTTTTATTCTATTTATCAATTCTACCATCTTATTTACAGTATCAAAATTTTCTGGTATTGATTCTTTTACAGGAATTTCAATATTAAAAAGAGTTTCAATCATTATTAATACATGCACCATACTTAATGAATCTACATATCCACCATGAATTAAAGAGGTATCATATGTAATTTCTTCTACATTTCGACAAGAGCAATCTTCACCTGGAAACATACAATGTGATTGATGTACTTTTGTAATTGGATTTCCATATTTTTCTTTAATATATTCTAATATTTTTTCTTTCATTGTTTATTGTATAAATATTTTATCTAATTGTTGACCGAAATAAGGCCCTACTTTATATTCCATGACTAACGTATCGTCTTCCAAAATTTCATAGGTATGGCCGCCGCGAAGCGTAAATGATGTATCTCCTGCATTTAATATTGGAGTTTCTAAAATTTCATCATTTAAATCATAGAAAATACATTTCACTGAACCTTGTATTATACACCAACTTTCTTGTGCTATATGATTTGAGAAAGTTATATTTCTTTCAATATGTTTGTGAGGCTTAAAGGTTGTTCCAATAACCAAATTTAAGGCTGAACATTGAATAAATTCCATTTCATCTATTAAATTTGTTCTACCACTTTTAAAATCTTCTTTTCTAAAAATTATATGAAGTAATTTATTTGGTTCTATCTTCGAATATATTTTTTCCATTTTTTTATTCTTTTAATTTATAATTTTCCCAAACAAATTTATATTGATATGTAGGATAATGAGTCAATAATAATTTATCTAATATTTGTTGTCTTCTATATTCGGCATGCGGCATCCAGTCATGAAATTGAATTTGAAAGTTTTTTATCTTTAAATGTAAATTATTTTCTATGATATGATCCATTAAATCAAATTCTTCTCCTTCAATGTTAATTTTCATTAAATCTATTGTTTGAAAATTCTTAGATATAAAGAATTCTTTAAATTCTATTAATTGAATAATATTTATATATCTTGAAGGAGCAAACAACGACGTAGAATCATCATCTAAATAAATTGTTTTATATTCTGTTTTAGGTGAAAATCCAAAATTAAAAGTATGAATTTTTTCATGCATGTATAAATTAATTATCATTTCATCGTAGAACTTTTTAACTGGCTCAAATGTATATATGTTGCACTTATAAATAGAACTCATTAATTTGGTCCATTCTCCTTTATATCCTCCGACATCAATTATAGTAGACAATTCATTTAGATCATATTGAATTCTATGAGTTTGGTCTCCATTATCTTCTTTCCATTTTTCTAATTGAATTAAATCCATAATATATTTATTTTAATATTGAAGTATAATCTGCATATGTATTCATTATATCACTAAAGTCTGCTCTTTGCCACGCCAAATGAGGTCTGAAAACATAACAATTAAATTTCAATTGCAATTCAGAATATAATACATCTACTTCATGTTCATATTTAGAAAATAATTTTATTACCTCATCATACACGGTGTTTTTAATAATATAAGCATGCGTGGTATAAGTTTTAGTCACTTTATAAATATTATCCGATATTTTAATTAATGTATTCTCTCCTTCTCTATCATTGTGATTGCCCCCAAAATAAATCATATCCCAATTTTCTGGAAGTTGTTTATAATATTCTTCAAATTTTTCTAAAACATCTTCTTTAAATTCGACATCATCTTCAAAAACAGCTACACTTTTATAATTATTTTTTCTAGCATTTTTTATTATATTTAAATGACTGTTTACGCATCCTATATTTCCAGGTAGTATTTCAGTTTCTAAATTTTGAATATTTCCTTCAATTGCAGGAAATCTTTCAACAACTAAATTATATTTGTTAAATTCTTGCTGAGCTTTGTTCCATCTATCAATTCTTTTATTTAAATTAATACAATATGCTTTATCAAAATATTTATTCATATTTTTTAATTAAATCTGATTTATATTTTAAAATTTCTAATTTATTTTCCATTTTTGATATTCTATACAATCTATCTATTTTATGCATTTTAGTTAATGCCTCATCCTTTCTAAAATATGAAGGGGGGTGATGCATATGAAATATTTCTACAATTGGAGAATCACAGCTGCCAATTTTGGTTAGGGTCTCAATCTTTTCCCAGAAGAAAGAATCTTCTGGAGAATACCCATTAAATAATTCTGGATCATATCCTCCAATATTAAAAAATGTTTCTCGATTTAATAAAATCGATCCTCCAGGAGCTTTGCCATTTTCAAATAAATTTATATCTGGATGATTAATATTGACATCGTTTATATTTGTTTTTAATTCTATTAATGAATTAGTCAATTTTTCATTGCAATATAATACTCTTCTTTTATTAAAACATTGTATTGCAATCAATTCTTTTTGTTTTATATTTTCAAATACATTTATAAAAAAATCTTTTTGTACCAAACAATCTAAATCATGAAACATTAAATATTTAGATTTAGATGAAAATAAAACTCCAATATTATGTGCTAAACATTTATTAAATATTTTATTAGATTTTAACCAAATATAATTTACCTTAAATTCCTTACAAGTTTCTTCATGTTCTTTTCCTGGTGAATCTTCAACTACTGTGAATGATATTTTTTTTGAAGTATTTTTTTTAGCTTCTATAAAATAATGCAGCAACGGTTTTAAAAATTCTTTTCTTCCACGAACTGGAATTATTACATTTAAATCTAATTTATTTCTTTTTTTTATTAGATTATAAGAATTCTTAAATATATCATCATAATCAAAAGAATTAGATTTTGTTAATTGTATTATATTTAAATTTGAATCCATGCTTCTGGAATTATATCTTTATTATTATAAGTATTGTTTTCGAACCATTTTATTGGTCCTATCACCTTTTTTTCTATGTTTTGATTTAAATATGCTCCCCACCATCCGAAAGAACTATTTGAAATAATATTGTGATTACAAACAGACATTAAAAATAATTCTACATAATCTTTTTCATTTTCTATGAACACAAATTGTTCTCCTATAAAATAATTTTTGCACCAATTAATATCATCACTGAATATAATGTATTTGTCAACTGGTATTATATTCATTCCTTTTAAATAATATTCTATTGGTTGGGTATTATGAATATCTGGATATTTTAAATAATCTCCTCTTCTTACATGAATTGAACAAGTTGTTTTATCTTTAAATAATTTTTTAAAACTATTTAATTTTTCTTTTATGAAATCTGCAGGTTCAAACAGATTATATACAAAATTTTTATCACAATTAAAATATTTTTCTGATTGAAAAAATCCATCATAAAATATATCCTCGATTGGTATTTTTATTTCTTCTGAATATTCAAATGGGAATTGTTTTGTTCTTTGATTTTGCATGTAAACATTGTTCCAATGAAAATTCTTAAACATATTTTTGTATTCAATTGCATTGTTTCCATACGCATTTGAAATATCTCTTAAATTAATATCTGTGTTTGGGTAGGTTATAGGTATATTGTAATTTTTAGAAATATATTCTAATGTTGCAATTTGAAACATCATATTGCATAATCCGCCTTTTAAATTACATCCTATCATCGTGTATTGGTATAAAATCGATCAACAATAAAATTCATATTTATAACTTTTTTTTCTATATCAGAATAAGAATTATTTTGAGTGGCTATAATTGGATAGACGGTAAAACATTGAAATTTAGGTTGAATTTCATTAGAATAAAATACATCTATAACTGGGCAAGAATCTTTTTTTTCTATTATATAATTCATTACATTATTTCTATTATTATATAATATAGCATGGGTCGCAAAAGAACTTTTAACTTTAAATAAATTATCAGAATATCTATCTAATTTTTTATGTGTATTTAAACCAAGATATAATAAATCCCAATTTTCTGGAAGTTGGTTTATTGCCAATTGTAATGTATTTTCTACATCATTTAAAAATAAAACATCATCTTCTAAAATTAATACTTCGTTGATATTATTTTGAATGCAATGATCAAACAAAGTTAAATATGACAATTTGCATCCTTCTGCTCCTCTTGCATGCTTTATTGCATTAAATCTTTCTGTATTAGATAAAAATGGATAGTTATCTTTTTGAATAAGAAAAGAATTCCATCTATCTTTTCTCTCTTCTAAATTTATACAAAATTTTGGTATTTCATTTATCGACATAACAAATATTTTTTTATTCTTGTAAATCTATTAAACTTCCAAATCCACCTGCAGAATTTGTTCTTTGCAATCCTGTTAAAATGTCATTAATCCAAACAGGATTTAATTTATTATATAGTTCATTTATAAATGTGAAATCTCCGGTTTGAGCATCATTAAATTTTGTATTGTTTAATTGACTAATATGAAAACAAAATCCAATCATACTGATGTTGCAACTAACTGGTCTCATTCCAAAATAAGCGGCTCCAGGAATAGTATAACCAGGAAATTGTACTTTCCACAATAATAAATTTCTTTCATTATTCATATATGGAACAAGAATTTCTAAAGCATCATTTTTCATAAATTTATCATCGTCATCTAATATAATCACCCATCCATCTTTTACAATTCTTAACATGGTATTAAGATACAAATTATAAGGAGCGTGATTTATATTTTGTTTTGTTTGTCTGTCTAATCTTACAATATTATCATTTGAATAATAATATTCATCAATATAATCTAAACTTTTAATATCATCAATTCCTAATATATGATTAGTATTACAATAGGTTTGATTTAAAATGCTTTCTCTGCAATGTCTAAAATAATTTGGTCTACTTGCAGTTCTTGTTAGAATGTTTATAATTGGATCATTTTGCATGATTAAATAATTTTGAGAAATATATTAAAATTTTTTTAAAAAAACAAATAAATTTTATAAAAAACCTACACATATGTAATATATAATTAATAATTATTTTTTTTAACTTATTTCTTGATATTGAAGAACATTACTATTATCTAAATATTGAATTATATTACTATCGTCTGATCTATTAATGACATTTTTTGTATATGTAGAATTAAGTAAATTTAACAGTGCTTCCGACATAGATCTGGTGCACCTTATTCATTTTTATATAGATTTAATTTTTCTGATTTTCCAAGCTTCTCTCATTTTCTGCCTTGTTTCATCTGAAACTATTTTACCTTTTTCTGTTGAACTTATTTTTCTTTTAGTTTCATCTGAAACTGGAGGTCTATTTTTAGCTGATTTACTCATTTTTCTTTTGGTTTTATCTGATAATTTTTTACCTTTATTAGCTTCACTGATTTTCCGTTTAGTTTCATCTGAAAATATTTTACCTTTAGGAGATTTACTCATTTTTCTTTTTGATTTATCTGAATGTTTCCCTCCGCCACCTAATCCACCAATCTTCAAATTATATGTGTCGTTTCGTTTAATAAAATCTTCATTAACCAGTTCAATTTCTTTTTCGATCATTTCTTGTTCATTATCAAAAATAAATAACACTTCTTTCTTGAAATTCTCTCTCCCACATCTATTAATTGCTCTTTGTAAATGTTTTCCAGATCCTAAATAATCATCATTTATATCTTCAGTGAAATGCATACCAATATAAATTTTGTTATTAATTAAATTTATCGTCTTGTAAATTGTATATTTCATCTTTTCAGATCTATATTCTTTTGCCATTCATATGCATCTTTACAATGATTCTTTCCTAATATAAAATCTATTACCATTACAAATCTTATTCCGCTTTCACTTAAATAATTGTTTTCTAAACAATGTCCTAAAGAACAAGAGATTGTAATTTCAGATTGATTGAATAATGTTTTATCTCTATATTCTTTTCTAACATAGTTGAATAACATTATATTTCCAATGACTACATTTCCAAGTCTATCAAAGAATAGAGCTACCCATAAGAAGAAGTCCATTACTAATTTATAGAGTTCTACAAGGAATTTCCATAGATAAGTAAAGAAATGCCCTACTCTATATATTTGAATTAGATTGGTTATTAATCCGATTGGGAATAATACCGTTGATAGTAATATTGCAACTATCATAAAAATTAATTTTTTTAAATGTTTCATGTTGTTTTTTATTTATTTTTTAAACCTCAATTCCTTCGGTAAATTTGATGCTGCCTATTTTATCTCCTGCATAACTACCTGCTATAACACAATATATTGATGAAGTGTGCGTATTGTCGGTTGATGGATTATTACCAGAAGATACTGTCATTAATTGATATACATTTCCATAATTTCCACCTTTAATATAAATTGTAAATACTCCTGCTATAGTTCTTGTTATTTTTACTCTATATATTTTATTATCTTCTAAATATGCTGAAGTAGATAAAGCTAATCTTGTAAAAACTCCACTTGAATATCTACCAAAATCTAACTGCTCTGAACTATTTATATAAATGGTATAACCGTTATTGGAAGTATTGGTAATTTTATTATTTATAAATGTTATTCCAATTCCAGCGTTTCCTTGGGTTTTACTTATATCAAACTCCCAAATTCCGTATGCCTGCTTACTCGGAAACGATATAGTACCTGCTGTTGTACAAGTAAGCATCTTACTACCTTTCTTCAAATGTGTCAATACAGCATCATCTGTTGTCAACTCTTCAATTTTGAATCCACCCGTTCCTTTAATCCACCCTTTTGGTTTAATACTTAACCCCAATTCATAATCAAAATCTTCCTTAAAATTAACTCTCTTAGCAAATTGATTGTGATAATCTTTTATTTCATTAATTGATAATGCACGGTTGTAGATTCTAATATCTTCTATAATGCAATTGGTATTGCCATACCCGGCATCTCTTTTAGCTACATATAAATCGGTTATACTTCTACTTACTTTTGTTGCCGATGTTTGATATTCACCGTCTCTATAAAAATTATATAAAGTACCTACCTTTGTCACGGTAATTGTATAATATGTTCCAGCAATTTGAGTATTTACTGATGTAACAGTTGAAGCATCATAAAACCCCCAATATCCAATAATACTTCCGCCAACAAATATCCCAACACTGCTCTGAATACCTATAATATAATGATATGCTGCCCCGACATTTCCAACATATAAAAATCTAAATGTTATTGTCCAATCAGCTATATTTAATCCTGTCTTGCTTGCATAGTTATTAACACCATTAAATAAAACACCATTTTTTCTTGAAGCTGGACTGTTATATGCTGTTAAGTGATTACCATTTCCGCTAATATCCAATATCTGATTCTTATTGCTTATCTTCATATTATAAGCAGCCAACAATCCTGTTTCATTACTTAATGATATAGGTTTAGGATATGTGAAGTTTGACTTTGGTTTTGCTAATGGTTTGCCTTTTAGGAAGTCTGCATATGCTTCATTTTTTTGACTTTCTGTATAAGCTACACTCTCTATTTTTAATCCATATATTTTATTACCTATGCTTGTTGATGTAAATCCAACATTTGTCCCCAATTTAAAATCTGTTGGAGATGTTAAATCTTTTATACTTGTTCCTAAAGATATAAATGAAGCACCATTTATAGAATAGAAAAATTCGTCTGATTGTCTTTTAAACAAAACACAGTGATTTTTATTGTTCAAAATATTAGGTATTGTGTATGTAGCACCCCCCGAATTTAAGTAGAATAAAAGAGTTTTATTAACTGAATGATAGTAACAAGCTAATCCCGGATTATAACCATTTGAAAATAATATTCCAGACGTTTCGGTATGTAGATATAAAACAATCGTAAAATCAGAAGTACCATAATTTACAATCTGACCATAATTTAATGACATATTTGTTGACCCATATCTTAAACAATTACCTTTGGTATTTTGAGCTATATTAAATGTTCCGGTAATAGTAGGCAATACACTACTCACACTATCTTGCAAGCTGCCCTTTCTAAAATCTATATCAAATATTTTGCTCATTCGTAGTTCTTTTTTTGATAATTATACAATTGTGATATTTCTGCTGCTGATAAGAGTCTATTGTAAACTCTATATTGATTTATAAATCCTAAAAACTGTGTATCTCCTGTATATAAACTCTTTTTAGACATTATCTATAATTACATTTTGAATTTATTATACCATCTGTATCTCTTACAGAAACTCCTGCTTCTATTAAGCTTTTCAGAGGTGCACCCGCTTCTGCCATTCCCACAAAGTAGTCATAGTCTCCGACAGGATTACCTTCTGCAACTAGGAAAGTTGCCGAATTATTAATAAAAAGAGAAACTGTTCTATCTAAATCCCCTATAAAAGTTTCGTCTATAAAATGTTTCACTTTTAAATCTATAGAAATGCTTTTATTTATTTCATCAAATTTAAGATCATATATTTCTACCTTTCTTGTAATTTCTGAAAATGTAGGATGGTTTGAAATTGTTATATTAAACATATATTTTTATTTAATTGTTTTTATTCATATTTTATGTATTCTTCATCTGAACCGAGGCTGTCAATTTTATAATGAAAATCTATTTCTATTAGGCCTGCATCGTCTGTGTAATCGTCTGTTCCACTCGCACTGGTCGCATCTCTAAAAATTCTACATAAAATCATAGAACTAAAGGTTTTTCCGATAGCTGATAACGTTCCAATTTCAGTTATATAATGCTTTTCAGCAATTAAATCTTCAGATAAATTATTTACATCTCCATACACTATTTGAGTATCTGGAAAAACTCCTCCTATATTGGCCCAAGTATATTCCAACTCCCAACAGACATCTTGACCCGCTCCACCGTTAGTTTTAGGAAACCAATGTGCATGGGGCTTCTATATTGGTTCCTTCCTCCCAATTGTGAGGTAATTGAACAGGAAAATATAATTCTTCTTCTACATCTGGGTCAAAAAACCAAGTAAACACTCCTTGAGAAGAGCCGCTATTAAACGCAACTGTAAATCCAGGATCTTTTGATCCTCCCGCTTTTGTTGAAGTAATAGGTACTTTCATAACATCCCATTGGATAGCATCCCCATATGCTCTTATATTTCCATTTTCATTTATTTCTAAATAATTTCCGGTGCCCATATTACCAATATAAGCAGCTTTAAAATTTGGTTTTCCAATGAATCCTGCCATAATTACGGTCTATAATATTTAGTAATATAAATTGTTAGATCTCCAGGAGTCACTCCAACTGTGGTCGCATATGCTTGTAATTGTATGTATGGAATTACACCTGTATCAAATTCCCAATATTTATTGAAATCTAATGAACTACTCTCCCATAAAACAATTTCTCCAATTCCATCTATAATAAATTCTTCTGTTCCACTTTCTGTATGTTTTCCAAGTGCTTTCATATATGCATCTTGACTATCGTTTGCATCTACAACCACAAAAATACCTAAATGAGTGTATCCTCTCATATCTATTTCAGCACCATAATCTGCATATGAGCTTGTTAAATTTTGAGCAGATACAAGAGTTTCTACATCTGTATATCTATTATATAAAGGAGATATATCAGATACTTTCATTGCTCCGATATCAAAATCTATATGTGGTTCTCCATATTCAACTAAAATTTGTAAATTATCTGTTGAATACATTGCAGATGTATTTGTTTCAAGTGTAATTACATTGCTTGATATAGACCCTCCTTGAGTAGGAGAAGCAAAATTATATATAATACTGCCGGAGGTGGCGTTTGTGATTAAAACCAGATCCTCAAGGTTTATTGTCTCCAAACCAGATAGAGTTATGTTTCCAGATGCTGGAGTAAATGTATAAGAACCTATATCTTTGCCTACTAATATTTTCATAAATTAATTTTTATTTTATTTTTTTTATAATGCAGCTGCCATTGCTATTACGAAACTCGCACTTAATCCTGTAACGGCTTCTACCGTTGTATGTTCCCATTTTTGGGTAGAAGAATTATATGCTATAATATCGTTATTATTTGGATTTATAATATCTAATTCTTGATTGTTTATATATAGCGGACCATTTAAATAGTTAGATCCAGAAATAATGTTTGTTCCATCCATGTAATTTGAACCCGATAAATAGTTGGAACCAGATAAATAGTTAGAACCAGAAACATATAAATTTCCTGCAAAATATATTGAACCGGAAATATGATCTATTTTAAATGGTACTCCAAAATTAGAATCTGCAAAATATGTTTCATCATATCTAAATGTATCTTGTAATTTAATTAAATTGCAAGGATTTTCAAAAGTTGTAAAAAATAATGAAACTCCATCTGTCGCCAATTTATTAAATTTATTTTGTCCGGTTGGTAGAGTAACAGAATTTATTTCTAATGTATTTGGATTTACTCTTAACAATTTTACAGGAGAAGCTTTCATTGGACACCACAAATATTTCCCATCATACAACATTCCCCAAGCATCGTCTAAATCCTCAACATATAAATGAATATAATCTGCAAAATCATTTTTATTTAATCTATAAATCCCTCTATTTGTATCTGCTCCCGCATCCAAAGAATTTAAAGAAGAAGCCCAAACATAATCTCCAACGACAACTAAATTACTCGCCAAAGCATTGGTAGGTAATGCGTAATTATCTGTAAAGGTAAAAGAATCTAAATCTAATTTTTTTACTGCTGCATCTCCATATACTTCTGCCAAATACAATGAACCACTATCAATTGCAACAGATGAAACAACTTCAATTCCTGTGACCGGAATATTTATTTCATTTGAAATTGTATAATTATTTAAATCATATTCTACAACTTTTTTTGTTCCATATGCAGTAACCACATATAATTTATCATTCTTAGCAATACATTTACAAACCCCTGCTTGATAATCTGAAGATGTTTCTTCAATTACTATTTCATATGATAAATCTACAGGATCAATTTCAGCAACTCTTATTTTTCTTCCATCATCTATTGGATCTGAAAATGCAACATATAATTTATCTGTATGTTCTGAATAAGTAATTGTTTCAATAATAGAATATAATGATAAAGCATTAGAACCAGGAAAAGTTATAATTGTAGAATCAGTAAAATCCCTCACATTTATTTTTGCCAATCTTGCTGGCATTTGCCTTGTTCCAATATATAAATGCCCTCTAAGATAAATTATTGCATGCGGGTCTCCAAAATGAGTTGTGCTATATCTCGCATAAGCTTCAGTAAAAGATTCAACATTACCTAAACTTCCAGATGCAATTGTTAATATTTCTTTTGTTGTATCATAAAAGTCTAATTCATTGGCATTTGCTAATTCTCTTTGTGTTTCATAATCAGATTTCAATGAAGTTTTATGCACTTCTTTCCAATATGTTCCATCCCATTTTTCTAATCTATTATAATCTGTATTTTTTATAATGAAATTAACCGGTGGCGGTGTAGCAGCTACATAAGCATTTCTACTTGCAGTTGTAAATTCAGGATATGATATAGATTGTATTATTGACTTCATGTTTTTTAATTCTTACTTTAATATAAATATAAAAAAATAGTTTTTTATTTTAACTAAACCCTTCATAAGCAAATCCTGCTCCACTATTATATAATAACTCTACTTCCTCAGCAGTTAATTCTCTATCCCAAAATGCTACTTCATCTATTTTTCCCATATGATATTGAGTAGTAGCAGTAGGTCTCGCACCAATACAAAAATTAGAAGTATTTATAATCGTATTGGATAAATTATCATTATATACATCATTTACTTCTAATTGATTATTCACATACATTTTAACTCCTGTTGACAAAGAATTGCCGTTGTATGTCACAACTATATGATACCAACTCCCAGCATTTATTTCATACAAACTTCCAAAAATTGCCAAATAGTTTGATGTTGTATTTCTTAATAAAAAATATAATTTATTTGGTTGCAACGCTGCTCCAACATTTCTTGCCATTAATAACATACCTCGGCCATCGCCGGCTCCTTCCATTTTACTTATTATTGTATTTAAATAGGTTTCATTATCTCGATTTATCCAGCAAGAAAATGAAAATGGCTGAGTTCTTTCATATCCTAACACATTTCCGTATGATACATATTGAGTGCCATCACAATTAACACAATTATTTAATATACCTGCTACACTTGTCGTCGTATTAGATACACTATCATAATTATTGGCATGGGAATCTAAAGATTGTGCTCCAGACGCCTCGTCTAATTTCCAATATGATTGTAAATTCGTTAATAGATTATTTATAACCGGAGTATCTCCTTGAAAGTTGCTAAAAGGAAATCCACTTCCACTATTATATAAAATTGCTATATCATATTCAGATAATTCTTTACCCCAAATTCCAAATTCATCCATACTACCACTAAACGGATAACTGGATCCAGACACAATTCCGAAATTTAATGATCCAGACGAAATTATTGAACCAGACAATACATTGAACTCAATTGAAGAACTTTCAATGGAATTTAAATACAGATGAACTCCTTCTGCAGTAGAACTTCCGTCATATGTAAATGCAACATGATTCCATCCTGGAACGACCGTGCTTCCTTCAACCGCAATTTGATTTTCACTTGTTGCGTCATTTCTTAAAACTAATTTTAAACTATTTGGAGTTGCTTCGTCATTTGCTTGAATAAAAAAGAAATATCCTCTTAATGAACCAGAACCAATATGATTTGCTATTATAGTTTGAGTTTCACTTGATTCAGACCCACTTACCCAACCAGAAAATGAAAATGCATCTGTAGAATCAAAGGCTAATACATTTCCTAAATCAACATAAGACCCGGAAAATTCAAAAGCAGTATTAATTTTACCAACTGAAGAAGAAGTATTATTATAAATGCTATCATATTCATAAACAAATGAATCCATTGCTTGCTCCCCACTACTTTCATCAAATTTCCAATATCCTTGTAAATCAGTTAAAAATGTATTTACAGGTATAGGCGGAGCCGGTTCTACTTGATTTTTATTTAATGAGAAAAATAAATTATAATACATAATTAGATAAATTTACCATACGTAACAAATAAATTAGAATTAAATCTTTTAAAACTAATAACCGAATAACCATTTGGTTCAGTATTTATACTTCCACTTATAGGAGGAGTTCCATCTATGTATTTAGTAGTCAAATCTTCATTTTCTACTGCAGATATTATCCATCCTCCGGTTCCATCTTGCAATACAAAAATATCTCCTCCACCTTGATTAGGAATATTATTTATTGTTAGCAAATCAAGGTCAGCAGTTAGAGTAATAGAAGCATTATTAGATTTTGAATAATCGAGAATTGATTCGGTGGCATTAAAAGTAATTTCTTTATTTACATTTATTCCTGTTGAATAATATGCAGACATCATTTTATTAATAATATTGCTACTAATATAAGAATAAGATAATTCAGTTGTTCCTCCTTCGCTATAGGATGTAGATTGATTATAATTTGTTAATAATAATTCATTATTAATTACAACGCTACATCCATTTCCTCCATTTTTATATCCCGCAGTATTATCAGTATAAGTATTAATAATATATGGTAAATATTCATTATCAGTTTTTATTGAATCTACACCATCTAATAAAAATTCTCTTAAATTAATCAAAGTTAATTTCCAGGTTTGAACTTCTACTCCATTGTTTCTAATCCAATAATCTATCGTCAACCATTTTTCGTTATTTATTTCAATAATATTCATTTGAGGCAATACCGAACATGAATTTACTACTGTTCCCATTGTCACACCTACTCCTTCTAAATAAGCATATCCGCTTAAATAATCTTTATCATTAATATTTGTTTGAGTGAGTGTTTCTGTGCCGTCCGCCCAAGTTCTACCATAGTCTTTTGATGTCATGATAACAGGTACATTATCTCCATCTGGATTTTCATATGCTGAAAGTCTCATAATCATTATAAAAATACCATTTCCACAATCAACCATAGATTGTTCTCCAAATTCTTTCATATCACCCGTATCATTAATAAATGCAACAGAATAATCCGGATCCCATGTTTCACCATTATCGGCGCTTTCTGCTAAACATACTGCACATCTTCCGACTTCTGAAATTCTAACCCAATAAGGAGTAACTAAATTTCCCAAATCATTATATATTGCTTTATTATCAAATAAATATGGTTGATATATAATATCTGGTATGTCCGGGTTTACAATTTCATATGGTTCTGACCAAGTTAATCCAACATCATCTGTATATAATACCTTTGATTTTGTTGCTGTTACATCCGGCGAAGTTCGATATTGATAAAATATCAATAATCTTCCGGTCTGTGTAAACATTGCAGTCCAATTTCTACCATAATCTGTTGTAACAATTCTTGTCTGAGTTCCGGTTCCATATAATCCAGTCCATGTCTTACCATTATCTGTTGACTGTCTTAAAAAGAAATATTGAGTAGAAGTAGTATGAGAAGAATATATTCCATAACAAGTAATTAACATTCCATTATTTGGATTTCTTGTAATTCTCGGTATCATTAAATATTCATTTCCTGCATCTGTCTGACTATCATCCCAAAATTCTAAAGTGTCTTCTGGTATAGAATAAATGTTATTTCCGTCGTCTTCTGTCCAACTTCCATTATAATATTTTTGAACAGTGCCGGTAGTCGTATTATTTATTCTGAAATTATTTATAACACCTGTAAGCGCATCTCTTTGAGTCGTTGTATATTCTGGATAAGGTATTGCTTGAAGCATTGTTTTCATAAAAATTCTATTTCTTTTATTATAAATATAAAATTTCTTGTTTTTTAAATTTAATTTGTATATATTTTCAACATGAAACTAATATCTATATCAGAAAATTTATTAAAGAAGATAAAGAAAGAATATAAGAATTTCAATATAATAGAATTTGGAGAAATTGATATTACTAACCATATTCTATTGAATGAAATTAATAATATGTCTTTATCATCTGAAATTTATTCTTTTACTGTTAATCAATTGGAGGAGAATAATTTTATTTCTAAACAGCATTCTTCTAGAATTTTTGAGTTGAATAAAAAATATTTAAAATTAAATAAAAAGAAAGATTTAATTCAAGTAGATAATACATTAAAGAAATATCCATATCAAGTAGATTTAAATAGTAATTGCACATCAAGTATTTCAGATATTACAAATTATTACTCTTCTTATTATGAGGAAGATTTCTTTAAAGAATTATTTGAATATAATTACAATGGTATTGGAAAAGGAGAATTATTTTTAGGAATGCTATCCCAATTAAAGAAATCAAGTCTAATTGGAGATTTAAAAATAAATGAAGAAAATATTGAAGTGAAAGCTGACTTCTCAAGATTTAAGCATGTAAATGGATATAATTCAGTAAGAATAGCTTGGAATTATTTTAAACAAGAAATATTGAATAAATTAAACAATAATCAACTATTAATTGAAGAATATAAATTAGAAGATCCTAATACCTGGAATTTTAATAAATCAACAATTGATTGGATAATAAATAGATTTCAAAAATTAATAAAATTAAAAGCGTGTGAATATGAACAAATTTTTGATTTATTATTTCATACTTTTAAAATGATTTATACTGATATTTCAGAAGCTTTATTAACCAAATATATTGATAAATTAATAGATGATATTAAAGAAAATAAAGGACAAGAATTTTTAGATAATTTTCTTATTCTTCAGTTTGATTATTATCAACATTTAACGAAATTTAATTATATGATATTAATTGACAAATCAAAATATTTAATTTTAAAAGATCCACAAGATTTAAAATCAAAATTATCTTTTATTAGATATTCCAGCTTTTCTTGGAAAGAAGATAGAAATTGTGTTTTTTCGGTGAGTTTAAAAAAATAAAAAAACTTTATATTTATATACAAACTTAAATAATAATTGATATGAATTTATTTTTAATTGCTATTATTGCATTGGGTTTGAATTTTTGTGCTACTATATATTTACAAGTATGGCATGATAATTCAACAGACCTTTCGTCAAAGAAATTATCAAAGTCGTTAAATATTTTTGTAACCTTTCTTTTAATTTTATTGGTTGGATTTACAATTAATCAAACAACCGGATTAAATTTTGTGGACATGATAATTGCTACATTAGGATTTTTAATTTTAAGATTTAGTTCTGGATTCTATATAGCTTTTAATTTATTCAATAAACTTCCAATGAATGGAATTGATGAGTTTAATTATGATTCTATTTTATACTTAAAATTAAAACAACCAGAAAAGCATGGAGCAATGCTTAGAAATATTGTTACGGTTTGGAGATGGTTATTGTTGGGAATTGTTCTATATATTTTTACTGGGTATTTTTATTGAGCTTCTTTTTCATAGTTTTTTAAAAAGAAAACATAAAATATGTTTTCTTTTTTTATCTTATATTTATATGTGATAAGAATTATTTATTATATATATTATAAGATAATGTTTAAAACAATTAAAAATAGATTAAAATTTTACGATAATATTTCTTATGAAATTATCAAAGAAATGAGTCATATTTCTAAAATGTAGCATTGTATAATATTAGGCAACATTATTTTCAAACTTCAAATTATTTAACATATGAATCAAATTATCATATTGCAAAAATAAACGAAAATTATAAATTATTGCCGAGTCAAACTGCTCAACAAACTTTAAAAATAGTTGATAGAACATTTAAATCATTTTTTGGTTTATTAAAAAAAAGAAATCTTGGGAATTATAATAGAAAAATTAAATTACCAAGATACCTAAATAAAGATGATTACTTTGTTTTAATTTTTACTCCTGCCCATTTCAGAATAAAAAAAGATAAATTATTATTAACTTTAAGCAAAGAATTTAAGCAAAAATACAATTTAAAACAATTGGAATTAAATATTAATTCAAATTTATTTGAAAATAAAGAAATTAAAGAAATTAGAATTGTTCCAATTTTTAATGGTAAATGGTTTGAAATTCAATATATTTATAAAGATTTAAATGAATATAAACAAATAGGAAAAAATGATAATTTTATTAGCATTGATTTGGGAGTTAATAATTTATTGGCTTGTATTGATAATGTTAATAAAAAACCAATATTATTTGATGGGAAATTAATTAAATCTAAAAATAGATATTTTAACAAAGAATTATCTAAATTAAAATCGATTACTAAAACTGTAAATAATAAAAATACTTCTAATAAAATTCAAAAATTGAAGAAAACAAATTCGAAGAATTGCGTAATCTACCGAATAATACAACAAATAAAAATCATTCAGTAAAAATTAATACAACTAAAAAAGTAAGATTTACTTCTGATAGAGGTCGTTTCAAATATGATGATTTTTATATGACCGAAATTGTGTTTGAAAATCATAAAGTATGTTTATGTAAATCTAATATAGATGAATTAATTTTGTTCAACAAAGTTACTAAAGAAGTACTCACTGAAAATGTTAGCTATGGCAATTATTATGCAGAGAACTTCGAATAATTTTTACATATGAAATATAAACATATTACAAAAAAATTATGAAAGAAACACAAGAAATTTTATTGCAAATTGGGTTTAAAAACATTAGTTCAAATATATGGGATAGTGAATGGTTCGGAATATTTGCGTTGGTAGATACAGCTGCACCGGAAGAATTAGCCAAATTTATTTACAATAGAAGTAGAAAAGAAAAATTAATATGAAAAAATTTAAACTTACAATTATTATTAATGAACGGTCGGTAAGCACTACAACTACCTCCACACATAACGAAGATGAAGTTATGGAAGATATTGTTGAAAGTTTGATAAAGGAACAGAATGTAACACTCCAAAAATATATAATTGTTTTACAAGGTGGTAAAGATAATGGAAAAGCCAAACTATCAAATTATAATGAAAGGATGCTAAAAAAACCAATAAATGTAGTGCTTGAAGAATGTTTGTTGGAATATATCTTCTAAATGAAATAATACAACGGTTTTAAAAAATTTTTTTTGTTAAGTTCAAAAAAATTGTTATATTTGTAATATGATACAAATTAAGAATATGACATTTTACGATTATTGGGAAAGAATTCCGATTTGGAAACGAATCAGTCTATCAGGTACATATCAAAGTAAAAAACATCATCCGGAAATTTGGGTAGATATTCATATAAAAAATGTATTTGAAAATGTAGAAAGATTTTTTGGAGATGATATAGATTTAAAAATTTGTGCTATTTTTCATGATATTGCTAAAGATGATACAGCAGAAAAAGAATTAGTGATAGATGAAAAAACTGGATTAGCACATATAAAAGTAAGTCATTTAAATCATGAATTATTGGCTTTACCTTATATTAGTAAATGGAAACATTTGTTTGATGATTTACCAATTAATTGGATTAAAGTAGAAACAATAATTAGAAATCATTTGAAAGCTCACGACTTTGTATCTGGAATTTATTCTAAGAAAAAATGGAGAGAATTTAGAGGATTAAAATATTTTGATGATATAATTGCTTTTGAAAAATGTGATAACTATAAACCTTAAAATTTTAGAATATGGATTATGAACAAGATAAAATCGAAAGAAAAGAAAAATGGATGAAAGAAAATGCCTATAAATCTCAACTATTGGGAAGCGGCATTTTACCAATGAATCCAGATGAAGGGTTTTATATTACAGTTGGAGATATTAATATTTCAGAAGATTTTTTTGAAAAAGAATATACTGCAATTGTAAAAGCATATACAAAAGTGATGGACAAACTTGAAGACTATTATATTAACTCACAAAAAAAAGAAACCTAACTAAATAACAATCATATGATAATTTTAGAAATTGCCATTGCAATGGCATGTGTCACTGCATTATTTCTTCATATAAGAAACAATCGTAGAAAAAAAGTAATTGAAACTGAATTAAAGCTTGTCGAAGACAAATTTATTGAATTTATATCTGTATTCAAGGAAGATAGAAAAACTATCAAAGGATACTTTGATGCTATTCAAAGCATTAAAAAAGATTTAAATAAAATAAACAAAACTTCAGAAGAAGAAGCAATAAAAATCACAGAAAGATTTAAACAGTTTGATAAAACTTTATTTGAAGTAAATAAAAAAATTCGAGATTTAAATACAAAGAAATAATTATTTAATAAAATATTTAAAGAATGAGAGAGATACCGAAAGATTTGAAAATATCAAACCTTAATTGGAAGATATTGAATTTTGCTATAGAAAAAGGAAAAAATGTATTATTGACTGGTCCAACAGGCACAGGTAAAACGAAAACAATGTACAAATTAAAGGAAACATTTCCAGAACGTCCTTTTTTTAATATACCAATGGGTTCATCCCAAGATGCAAGAGCTACTCTAATTGGAAATACACATTATAATCCTACGATAGGAACATTTGTGGTTTCATCTTATTTTGTAAATGCAATTCAAACAAAAAATGCAATAATATTACTTGAAGAAATTTCAAGGTCAAGTATGGATGCTGAAAGAATTCTTATGTCAGTATTAGACGAACAACAAAGATTTTTAAGAATAGATGAAAGTAAAGATACTCCAGAAATATATGTAGCAAACGGAGTTTGTTTTTTAGCAACTGCAAACATTGGAAATGAATATACTTCTACAAGAGAATTGGACAGAGCATTTAAAGAAAGATTTATTGATATAGACATGGATATATTAAATAAAGAAGAAGAAATAGAATTACATAGATTTAATTTTCCTGATATAGATGTAGATATTATTACTAAAATTGTTGATTTAGCCATGTTCACTCGAGAAGAGTATATAGAACAAGAAATGAATAGATTTATTAATACTAAACAAATAACTTCTTTTTTAGAATTTATTCAAAGTGATTTTACATTTGATGAAACATTGATTGCAGTGATTAAAAATAAATTTGAATTGGAAGATTATATTAAGATATCTCAATATTTAGAAAAATTTAAAGAATAAGAAATGGAAACAACTGTTATAACCAAAGATAATATATATCGTATCTTTAATGAATTATTGTCTGTATTAGAAAAAATAGAATATTTTGATATTACTTCATTAACTCCTTTAGGCAGTACCAGATTAATGTTACAAGGAAAGGGTAAAGATGAATCAAAAGATTTAGATTTTGCAATTAAATTAAATTCAAATTTTAAGAAAGAAGAACTTAAAGATTTAATTCCAGAATTAGAAATAAAATTAAAAGAATATAATGTAAGTTTAAGAGAAGGAGATTCAAGAAAAATTATATTTTCAAATGTCATTACTTTATATCTTAACCAAGATGAAAATACATATCAAATAGATTTAATGATATCTGATAATAATAAAAATAATTTTAGTTATCTTACTGAATTAAGATTTTATTCTAATGAAACAAAACCATTTTTAAAAGGATTACATCGTACAGAATTAATTAGAAGTATGCTTAAAGCAAAAGGATTGAGTATCGGTACTTCTAATATAAATAAATTTGGTTTGAAAGCTAATGGAATTTTTAATACCAATGAACAATATTTATCTTTTATCACTAAAAAATTTAATTCTGCTCATAAAGAAGAAATTCAAGAACATTGGAAAGAATTATATGATTTATTAGAAAAATTGAATATAAAAGATTATCTTACAAATAATAATATTCTAAGAACAAGATATGGATTTGTTCATCCTGATATAGAACATACGTTTACTGAAGGACTATTTGAAAAAATTCCTTATAAAATAAATAATAGAATACCTTATTGGAAGAATATAGTCTCTGAAGTATATAGTATTAAAAAGAATTTTAAATTAGATACTTTTGAAGAAGTTCTTATATTTTTAAAAGAAAATCATACAATTCCAGAAATTGGATTTATTATTCGAGATTATATATCAGAACTTAAAAGAAAAACAACAGGTGATTTTTATAATGAAGAAATAAAAAATATTTTAGATTCTTATTTATGCTCATTCAAGGTAAAATTATAGTAGAACCAGACGATATAACTAATAAGCATAGAAAACAATCTGAATGGAAAAGAATGTCTATTATTTCTTTTGATGATGATTTATGTGATTATTATTCTTGGTTTATCTATAAGAAATATCTTTTAAAATTAAATAAACCTATTCGTGGTAGCCATATATCCTTAATCAATGATAGTGTTAAAGATATAAAATTTGGTTTAGGAATAGAAAATGATTTGATTATTACTGAATATTGGAATAAATTTAAGGATGAATGTAATGATAAGATAATTGATGTTTATTTATCTAATGAAATTAGAAGTAATGGTAAACATTGGTGGTTAGAATTATTACCAGAATCAGAAGAATATTTTTTGTATTTAAGAAATGGACTCGGATTGGGTGAACCATTTTATGGATTTCATTTATCTGTTGGAAGAGCTAATGAACATAACTCGATTGTGTCTGAATATTGTGCAAGATTATTAGATGAAGAATGAGTATAAATTTTATACTCATTCTTCAAAAAAATTATTCTAATTCAAAATCCCATTTATCTGTTTTTGGATGATACAAAGCAGTCAAAATTCTTATACCTTTTGATCCGCGTTCGTTATGTCTATATGATATATATATTGGCATCCAATAATACGGACTAGATTCGACATTATCGTTGTATTGTGCATTAACAGTGCCCATTGAAACTTCTTTAAAAACTGTTTTAAATATGCCAGTTTGTGAAACAAGATTTTTTGTTGTTGAAAGTGAAAAATATCCTCCATTGGTTTCTTCTACCTTATCAAATTTAATTGCTACACCTGTAAGAGATTTAATTTTATTTTCTAATGGTGCCAAAGGAACTGATTTAATGTCAAATCCTTCCATTGCTTCATTCAATTGTTTTTTCAATTCTTCTCGAATTATCGTTCTAAGTTTAATTTCGTTTTTATTCATTTTATTTTGTATTTTTTTCAATGTAATCTGAAGTTACTTCAATTCCTAAACTAATATTTCTATCTTTAGCGAGTTTATTGTAAGGCTTTATAGCAATTGTATCTCCATATCCAACCTGCCCGTGTGTTCTTAGTTTACTTGATTTTATTACAATCCATTCTTCACCGTCTTTGAATTTAATAATATCTCCTTCCTTATATTCGGTTCCTTCATTTAATTTTTTTTTTTGAATCTGACAATTGTTTCAGCATCTTATTAAACTGTTCTGTCAACGGCAATAATTCTTTATAATCTCTTGTTAATGATTTAGCTTCTTTAATCAAAGCAATCAATTTATTTTTCTTATACAAAAATTTAGCTTTAGGTGTATTTACAGAAATAGTAGAAATACCTTTACCAAACATTTCATCTAATTGAATTGAATCGTCTCTTTTTTCTCCTTTTCTTGTATCATTTAATAATTCATTTAATATTGGATTAATATTATGTCCATTATCTGAATAAGCGTCAGAAATATTTTCGATTAAGATTAAATTTTTATATGTATTATAATCTAAATCTTTTACTTTGCTACCTATTTTTACTTTTATTTTTCCTTCCTTTAATGATATAATCGTTCCTTTTAAATTTCCTTTTTTGGTGTTGATTATAATTTCATCTGAAGGTTCAATGATATTACCTTTTTTGTCTACGAATGTTTTCATATTGATTTGTGTTTAAATTTTTTGTTTTTTACTTATTATAAATATAAAAAGTTTGAAAATTATTGTTTATTTTAATTTTTCATATATTTTAATCATATCATTAACTGGTGCATTCAGTTTTAAAACCCCTTTTAATCCTATTAATATTCTATCCCTTTCACCTTACCCTGCTTCATCAGAAGAATAATTAAGACTATATCCATAAGAAGAAATTGAAGACCAAAGATTTTTTAATGACCAATTAAGAAGCTTACCTAATTCTTCAGCTTCTTTATCATTTAATTTTTCTTTAGTTGCTTTTTGATATAATGTATCATTTATTATATGTTCAAAGTTTTTTCCTTCTGATAATTGTTTCTTCAATTCTTCTCGAATTATCGTTCTAAGTTTTATTTCGTTTTGTTTCATATTATTTTTTTTATTTAAAGATTCTTTTAATTCAAATTTAATTGAAAACATATCAGATTGGAAATCTACTACTTTTTTATTTGTAGCTTTTTCTATGTCATTAATTACAGATTTATAATCGTGCTTACTGGCGGAAAGATTTAATACTTCAAAATAGTTTTTTGCTTGCTTTACTCTTACACCCGAATAATTAAACAATGATTCAATTTTTTCTTTTGTATTCATATTTTTTAAAATATAATTTCATCAATTAGTTGGTTCAAAGTTTCTAATGCTTTAGTATATTCATTAACAGCGTTCATATTTTTTCCTTCTGTCAATCTCATATATGCTCCTTGAGTTGAAGGAGTACTCACACAATCAAAAGCGACAAGATCAAAATCATCTTGAACTTCAACTGTATTATTTGCAGATTCTTTTACTGACCCCAATCCTCTACTTGAAATACCAACAGTTATTCCGTGCAGAAGGTAACCTTCCAGGATTTTCCCATTTGGAAGATTAGTTAATACTTCAACATCTCCTTTTAAATCGTCGCCTTCCCACCACATCTTAACTACATTTAATGCACCGCGACTTAAAGAAATTGTAGATGAGTCAGGATGATCCAATTCCCCAATGGCGTTATTTATTGAGATATAGTTTTTTTGATATTTATTTGCTTCTCTCAATAATACCGGTTTTGGATATATTCTTCCATTAGCATTTTTTGCATTTGCTCTTTGAAGAATTACTCCTCTTAATATTAATCTTCCATTATTTTGTAATTTGGATTCATTGATTAATTGAGCAGATACTCTTATTTGTACTATTTCAGATGTTAATAATTCTTTCATGTTTTTTGTTTTAAAAAATATTATTTATTATTTTCTTTAAAAACTTCATCTCTAAATTTAGTATTATTAAATAAAGCAGTTAAAGATTCCCAAATAAAATCAAATTCTTCTTTTGGTGTAGATTTTGCATTGTCTACTTGAATAGATTTCATTAATTTTTGAAATAAATCAAAATGCAAATTTTTAATTTTATTTACGGAGTAGTCTGATTTTTTCCATTTGTCGTCAACTGCTTCTGTTAATTGTTTCTTCAATTCTTCTCGAATGATTGTTCTAAGTTTAATTTCGTTTTTATTCATGATTTATATTTTTTTCATTTTAATTAATAATTTAGTCAATTTATCTTGGGCTTTATTCAAGTTATTTTTAGTAGACGCCCAATATTTTTCTGAACTGAATTCTGTTTCAGTTTTTAATTTATAAATTTGATTTACCATTCTATCTAATCTAAATAAATCTCCGTTTATCTTAGAAACTGCTTGATTAATTTTTTTCTTGGTGGATAATTTATCATCTGATTTAAACTCTTTATAATTTGCTTCGGTCAATTTTTCAATATCTATTGTACCAATTACATTAGAAGGAACATTCATTATCTTTTCTGGTTTCTTTGTTTTTCTTGGTTTTAAATCTGATTTTTTATTTCCAGTTAAATCATCTAAAACTTTATACCCTTGCTTCTTAGCTCTTTTCTTTTGTTGAGTCATATCGGTAGAAAAAGCATTCGGAGTATTATATCCAGCTACATTTGCAGTAGTGGTTATTTCCTCTAAATATTTTTTGATGTATTTATTTAAGAGTTTTATGTTCATTATATTTTTTAGATTATAATAGTTTTCAAATTTTTAATTATTTCATAATATCTCATCAAGTTCAATATTTGATCGTCTGATGCGACATTACCTTTAAATTTATTTTCCATTTCATTCAACACTACTTCTAATTTCACCTTTAAATTTCCTTCTTTAACTTTCTTAATTAATTTAGTCAATATCACCTTAGCATTTAAAGCTTGTTTATCAACATATTCTTTCAGTTTAGTTGAATCAGAAATATTATTAATATATTCTTTCAATATACTTTTTTGCTTATCATCTAAATCTTTATATTTATCATTAAATTTCTGAACAATTATCTTATAAGTAAGCATTCTTAAATCTTCATTTAATCCTTTATAATCTTCTAATTCTGTTTGAATTTTATTAGCTGCCTTATTTGTTAATATATGTTCAATTAAAAATGATTTTGCTTTAACAAGTTCAGAAGGAGAAATATTAATTTTAGCATTTTCTAACAGTTTATAGATAGAAGCTAAAAGAACATAATTATTGACCTTGCTTTTTAAGAAATCTTTCATTTCATATGTATCTCGAATTTCTCCGATTAGCATATATTTTTCTTTCTGTAATTTCTTATAATTAAGAGTTCTAAAAGATTTTACAGAAAGGTTTAATAACATTTCTGCATCTTTATATTTTTTGAATTTGTCTTCAGCAAGAGTTTGATACAATAATAATTCTTTACTTAATTCAGTATCTTTATTAAAATATTTTTGAAGAATATTTTTCGCTTTGCTGGATTTGTTGGACAAGATATCTGAGGTTACTTGTTTCATTAACAACTCAAATATAATTCCGGTATTTTTTAATTTCTTATGAAAATTTTTTGCCATATTGACAGTATTTTTATTTTTCGTTATTTTTCTTCTGTGATATGTGAAAATGATAGATGTTTTCTATTAAAAAAAGTTAATTATTTTTAAATAAATATAAAATAAAAAAATAAAATACGAAAAAGATTAAAAAAACCGAAAAGACTTCTTTTATAAAATAAATATAAGTTAGATGAAAAAATTAAGTTCTTTTTTTATTTCTTATATTTATATACAATTATAAACAAATTTAATAATAAAAATATGAAATCTTTCGTAGACAAACAAATGGTAAATGAATTATTAATTCTTTTGGGGCATTCAAATATTTCTATAACTGATAAGCCTTGTTTTTTGTGGGATGGCGATAAAGTAATAGAAACTGAAATTTCGGCTTTAGAAGAAATACCCACAAATAGTGAAATAAAACAAGTTTTATCTTATACATTAAATGAAGAACTAAATTTTTCAAATTTTTTAAATTTATATCAAGATAAAAAAATTGTTTTAATGGCTCACTCAGACGGAAAATTAATAAACGAACAAAATATAATTAGAGCATTCATATCAAACTAAAAAATAATTATATGCATTATTTAATCTACCAGCTTACAAATCAATTAAATGGTAAAATCTACATTGGCTCACATATAACAGAAGACATTCAAGACGGATATATTGGAAAAGGAAAGGAATTAACAGAAGCAATATTACAAGATGGATTTCAAAATTTTAAGAAAGAAATTTTATATGATTATGATGATGAGGAACAGATGAGAGAAAAAGAAGCAGAACTATTGACATGGGAGTTTATAAACCGTTCTGATACGTATAATAGGCAACAAGGTAGAAAGCACAAACCAAAATACAATGAATCAAGAAAATTATCTTCTCCCGCTAATCTTAAAAAAAATATTCAAATAACTCTGGATAAAGATATAATTGACTGGTTGGAAAATAAACACATTAAAAAATCAGAATTGATAAATACATTATTAAAAGAATACAAGAGTAGAATTTAAGTAAGGAAATAAAACAAACATATATTTATTTATAAAATAAATCAACAATGGCAGAACAAAACAATACATTTTTCGACAGATTAGAAAAAATATTCAGAAAAGGAATATTATTAAAAGGACAAGAATATGCAAAGATAAGAAACTTTGATATTGATAAAATTCAATCAAAATTAAAATTAGATACAAACATAGTTAATGCAGACACGACTTCTGGGTTTTTGAAATCTTCTTATGCAGATAATATTTTAATGCATGGAATACAAGTTACCAGAAAGAATTTGTATATGGATTATGAAGCAATGGATGCAGATGCCAGACTATCTTCGGCGCTCGACATATATTCGGATGAGGCCTCAACTCGGAACGAGTTCGGAGAAATAATTCATATAGATACAGAAGATGAAAATATTAAAAATGCATTAGAAAATTTATTTTATGATATATTAAACATAGAATTTAATTTATGGCCTTGGGTTAGAATATTAGTAAAATATGGAGATTTATTTTTAAAATTAGATATTACTGAAAAAATTGGTATTACCAATGCTTATCCATTATCTTGTTATGCAATACAAAGATTAGATGGAGACAATGGAGATGTTTCGTTTAAATATGATCCTTCATTAAGTTTGCAAATGGCTCCGTCATATAAAATTAAAACTTTTCAAGATTATGAAATAGTGCATTTTAGATTATTATCTGATTTTAATCTTATTCCTTATGGTAAGAGTATTTTAGAAAATGGTAGAAGAACTTGGAAAAGAATTACTTTATTAGAAGATGCAATGTTATTAGCAAGAATAATGAGAGCACCTGAAAGAAGAGTAATTAAAGTTGATGTAGGAAATATTCCACCTAATGAAGTAGCCGCTCATATGAATTTAGTAATAAATAATATGAAAAAGGTTCCTTATATGGATCCGGAAACGGGTGAATACAATATGAGATTTAACCTTATGCCAATTGCATGGTATTCAATAATTCCTTTATTAGATGGAAGAGAAATAACAATAAAAGAATTATCAGAAGAATATGAACAAGGAAAAATAAATTATGTATATTCTATAGATAAAAATGATAATAATAAAATTGTACCCGGAAAAGTTGAATGGTGCGGATTAACTATTAAAGAAGCAGATATAATAAGAATAACTTTAGATGATAGTAGTTATTTAGATGTTGAGCCATCACATCCAGTAATGTTAAGAAATGGAGATTATAAAATGGCTAAAGATTTAAAAGAAGAAGAATCTATAATGCCGTTTTATACTACTTTATCAACTCAAAAAAACATTGCAGATTATGAATTAATTTTTAATCCAAAAACAGAAAAATATGAATATACTCATAGATTAGTTGCATCTGCTTTAAATCTAAATGAGTATAATGCAAACAAAAATGTAGTTCATCATAAGGATTTTAAAAAATTAAACAATTCTCCAGATAATTTAGATTGTTCTATGACATCTTCAGAACATATTAGATATCATAGAAATAATACGATGTGGAATAATAAATCTCAAGAAGAATTAAATATTATTAATGAGAAAAGAAAAGCAACATTAAAAGAAATGTTTAGTTCAGGAGAATTAAAAATTTGGAGCAAAGGCAAGACTAAAGAAACAGATATCAGATTAAAAAAATTAGGAGAAAAAATATCTGGTGTTGTTTCTGAACAATTTAAAAATGGTAGGGTTGCAACTTTTCAAGATAAAAAACGACCGGAACATTCAAAATGGATGAAAGAAAATATGATACCCTATATAAGAACTGAGGAAACAATAAAAAAATTAAGCGATAGTAAAAAAGGAAAAAAATCAAAATTCGAAAATAAATTAAAGGGAAAATCTTACGAAGAAGTATTTGGAATTGAAAAAGCAAACGAAATAAAAAATAAAATAAAATTAACTTTAAAATTAAATCCTATGTCTAAGGAAGAAAGATTAAAGAAAAGGAATTTTATGAAACAAGAAAATAAACGAAGATGGGAAGATAAAAATTATAAAGAAAAAGTAACAAATGCAATGAAAGATAAATTTGATGATTATTTATTTAATACTATTAAGATAATCGTTTCAGAAAATGAAAATATGACAATAAGAAAAATATGTGATGAGATGAATAATATTAATGGATTATATGAATATTATTTGAAATTAAACGCAGGTAGAAAAAAACCTAAAGAATTTATGATGCATACAATTAAAAGAGCAATTCGAGAAAGAGGATATATAAATGTAGATGAATTCATGAAAAAGGTTTCTACATCAAAAATAAATCATAAAATTAAAAAAATTGAATTATTAACAAAAAAAGAAGATGTATATTGTATGACGGTAGCCGAATATCATAATTTTGCTACTATTACTCATGAAGGAGAATCGAGAAACGGTATATTTGTTAAAAATTCAAGCTTGGAGGATTTCTTTTTACCCGTTCGAGGAGATAAAAGCGGAACTGAATTTGATACATTACCAGGAATGGAATTCACAGGATTAGAAGATATTCAATATGAGATGAATAATTTATTAGCAAGTTTAAAGATTCCAAAATCGTTCCTAACTTTCGAAGAATCCATGAATGCGAAATCGAATCTCGCGAGTGAAGATGTTAGATTTAGTAGATCAATAGAACGAGTTCAAAGAGTAGTAGAAACTGAATTAACAAAACTTGCTTTAATACACTTATATTCTCAAGGATTTACAGATGAACAATTAACTCAATTTGAACTAAAATTAACTACTTCTTCTAAATTAGCAGAACAAGAAAGAGTTGAATTATGGACAAGTAAATTAGAATTAGCTAAGAGTTTTATAGAAGCAAGATTAGTTCCAATGGAATGGATTTATACCGAGTTATTTAATATGACAGAAGACGATTATAAAAAATGGCAAGAAAAAGATATTCCAGAAGATTTGAAAAGAATGTTTAGATATAATCAAATTGCTGAAGAAGGTAATGATCCAGCTGTTACTAAAGAAACTTCTAATACTAAAACTGATGAAGATACTTGGTCAGAATCTAAATTAAAGAAATCAGATACTGCAGAAGATTTAGATACTAAAAAACAAAGATTAATTAAAGCTACTTTTGAACAGTTTGATAAAAATAAAGAAAAATCAAATAAAAGATTGGTAGAAAGAAAAAAACAATATAGAAAAGAAATGATTAAAAGAATGAAGAATACTAATTTATTAAACGAAAAGAATATATTGACTGAAGAAGAAATTATTCATAAGATAGATACAGTTAAAAAATCTTTGTAAAAAATACATTAAGAAATAATTTTTAAAATCCAGTTAATTAATTTTAATTGGATTTTTTATTCAACAGCCAAGTAATATCTTCAGTTCCTCTACCATTATTCATTTTCCAAGGATTTGCTCTATTATAACCAGAAGAAAATATCAATGGAATTTGTTCTTTCTGTTCTACCACATCTTTACCAAAACTATTTAAAGTTGCTTTAGTTAAATCTATACTCGCTTGCTTTATTTTAAGTGCATAGGCTTGAACAAATACTCCAATAGCATATGACATAATTAAATCATCATTATAACCACTTCTTGCTTGAGCTTTACCGTTTTTCCAGACAAATACTTTTATTTCATTTAATAATCTTTTAGATCTAATTATTACTTCTTTACTTTCTATTATAGATATAAATTTTTCTATGATTAATGGTCTTGATTTAGATGTATTAGAAAATCCAGGAACCATACTATCATTATTTAATAAATCTATTCCTTTTCTTAAATACATATTTGGATCTGGGTGTGGGTTACCTTTTATAGAATAGTATAAATTTTCATAATCTAATTCAATTAATTTTTCTATTACTGACCATCCTAATCCTGTATTTTCTACAATTAATAAAGCATTATTCCAATCTTTAGCTATTGAATATAATAATAAAGCATATTCAGTAGGGGGTAATTGATCTTTAAATTCTGCGCATTGTTCTAATGTTTCTGCATCTAATATATGAAATGCTGAACTATCTGTTCCATCTCCTCTCGCTACATCGGCAGGAATTATGTAAGATTTAGTTGGATCTATTTCGGTATATTGGAAAAACTTTTTTCTTAATTTCTTTAATAATGGCTCTATTATATTTTCATGTTCTTCATACCATTTGACAATGTCTCCTTCTATTACAGTTTCGCCAGAACTCGTGAATTCACATTCACATTCTTGATTTGCTAATTTTACTCCCAATTGTCTTGTCTGTGCATCTCTCCAATCTTGTCCTCGTTCTGGATGAACTGTCCAGTGCAATTTTATTGGATTAAAATCATTATCTCCTACTTCTGCTTCTGTCCATTTTTTATGAAAAAATCCTCCTTCGCCATTTGGAGTAGATAAAATTACTGCGCTACCTCCTGTTGACAAAGTGGGCCAAGCAGCGGACCATAAATCATTGATTAATCTTTCTTTAATGAAGGCCGCCTCATCTATCAGAAGAAGGGAAGCGGCGCCCGATCGCCCAGCATCTTCTGAACAAGTTTCTGCAGTTATTTTTGATTCATTTCCGAATTCTTGAGATTGAACATTATCATATGTTCTATTAGTTCCCAATTTTGAATCTTTCATCCAATCAGGCAAACCATTATACATAACTCGTACTTTCTTAACTAATGCAGAAGCAACTTTAGATTTAGTAGCAATTACAATTACATTAAATCCAGAAACAAATAAACATTTCCACAATGCATATCCAGCAGTAAGAGTAGAAATACCTAATTGTCTACTTTTTAATATAATATTTAATCTATGTTCTTCTAATTGTTGTACTACATTTTCTTGAAATGGATATAATTCAAACGGAATGATTCCTCTTTGAGGGTGAGCAATTTTACAATATTTTTTCATAAAATAAATTGGATCTTTTTTGCACTTTGCAAACTCTTCTTTCCTCTTTAATTTTATGAATGTTTTTTTATCTAATATTACTTCTGATTTTTTAGCCATAACTCTTAACTTCTTATACAAATAAATATAGAATTTTTTTAAAAATTAATTAAAAATTATTTGTTTGTTTCATTTATTCGTTGTATATTTGTTTATATAAATAATTATAAGGGTAAACAATTAAAATTAATAATTATGACACATTTAACCTACATTCAATTAACAAAACAAAGAGCAAAATATAATGATGTTCTAAGGAAAGGATTAGAAAAAATGAATATATCTTATACTGAGGTCAGTTCAAAATATGGTAAAAACATCTTTATAAATAATATAGAAGATGTAGATAAAGCACGAAAATTCTTATTAGGTATTTCTTTAACAACTCCACAATATTTACGATAAGATAATAGATATATAATTTTTATTAAGCAAAATAAAAAATTATGGAAAAAAGAACAATTTATAGAATAGAAGATCCTGAAACAGGAGATGGATTTTGGAGAAGTTCTACTAATGGATTTTATAATGGATTAAAACTTTTAAATCATTCTAGATATGAAGCAATAAGTGATAGGCACAATGATGCAACAAAATTTCCAAGTCATTCACAAGACACCGAATTAAACTCAAAAATAAATAATTTTGCAATACAATTTTATCATTTTGCTTTTCTTTCTATGGATCAAATAAAAGAAGCATTGACTTTAGAAGAAATCAAAGAATTAATTGATAAATTTGGCTTTAGAGTTTATGCAATTACTTGTACAGATTATCACACATCTAAATTTCAAGTGGTATTTAAAAAAGAATCCATTGTAGAAAAAATAGATATTTCGGAATTGTTCACATAAACAAACTAATAAAATGAAATCAAAAGCGGATAATAAAGAAACACAAAAATATATTAGAATGTGGAAGAATCTTTCTAAAGAAGATTTAGAAGAGTTGTTACTTCTAATTGAAGAAGACAAATTAAATAGAAGAACAAATAACAATAAGATTGCTACTATAAAGACATTACTATTATAGACAAAAAAATCCAATAAAAAATTAATCTTATTGGATTATAAAAGAAAAAGTGGTTAAAAATTAGTCTTTAATCATTTTTTTTATCTTTAATTTTTCTTGTTTAAATTCACACAATATAAAATTTTTACCTTTATTGAATAATTTATTTTTATTCTGATAATTATTAATTAAGATCAATTTAGAAATAAGAATTGGAGAAGTTTTTTCATTTATAATAGAAACAATGTTGTATAATTTTTTATTTTTAATATCGTCGGTAATCTTAAGTTGATTATCTTTATAAGTAATATAGAAATTATTTAAATTAATATCTTTATTTTCTTTAATAGTTGATACATATTCCATTCCAACTGTTTTAACAATTCTATCTATATGCCATTTCCATCTTCTTAATGCTGGATGCTTACTTGATAAAATATTAATCCATTCTGGTCTACCTATTCCTTCATCATTTATTTGATCATAAAAATAACTTGATCCTTCTATTGGTCCATCTGGATAATTTGTTTTATGTTGTTCTAATTCCATATCTGGTACAAGATAGTTTATAACTTGATATCCAAAAAATTCCGCTCTTCCTTTTGTTACATTTTTATAATCTGCCATTTTTTGAAAATAAGCTTGTGGACCATCATCTACCATATACTTTCCAAGAGATTCAACTTCAATAGCATTTGAATTACTTATCTCAGAAATTATCTTTTTGATTTGGTTTTTATTGAAAATGATAAAATATTCTATTAAAGAGTTTTTTTGCATTAATTTTTTATTTCACTTTATTTAATTCTGCAGTAGCATCTTTAATAAAATCGACATTTATTTTATAGAATTCATCTGCTGCTTTCTTAATATCATTTTTATCTTTAACTTCATAATTAAAAGAAGAAGTAGCTCCTTTACCATTTTTTATCACCGAGCAATATCCTTCCATTTTATTAGTTTCTCCTTTATCTAAATCTGATTGAAGGAAAGGTCCAGGTTGAAATGTAATCGAAGGTAAAGAATATAGCATGGTTTGAATTACATTTGGTAAGGCATTGTATTTTTCTTTAAAATTTTTATCCCATAAATCTTCACTTTCTCTTACTCTAACATCTAATTCATATCCATTATTATATGGTCTAACTGTAGATTTATATGATCCTATTAATTTTAAATTTATCATTTTATTATAAAAGTCATCATATAATTTTTTAATCTTGAACATTGTTGCTTTTGCAGCATCTTGTGCTTTTAACAATTCATTTTCTTCTTTCAATAATTTCTTATATTCTTCACCTATTATTCTTCGAATTGTATTTTCTTTAACAACTGATTTTTCAATAAGTTCTTTATTTTCTAAGACTACATCAGGAAAAGATTTATTTGATTTAGCTTCTTCAACTAAATTAATTTTTTCTTCCCATTTATCTTTCGAACCAACTCCATTTTCCCAATATTTTCTAATATTGTTAAAGAATGCTTTCTTTTTTTCTTCAGGAGTGATTTTCGCAGGTGATTCAACACCATATTTTTTAAGCATAGATTTAAAATATTTTCTATATGCTTTTTGAAGTGGAGATAATTTTGCCATTTTTATTTTAATTTTAATTGTTTATTTTATATTTTCTTTTATTTCTTTCAATTGTTTATCTAACAGTTCTTTCAATTCTTCTTTACTCATATTCTGTTCAACCGTCTCAACGTCTCCAAATTCATTATGAATATATTCACTGTCATGTTTTTCTACAAATTCATGTAGAACTGATTCTAATTCATTCACCCATTCTTTCTTATTCTTTTTAATCAATTCTTTTTCATATTCTTCATAAGTTCCATCTTTTTTTCTTTGTTCATCTTCTTCTATTTTACATATTAAACACATATTAAATAGTCGATAGAATTCTGGATCTTTAGTCTTTACCATTGGTTCATTACATTTCGGACAAGTTAATGGTATTAAAATTTCTTTTCTTAATTCTTTGAATCTTGATACTGTCTTTTTAATTCCATTTTCTATTGTCCACTTCTTTCCGTTTTCTTCCCAAATATCTCCCTCTTTTCTTTCTTGATGTTCTTTTAAAAACGATACTTCTATTCTTTCACCTTTTAAAAAAACTTTTTTAAATATTTTTTTGTACGACATAACTGATTATTTATTATTTTATTTTTAATTTTTCATATATCTTACATTTCTGTAAAACTGGTTTTAATTGATCATATAATTTAACCCAATTTATTTCTTCAGGATTATCACAATTATATTTATTAAATGCTTCCATAATATTCTTATATCCTTCTTCATCATTTTCTTTACAATATACTTGAGCTCTTTTTATAAATTTATACGCTTCTTTGGGATCTTGAATATCTAATTCTGATAATAATGAAGTTAATTTAAATTTATTTTCTTTAAACTTATTCAATGCTTCTTTTTGAAAAGGATGTAATTTAGTCTTCTTATTCTCAGATACTGTTATCTTATCTTCCCATCCTTCAGTTGCTCCTTCACCCTCTTTCCAATATGTTTCAATATTATTGAAGAATGATTTTTTCTTTTCATCTGATAATTCCTCTGGACTTTTTACATTGTATTTAGAAAGTAATGTATCAAAGAATTTATTGTATTCATCTTGTAATTCACTTTCTTTCATTATTGAATTATATTCTTCTTTGATTATCTGTTGAAGTTTGATTTTTAATTCTGGTTTCATATGTTTTTATTTGTTTAAATATTTTTTATATTCTTCTGGGAAATCTTTAAGTTCTTCGGCATAAGGTTTATTTACATGAAAGAAGCCCAAATCTTTAATAAAAAAAAGTTCATTTTGTGCATAATAACCTATTTCTAAATCAATCACAACAATTTTGGCTTCATTGGAAATATTATTATTTACTTCAATTTGAGTCATGCGGTCAAATCCTGCTTTGTCTTTATATTTAATTTTTATTTTTTTTCCTTGATCTATAGGTTTAAGTAATCTTGCATAAATAGCCTCAAATTTCGGGCTACGCAGGCCGGGCTTCCAGTTTAAAAGTTGAGAAGGATTTATTTTTTCAGATATTAATTTCTGATATTCTTCTTTGATTATCTGTTGAAGTTTGATTTTAAGTTCTTTTTTCATATTTACAAAGTTAATAAAATTTTTATAATAAATATAAGAAATTATTTTTTTATTTTAATTTTTTCGTATTCTTTTTCCCATTTCGTCTTATGACCGCGTTGAATATTAGTCAACATTCCGGTTCTATTCTCAATTCTACCTATTTTTTCTATTAAAAAGTTTTCTACATCAAATGATATTTCCTCAGAAACATTTTCTATAACTTTAATAATAATTGGTAATCTATTCATTTCTTTCTTTATTTTATCAATTGTTTTATGTTTATCACTTTTCATTTTCTTTGGATTATAATACAAATGTGAAAATAATCTTTGATAAGAACTGATATTAGAATTTACCCCTTTCCCTATGTAGAAGGGCGCATAATCAAATTTAAAATTGCCATAAATATATTCACCAGGAAATTTAGGATGAAGATACGCATACACATAATATCTATCTTCTGATAATTCTAAATGATGAGATTCTTTTATTATTTGTATTTCTGTATTTCTCTCTTCTTTACTTTTGTATTTGAATCCAAGGGCTAAATCTGTGTACGGCATAAAAAAATTTGTTTATTAATTTTTTTTTATTTATATTTTCAATATATTTATTAATAAATATAAAATAAAAATTTAGAGTTATGGAACCAAAACCACTTATCATAGAAGATAGAAAAGAATTTAAAGAATTAATAACAAATAAAAATAAAATATTTAAGCATATTATCGATTCATCTTTATCGTTTGATTATTTCTTAATAGAAGTGCCTTCAATATATTCTATCATCAAGATAAATTATACTAAAAAACTATTGAAAGAGATATATCAAGAATTTATAAAAAAAGAAGAATATGAATATGTGGCAAAATTAACGAAGCATTTAAATTAAATTTAAAATAAAATGAAAATTGGACACATTAAAGCAACTGTAGAAATGTTTGAAGATGTAATTAATGAAAATTTATTATCGTTAATGTATGATAAAATTCAGCCAATTCTAATCGAACAAGATCGACATAATCATCATACTCTTTCTATATATGGTATATCAGAAGAATTTGATGAAATAGAAGAAATAAATTTAAAAGATTTTTTGACTTATCGAATTGGTAAAGAAAATATAAATCTTTATGAACTCGGTGTATGTTCTTCTATGTCAGAAGGAGATGAAAAACCAAAATATGATTTTATAATTACGAAGCCAATTCCAGAAGATTTTAATAGAATTTAAATAAAGATTATATTTATTTAAAAAAACTAAATGTCTTTAACCGCCAAAATACACCCATTAGATATAGATGCTAACAAAGCAGTTGGTATAGCTTTACCTTTAAATAGTAATAATCAAAACTTCTTTAAATTAAATTATACAACTAAAGATCAAGCGAGAACTAATTTAAAAATGCTTATCAATACTGTAAAGGGTGAAAGAGTAATGAGACCTTCTTATGGAACAAATGTAAGAAAAATTTTATTCGAACCAGATAATTCAAATTTGGTATTAAATGTTCAAGAAGATATAAAATCTGCAATAGCTACTTGGTTACCTTATCTTACTGTTAATAGCATTACTTTAGAAGTAGATAGTGATAAGCATATTGTGTATATAAGCATAAACTATAATTTATCTCATGTTCCCGCAGATACTGAAGATGTAGTAATTGAACTAAATTTGTAAAAATCTTAAGTCTGAATAGCTTACTAATTGTCCAGTATAATTCACATACTTATCCCATTCATCATTGCAGTGAAAAACAACAAATGCAGATTGGATTTCATTATTATAAGATTTAATTCTACCTTTTTCTCCTCTTTTATGAGATGGAACTTATTCGACCCATCCACCAACATTTTCTTTGGTTAAATTTAATTCATTCATAATTTTTATTTGTTTAAGTGCAGAATTTTTTATATATTCATCACACAAATATACATAGAATAAAATTCAAAAACAAATCAATGTCTAATAATCAAAAAAGAATTTTTTACTCAAGAAAATTAGAAGACACATTAATCACTCTTTCAGACTACAAACCAAAATTATTATTCAAATATCAGTTATTTGTTCATAACATTATTTATCAACAAACATATAAGAAATTATCTTATCATGATTTTGTTCCAATAAATAAGAATAAAATGAGTTTTGATTTGGGCAATGATCCAGGAATATATTATCATATCAGATCTGTTTTACTTGATAATAATTTAATAAATGTATTCACTAAAAAAAATAAAGAAGGAAAATTAGTAGAACCCTATTCAGTTGGAACAAAATCTAAACAATATCGATTGCATAAAGATTATATAGATGATATTTCAACGAAAGTAATAACTAATGATTATATCGGAAAATTAAAAGAAAAGAATCAAAAATTATTTAATAATAATTTAGAAAAAGATGAAGATGCAAATAGAATGTATAAACAATACAAATATTTAAAAATTAAAGAAGATGAAGCAATAATTTTTTGTGATTCTATTTCTGACATATTAACAGATTATCAATATAAATATCATACTTATATGATTAAATCTTTTAATCAATTAGATGATACTTTCTTTACATGGATTAATCCTGGTTTTAGACATTATACTCAATTAACCAGTCTATCAAGATATTATAGAAAATATTTATACTTCGATAGAATACAATATGAAAAAGATAATAATTTAGAAATATCTAACAATCATAAATTAATTAATATTGATATAAAGAATAGTCAACCTCTTTTATTCAACATTCTAATTCAAAAATATTTAGAAAATAATTCTTTACAATATCAAGGTATAGTAATAAATCCAGAAGAATTAAATGTAAATAAATTAAATGAAGTGATTAATAATATCTATGATTATGATTCGTTTTATAATAATTTGCAACCTTTGCTATATGATGAATTGATCTATGTAGCAACTACATTTCTTGATATTCTACCGGAAGAAAAAAAGAAAGAATTTATAATTGAAGAATGGAGTAGATATAAAAAAGAAACAGAAAAAGGAGTATTTTATGATAGGTTAATATCAGAAAATGAAAATAGAAATGAATTCAAAGAAATATTTTTCAAATACCTTTTCTTTGGAAGATATTGGAAAAAATATATAAGTGATATTGAATTAAAATTCTTAAAGAAATATCCATTAATATATAGTATCATAAATTCATATAAAATAAAAGATTATAAACAATTATCTATTCTACTACAAAAAGAAGAAAGTGATTTAATTATAAGAAAAATATGTAAAAAAATAAATGAAAAAAATCCTAATATTTTATTAGCTACAATTCATGATAGCATTTTATGTGAAAGTATTTATAAAGATATTGTAATTGATACAATAAAAGAAGAATTTGAAAAAATAAACTTATTTCCTGCTCTATCTATAAATTAAAATAATGTTCTTATATTTATTTAAAAACAAATTTATGGAAAATCGAGAAAAAGATACTAAAAGAACATCAGATAATATTGCACCAGTTACTCATGATTTATATGATATAGATTGGGCAATACAATATTATTTTAATGAAGTGATAAAACCAAGAGTTATTGATAATGATACTCTAATAACTGTTCCTGTTATATATGGTTCACCAGATAAATGGAAAAGTACAAGACACGATGGTTTTTTTAGAGATGAACAAAATAAGGTTCAAGTTCCATTAATAATGTTCAGAAGAACTGGATTTACAAATTCAAGAGAATATCCGAGACAATTGGATGCAAACAAACCAGAAATTTATGTCACTCACGCTTCACAATATTCTGAACATAATAGATATGATCATTTTAGTGCGTTGTATAATAAAACCAAGCAGAAACAATTTCACAATGTAATAATACCTAAATATATCGAAGTGACTTATGATTGTGTTATATGGACAAGGTTATTGCAACAAATGAATAAACTTCAAGAAATAATAAATTTTGCCGAGAGTAGTTATTGGGGAGAACCAAATAAATTTAAGTTTGCGGCAAGAATACCTGGATTTGATACAAGCATTGAATTGAATATGGGTGAAGATAGAGCAGTTAAAAGTACATTTACAATTAATATGAATGGATTTATTGTAGCTCAAAACTTGCAACAACAATTAATTCAATCGAGTGAAGTTACTTACAGCGCCACAAAAATCATTCTTACTGAAGATGAAAATATGTAAAAATAAAAATATTATATATTTATTTTAAAATTATTCACCTAAATACTAAAAAATGAACGAACAAGTTTTACAATGGATTGCGGAAGAATATCATACTGTATATGGATATAGCGAAGTAGACTCTAAGGTATATGCAATAGAAGATTATTATCAAATAACAAGTGAAGCAGATGTAGAAACATTAGTACAAGCTGAAATGCCTCCTTATGTAGCAAAAGGATCTCACGCTCAAGCAAAATAAATTAATACTGAGTTATGAAACAAATAAATTTATCAGACGAAACAATTAATCAAATTAAAGGCATACAAGAAAAATATGATGTTATATCTTTAAAATTGGGTTATATGGAAATCAGAAAGAAACAAATTCAAGAAGAAGTCAATGAATTAGATTCTGAATATAAATCAATACGAAATGAAGAATTAACAATTATAAATGATTTAAGAAAACAGCACGGAGAAGGAGACTTGGATTTGGATAATAAATTATACCTCGTCGAATAAAACTTCATTTAGGGTCAATCCTAATTTATCAATTTCTTCAGGAACATAGAAATGCTTATGCTTATATATAGTTTTATATTTTTCATAATCATTTCTATCTCCTATAAAATATGATATGAAATTTATATTCTTATCCATTAATTTTTTTATTTGTTTTTTAGTATGATCATTTGCTTCAGTACCAGTATATGAAATTGAATGATTATAAAATTCAGGTAACCCATCTGAGATATTAATTACTATCGAATCTTGTTTTAATTTATTTGATAAATAATCCAATACAATTCCTTCAGGAGATCCTCCACTTGGTTTTAGATATTTAAAATATTTTTTAACCTTTTCAAATTTATCTTTCTTACTATCATATGCTTTTAAAACAAAAGGATTAATATCTAAATTTTTTACAGATTTATTTTGATTCTGTAATGTTCGTCTATAATACACTTCAATATCTAATGATCTAATATTTGATATTGCATAAATAAGACTGATTACAAATTTTTGAGTCTTATCCCATTTATCATCCTGCATTGATTTAGATGCATCTACAACAATATAAACGGTTCTATGTTTCTTTGTTTGATCTATTTCACGATAATAAATGTTTTTATCTTCCAATGGTATTTTATATAGAAATCTTTTATTCAGTTTTCCTGATAATAAATAATTATTTTTTTCTATCTTATTATTGTCTCGATATTTCAACTGAGATAAAATTTTTCTACCTATTTTAATTCCATCAGGTAAGATTATTTTTTGATTGTAATTTAATAATGTTGGATTTGTTTCAAATAAATCAAATAATTTATTATCTAAAGAAGCTGAATTTAATTCATCTAAATATAAAATATTTACTGGTTCATTTAATTTATAATTGACTTTCTCTTGTTTTATTTTTAATGTATCATACTTTATAATATTACTTTTTAATGAATATCTGATAGAAGCTAATTTTAATTTATTGAAAATTATTGATTCATATCTTTCAATTGTGTTAGTTAGTTTTTTTATTTCTGCTTCTTCTAAAGTTGAATAATCATTTTCTTTATTGGTGTTTATAGATTGTAAAACAGTATAAAGTTCAGTAAAATATTTAAAAAATAATTCTTCATCTAATTGTTTTTCTTTTTTTAACTTATCTTGGATATTTTTGATTTCTGATATAGAAGATTCTTCTAAATGAAATTTTAATAAATGATAAGAAAAAGTATCCCAATTATTTTCTGTTAATACTTTTTTAAATAGTTGATGTAATAAAATTTTATTTGTTGATATTGTTTCTGAAGTATATTGACTTAAAATTTTGAAATTATAATCTAAATATTTTTTAATAAATTTTAGATAACCGGGGACTACTTTTTTAATTTCAGCTAACGCATTGTGAAAACTCAACACATGACATATCAATTCTAATTTTTCATATTCTATATCAGATATACCACTATTAGAAATAATTTGATGAATATTAAAATCACATTTTTTACGAAATGCAGATAATAATACATAACCAATTTGATTATCTATATTTTTAATATTATGATCTATATAAATAATATTATTGTTTTTATTCATAATATCATCTACAGAATAATAATCGACAGAATATTCTTTACCAAAAATAATTTTTATGATATTAGAAATATTCTGTTTTAAAATATATAAATGAAAAGGATTATTATTATCAAATAAAAAATTTTGAGGAAACCATTTATCACTATACATCGATTATTTTTATTTTAGTCGATTTAACTTGTTCATCTAAATTTTTGTCTATTGCTTGTTTGGCTTTTTCAATGCTACCGTAATAAAACCAGCAATTAGAAAAACACACAGCAAAATTGCAATGTGACTTCCAATCAAATATCTTAAATTCATTATAAATTGTAAATATTTTTTTATTTTTATATGATATTTCATTTTTGCAAGTAAACATTTCATCATAATGTTCTTTACAATCTTCAAAGTTAGAAAATGTCAAGACATTATAGTTTGAAATACCAGTTCTACTCTTGGCTCGTGCCCACAAAAATAATATTTTTTTCTGAATATAAAAAATGTTAGATATTATCTTTTCAGTTGAATCCAGGGATATTTTTTGTTTGATTCTATATTTCATTTTATTGTTATAAATTGAGTATGGTTATTTTGGTCGATTTAACTTTTTTATCATTATCTTTTTTGATTGCTCTATTCGCTTCTTGAGGTGTAGAAAATGTAACCCAAATTCCACCAAACATTACAAAATATCTACTACAATCAAAATATATATCATATACCTTAAATATTTTTTTGTTTCTAAATGTAATCACATTTTCACATTCAAAAAATTCTTTATAATGGGATTCACAGTTTTCATAAGAATTAAATGTTAAATAACTTTTTTTAAATGTTGTATGCACTTTATTGTCATTCGGTATTACTCTGGTACTTACTCTTACCCACAAAAATAACATTTTTTTCTGAATATAAAAAATATTAGATATAATCTTTTCATCTGAATTTAGGAATGTCTTTTGTTTAATTCTATATTTCATTGTCATGTTTTTAAAAATAAAGAAAAGAGTAAAAACAATTTAATTTACTCTTTTCAAATTATTCAATTAATATTTACAATTATAAACAAATTCTCGAAGTGGAGATTCTAATTTAGTTTCATCAAAATTAGCAAACGAAAGTGATACCATTTTTTCAATTGTTTGTTTATCATCGTATGATGCTGCTTGATATTCTTGATAAAACTTTAATGCTTCTTGTCTTTTACCTTCTACATAAGATTGAGTTTGTTCAAACACTTCTCTCTTTGCATTTTCTTTTTCTTTATAAATTGTCTTTGTCTGATGAACTCCAATCCACCCGAATGCGTATGATAATCCTATTCCAACGACAATTACGATTACAAATACAAAGATTCCAATTCCAATTTCTCTTTTCATAGTTATTTTAATTTAAATGGTAATTTAATATTATTTCAATTTAAATGGTGATACAATAATATCCGGTTCAATATACACTGGTCTTGGTTCTTTGCTTACTGGATCAATCATAATAACCCATGTGGCACTTTGTCCTTCAGCTTTAAATAATCCATTAGGTTCTGCTTGTGGTAGTGTATAAATTCCTTCAGATGAATAATTCCAAATATCTACTTTTTGTGGATTACTATATTGAGTAGAATAAGGAATTCCATATCCAATACATTCACCCAAATATTGACCTACTTCACCTGTCATAGCATTATAAAGATATACATGGCAAATAAATTTTTCTTGATCACATAATTCGTATATCCATTTCAAGTTTTTCTTTTCTTGAAAATTCACAATTGCCGGCATACCCAATTGTCTGATTGATTCTTGAAGAATTAGTTCATTTTGTTTGCTCATTTCTGTATCTGATGGAGACCCGCTTTCTCCACATCCAAATCCAAATAACATTACCATAAATGATAATAACACAATAATCCTTAATTTTTTCATTTTTATTTATTTTTAATTAATAATTTTTTTATTTAATTCAATGCCAATATGACGTATTAAGTTGGAACTATATCTCCTGTATATGTAAAATACATTTTGTCGTTTATAATAGTTCTTATACGTTTTTCATCACTCCAAGCATAAGAATATTGGTATATTTTACTATTTACAAAATTTTCTATTGCTTGGCGTCGCCCATAGTCATTTAATTCGTAATATTCATAAATATTTGTTTTAGATACAATTGTTTTCATAAGCCATAATCAAATACAGTTTCCCCATTTATCGTTAAATTGAATATCACTTATCAACATTTGTTCAAATTCTTCTTCTGAATATGTTACATAACTTTTTGATGGTATGGGTAAGTTCAATTTAACTTCCTTCATCCATTGTTCATCATTATTTACATTATCCATATAGTTTCTCCAATATGGATTTTCGTCTTGTGCGTTTAATTTATATTCCATAATTTTCTTTTTTTAATTTGAGTTTCGTATTTCCTACCGTCTAGAAATTGATATTTTTCTGTTATACACATCCATAAAAATGAATCATTAACAGTTCATACATTAAACTTGCATCTATTTCATCAAGTTCTTCTTCTGTCAATGCAATTCCATCATAATCTGCACTTACAATAAATGCATCTGAATAATCGGGAGCGTCTTTCGGATCTACTCCATCGAATTCAACATTTTCAAATTTCTTAATGTCTGTAAATTTATTTTCTTTCATAATGTTTTAATAAAATAGGTTAAACTTTCTTTTGTATTTTTTGCGATGTTTTGTAAAATCAAATCTATTAATTTTCTTTGCATTTCACCAATTTCTTTAGCTCTCATTTTTAAATTAGAATCATTTATTCCTAATAATTTTTTTATTTCCTCTCCATCTAAAGCTAAATCTTTTGTAGACTTTATAAAATTAGATGATATTATTTCTCGAAATGCATTGTTTATTTTATCATTAAAAAAATAATTGGTGCAAGCTTTACATTTATTATAAACGTAAAATGCTAATTTTCTATAAACATAATCATTATCTTCTCTACTCTTATCAATTATAAATTTATTTATCTTATCTATTGTGTCAATTTCGAGTTCAGTTTCTTTATCTCCTTTTAATATTTCAGAGTAACTGACTGAAGGAGAAATCACATAATTGTGAGTACCTAAAATTAAATACACAAACCAAGCGAATGATGTTATTGGTCTATTGAGCATATAACATTTATAAGAGTCAGATATTAATTCTTCATCTCTTGAAATTAATTCATCTAATATTTTGGTTTGTTGAATTAATTTAATGTATTTTTTTAATAAAGGATCAGTATTAATTTGTTCGAAACTTTTCTTAAATTCCATTAATATTCTCTCAGGTGAAATCCCCGCTATAAGTTCTTTATTGGCGATTATTTCATTAAGTGTATCTGCTTCAATTACAAAATTATATCTACATGCAAATCTAAACGCTCTCAACATTCTTACTGGATCATCTTTAAATGTATCTGCATTAGTCATTTTAATTCTGCCATTATACAAATCTTTTTGAGCATTGAAAGGATCTATTAATTCATGTGTCTTAATATCTACTGCCATTGAATTAATAGTAAAATCTCTCCGAATTAAATCATGTTTAGCGTCGAGATTCATATCCCAAATAATCTTAAATGCTTGATGTTTGTTTAGGGCAGGATCTTTTTCTTTTGCAATTTTAAACTCTTCATCTGACATTGTAACATCGATTCTTGGAATTACTATGTCAATGTCTTCATATTTAGAATCCCAATTAAACGGTCTGAATTTTATTGTTTTGAAATGACCATTTGTTTCAACTAAATGACCAAATTCCTTTATTTTTTCTTGAATGTCTTCATGAGAAATATTGGTAATTAATAAATCTATATCATGACCTTCTTTCCCCATTAACATATCTCTAATATATCCTCCAACAAGATATATTTCAACTTTATTAGAAAAGGAATATAAAGAGTTAATCCATGCTTGAGAAGTTAAAAAATTGAAAATTAAGGGTTGGTTCATGGTTAATTCAAATTATAAATTTGTTGTTTGAAAATTAAATCTTTAATGCAAATGTAGGTTCCTATGGAATCTATTTCAAAATAATTGAAAAGATTCGCGCCAGATAAAGTTGAAATTAAATTTATTCTTGTAATGTCTTCTTTAGAAGAATATTCATTTCCTTTCTTAAAATAATCAGTTTTTGCAATTTGTATTTCCATTATTTTTTGTTTTTAATAATAGCATATTTTTTAATTTCTTTCTTGGCTAATTCAGTTGCTTCTTGATCTGATATTGCTTGCCCATTTTCATCTAAAGTTACCCATTTATTTTTTGGGAGAGATTCTAAATATTTTTTTCTTTCTAAGTCTTGTTCAGATAAATTTTCATCTCCAACAATTTTAAAAATTCCAAGTTCTAAACCTCCATTAAATATTGATTTCATTTTATTTTGTTTTTATACTACAAATATAAACTAAAAAAACGAAACAAACAAATCTTTTAATATATTTTTATTCCATTTGTTTCCAACCATTTTCTTTATCCCATAAAATTATATCTCCTCTTTTCAGAGATTCTTTAAATAATGTTTTATCTGGATTTAAACATGAACATCTATCAGTATGTCCACAATAGCATATTCTATCGCCAAATTCATCTTTACTTTCTTCTCTTAATTTAATCCAAGCTTTGTAAGGAAAGAAAAATCTATATAATTTATTCTTCAAATTTTCTAATATCGTCTGCATAGTGAGATTCTGAAATATATACTTCTTTAACATTTAATTGATTTTTAATAAATTTAACAAACGCATTTTTATTATCAAAATATTTTATATCATTTTTTAAGGTTAAGGTTATAGGAAATCTTGTATTTAATTGATCTATACAAGTGATAACAAGAGTAGCATTTAAAATATTATCTCTAATATATTCATCTTTGTATGTTGCATATTGTAAGAGACTCAAATCCAAAACAGTTTTTTTGAATTCTCCTTGATATTCATTATACACATTTGTTTCATCTTTATTTTTAATTAAATTTAAATCTAATCCTATATTTGACATTGGACCATTTCCGTGCCGAGTTTGATACGCTCTTGTGACAAGAAATAATTCTGGTTCTAATCCCATTTCAATTAAATTTTTTGTTCCGGTATTAGAACGAGTAACATGAGGAAAAAATCCATGATGCTGATCTAATAATAATCCTTGAGAACCCTCTGCAATTAAATCATACTTGATAAAATTCATATTCATATTCTTTGTGACTATAAATGAATTTTTTATCTGTTCAAGTAAATTTAAAAAATAATTTGAATATTCCTCTAAAGATCCTGTAGAATTATAATAGCTATAAAATAATTTTAATTTAATTTTAACCACTTCTGGAAAGAATATATCTTCTGCTAATAAAGAATAAAACTCTTCTTCTCTTTTGAATGTTGGGCCAACTCCGACTCCCACGGTACCATGAGCAAAATTATTTTTTTGATTAAAGAATTTTTCGAATTGTGTAGTGATAGGACATTTGCAGTCTATATATAAGATCGGTTCTATTCCAATTTCTTTTAAAACTTTTAATTCATTTAATGCCCCTTCAGGATCAAATGAACAATATTTAGACCAATAAGTTGGAACTCCACGAAGAGTACCAGAGCCAAAATTAGAAAACACATGCTTCTTATCATTTAGATAAACAGTATGCCCTGCTTGTTGGCCTCCTGAAAATCTTATTACTAATGGATTATCAGCTTTAGAGCAAAGGTAATCGGTAGTTATACCTTTACCTTCGTCTCCAAAACCTAATCCAATTACTGATTGGACTTTTTGCATAACATTTTAAAATTTACAATATTTCTTCTTCAATTTGCTCAGTGTCTGAATTTATTTTAACTTCTTCTTTAGTTGATACCCCATCAATAATTTCAGAATGATTTGTTTTATTATTCTTTGCTACTAAATCTGCAATTGTAATTGGTATATCTTTAAAATCATTCACAAAAATTACATTCTGTCCTATCAATTGTTTCCAACTTTGTTGGGCTCTTTCATCTCTTCCTGCTCCGGTTTCTGTAACATGAATGTGAAATACATTATACTTCTTTTGAGCTTCTTTCAATAATCCCTCTGCAGTAAAGTTTTGATATTGTCCCAATCCCATAATATTATCTAAAGCATGTGTAGGAAGAGTTTTTAATGTTGCTTCATCTCCAATTGTAAATAGAAATCCTTTTTGTCCTCTTTTTTCAAAACAATCTGTTGCAGTGTGATAAGCAGCAAAGTACCAAGCTAATAAATAACTTTCTCCGGTATTACCGCCTCCTCCGAATTCAATCCAAATGTCAGTTAGCCATTTATCCATTAATTCATCGCTTGTTTCAAATTGACCAACTTGTAATGGTGCCCTATCACATTCATGATCTCCTATCCCAAGAAATAAAATTTGTGGAGAAACCACTTTCTTTTGTAACATTGTATCTACCATTGTGGGCAAACCATCTTTAACCAAATCGTGCGGAATATGCCCCATGGAACCAGTTAAATCTAATGCAACAATAATTGCAAGAGATTTTGGATTATCTGTTGAATCCCTTGACTCTCTTAATTTGGCATTCTTTGGGTTCATACTTTCTTTCATTGAATGAGAAAATATCTCATTTGCTGATTTAGTATAATAACCAGAAGAAGTAGCTCGAGTACTTCTACTCGCCAACGAATAAAATCCTCCTCCCATGATTATTCTTCTTTAGTTGAAATTAATTCTTCAGTAGCTTCTTCTACAAATAATTTTTTATATCTTGATCTTGCCAATTCTAATTTAATTTCTAAATTACGAATTTTCAATGCAATTTCTTGATCTTCTGCAACATATTTACTTGCATCAAAATTCTTAGCTGGAACTAAACTGTTAGCATCGTCTGGAGATAAATCCATCATGGAATTCAAATTTCGATATTGTTGTTTGATTTCCATTTCCAAATCTTCGATCTGACGTTTATACTTTAATTCGACGTCTTCTGCAATAGCTTGCGCTCTGTCTTCTTTTATCTTTCTGTTGTTTCTCATTAAGGATGAAACAAATGCACCTTTGTTGGTTAAAATTTCTGTTGACATATTTTTTAAAAATTTAATTAATAAATAGAATTATAAGTTATTTTCTTCTAATTTTCAAATATTTTTTATTTAATGACTCTTTATTTTTGTCTTAATATTTTAGAAGTGTATGAATTAAATATGGTCGTTACAAAACATTCTAGAATATCTTCTTTGGTTAGTTTGTGGCCCATCCTTCTTTCCATGCAATCCATGCACAGCATTCCTTCTCCGACTCCGTGTTCATTCCATATTTCATGTTTGACCATATAATAGTCCTTATTATCTTCCATACAGTCTTTACCACAATCATTACAAGTCCATCTTCCAAATTGAGTCGTCAATTTTGGATATTTCATATAAATAATGCAATAATACAAAAAATTGCTACAAATAAATTTACACTTGCAATATCATATTGTTTAATTTTATAATTTCTATATACAGAAATTAAATTAAGAATGATAACAAGTATAAGAGCAATGTTAATAATTTCGGTGGTCATAATTTTTTATTTTAATTATTTTTTATTTGTCTGAGTTGAAAAAAGATGTATCTTTTATATTTTCAAAAGAAATGTTTCTTTTTAATTTTTCTTTTGGATATTTTCCAATCCACCATTCATATTCTGAATTTTGAGTTTTAAACCTAACATAATGAGTTTCTTCATTTTTTATTGTTTCCAATATTTCTGTAATTACTGTGGTCATCCACCAATCTCTGGTTGAATAAGATCTTGCAAATGGACTTCCTACTCTCATAGAACAACCCACTACAGGTGATTCACCTACTATTTCTTTAAATGTTCCGTCTTCATTCCAAGCAATTGCTTCTGTCATAGAACCTTCTTCACCTTCTCCATCTCTTGTTCTTCTTAATTTTGCCATTTTATTTATGATTTTTTTTTATTTTAACATTCTGCAATTAATTCTCCATTATAGCTTAGAGTAACTTTTACTTCATATCCAAGATGCTCTAAAATTTGTTTTACTATTGTTCCTGGATCTTGATTATGGCACGATAATTCAATTCCATCTATTGTGGTTATTGTGCCATAATTATCGCAACATCCATCACCACATTTGTATTCATAATCATTTAGATTGATATTTAATTTCTTAATCATTTCAAATAATTTAAATAAAAATTTGAAGAGTGCAATTAATATCACACTCCTCAAAATAACAAAGTTTATTGCTTAATCAACTTTTGAAGTTCTTCATTAGATAAATTATCCAATTGTTTTTCGTTGTTTGCTGCCATTCTTGCATAAATCTTTTGATTGTGTTCTTTAACTTCTGCGGCAGTTCTGAGTTCGTCAGCTTCTTTCTTCTTGGTAAGATAAATATCTTTCAAAATATCAAACCTAAGTTGGTTTTCAACATCTACTACTTTCGTATCTTCCAAAAATGATAATTCATCGTCATCAGTTTTCTTTAATACTTTCTTAACAGCTTTAATGGCATTGGATAAATCAGATTGATTTAAATCCCACAATTGTTCTACGGATAATCCGCCTACTCGAGTTTGCACTCTTAATTTTAATTGACTTGCTTGTTTATACATGACTTTTTGATTTAAATTGTTTATATTTTTTTTAAAATTTTACTTTTATTACTCTTTTAAATGTACCTTGTAATCTTAAAATGACTTCGTCTCGAACTGTAGCATTAAATCCTAATCCTGATAATTGTTTTTCTGTAGGATTAATCATATTCGTTGCACCTAATACTTCCAATACTTTTCTGTGCAATAATAAGTCTGGTATTAAATTTTCATTGTGAAAACTTCTAATGCTTGTCTGACATTTACAACCCTCTAACATAAAGAAATAATGTTTGTTTCCAACTTTATTATCATCCCAATGATTCGGACTTAAACATACTAAATTGACTTTGTGAAATTCATTTGTTTGTAATCCATAAATTTCTTTTGATGAAGTTTCACTTTCTGGTAAAATGTGTTTAATTGTAAATTCACCATTATTCAAAGTAACTTCTGCAACATTGACATTCCCTGAAACTGGCGTGTCGTAAACATAAGAATAAATTTCTCCATTAAATTCTATTTCGGCTTTAAATCCTTTAGAATTTCTTGCAGAAAATTGATTAACCCAAAATCTATAACTTCCATTTTTCATTTTACTTAAATCTGTCCAAGCTATATTTTCAACAATGTTTTTATGATAATAGCTATCTGGATTTGTGATATCAACATCTAATTGTCCTGACATCGAAGTTCTGGTGTTTCCTCGATCTTTTCTATATCCCGACGAATATCCAATTGCTGTTCCATTTGGTTCTGCCGCCCAAGCATCTAAATCTGAATTATCGTTTGTTTCACCTTCTGCCCACATTATTGAAAATCTCAAAACTCCATCTACTTTTCCACCCTTGGTTTGGACAGCTTCTTTAATCATACTTTTACCTGCCAAATTTCCATTGAATGTCCAACTGTAATTATTAGACCATTTAAAAATGGGTTTGCCTTCTTTATTGTTTGAAGTAGTGAGTGAAACCATATTTTCACCAAATTTATTTGCTAAAAACGCTTCTACCGAAGTACAACCAGGTAAAATGTCTTGCATAAATTTTTCTATCGATACTTCTTCAACTCCATCGAATTCACTTCTTTTATGTCTTGTAGAAGTTGATTTAACATTATCAAAAATAGAAACTGATTTCATTCTTCCATCCCCAACATTAATATGCTTAATTTCAGAAGCTTTAATATCATCTATAGATGCAAATCTTCTATCAAATGATTCGGTATAACCATTTTCTTCTACAAATTTTCTTGCTTCTTCAATTTGATTTTTAGTGATTGGAGCAGTAGCCTTCATATAATTTGCAGGATCAACTCTTTTATTCCATGCTTGGCAGGCGTCGTTTAATTCTTTCCCTTCAGCTAACTCAGTACATAATACTCCTATCAATTCGTTTTTAAATTTTGCGAAAGGAAGTTTATATGAATTAACCCAGCACCAAGTATCTGTTTTTGATTTTGCAAGTTCATCGTAATTTTTCTTCAATGGTAAGATTTGTTGTATCTTATATAAATGTGTTTGACCATTTAACAAACTTCCTTGATTAATTAAATCAACTACAAGATTCAAAGTATCTACCGGAATTTCATCCATTGCTCTTTTAAATACTTCTTTAGCATCTCGATATTCAGCCATAATGGATTCAATTGATTTTCCACTCATATCTACATATTGTTTTGGTAAATATAAATGTAAATGATCAAATGTTCTTATTTCTTCTGGCTTAATGAATGTGACACCAAATTTTTCGGCTTCTTCTTTTGTGTATTGTTTGTAATTCACATCTACTCCCAATTTGAATTTTTCGTTGCTTTTAGTGCATCGTTCATAAGGAAGAGAATTCAATTCATCAAATGTTTCAAAAAATACTTCACTTATTTTAGCTTTCTTAATAGCAGTTGACAAACTTTTTACAACCATTTCAAATTCTTCCGGAGGATAAATATCAAACATAGTAACAATATCATATTTTTCATCTATTGCTACAATATTACCATATCTTCGTATAAAGTTTTTGCAAAGATTGCAATTATGCGTAGAACTGTCTGGGTCTCTAAATATTGGATTATACTTAGGTAAAAATCCTTTAATATATAAATCCCAAACTTCTTGCCCACTTAATGAGCTTCTGAACAGTTTTCCTGTAGCACACATTTTATCAAACTGTGCTTGAATTAACCTTGTGAATTCTTTCATTGTTTAAATTTATTTTTATTTATTGGTTAATTAATTTTCATTTATAACTTTTCATATTGAAGAATAACCGTGCTTGTTGGTTCATAACTATTTGCCTTATATTTTTTACCTTCATAAAGACTTATGAACGGACATTCTATATTCAATTCTTTCCACTTTTCAATTCCCGCATTAACAACTTCTTCAAACGTATCAAAACGGATTGTTACCTGAATTTCGGGGTATTCTTCGATAAATTTATCCTTGTCTTGCATCATCCTGAAATGTCTTTGGTGTGTTTTATGACCGTCCTTTTTATCTAATGCTTTTGCTATTTCTAAAGTAAGTGGCCTTGTTATTTCGATGGTTTCACCCAAATATTTCACATTCCATTCCTCGACATTATCTACAGTAACCTCAGCATGATTGGATAAAATTAAATGTCCGTAGACGTGTTCGGCATCTCCACATTGACCCACATATGATGTTATATTTAATACAGCCAAATAAATTTGGGGAGTATCTTGCGGTGTAGTAGATTGATTTTTTTCTGTTATATTCATTTTCATATCATTTTTCATTTAACTTAATCTAATAAAGCGGAATAAGAAATGTTATATTTTTTCTCAAGTTTTTTTAATCCACTTTCAGAAACATAATAAACATTTCTATTATCTTTCTTATATTGAAATTTAATTGATTTATTTTCAACTAATTCAATTCCTTCTTTACATTTGACTTTATATTGTTTATATAATCTTTCTACGATTAAATCTGAATCTAATAAATTAGTTTGATTCATTTCTGGATAAAATACTTCGTTTATCATAAAATTCGTTTTAGTTTCTTATTACAAAGTTAAAACAATATTTTGAAATAAAAAATATTTTTACGATTATTTTTAAGATATTTCTTTAACTACATTACTAATCTCACCTTTGTAAAATTTTATATCGTTTTCACAAGTAGAAATGGATGATCTCCAAATATCAGAAACATCTACCCAAAAGGTCCAAAAAATAAATTTACACCTAACCTGTGCTTTATATGCTGTCTACTTTTCGCCCGGAGTAGATGATATTATTCTAAATTTTTTCATATGTTTATTTTTAATTTATTGTTATGAAACATTCATAACATCGTTATATAATTCCAAATATCTTCTATTATTTTCAAACATAGCATCATTTACACATGGAGAAATCTTTGAACGTTTCATAACAAAGTATAAGCGTAATGCTTTTAGTTTTTCAATTAAACTTTTCATATATTTTAAATTTTAGTTTGTTGATTAATTTTTGTGTAAACATACGCTTATACCCAAAAGTTATAAAGTTAGTAATATTGCAACTATCAGAATTACTAATGCTATCCATGTTTCTATTCCCCATTTTGCTTCTTCATCTGTTGGTATATATGATTTCCATTTGCGTTTATACCATCCTCCTATATTTGGTGTCATAATCTTTTTTCTTTAGTTTTCATAATATTTAAGTTTCACAACACAAATGTAACAATTATTTTTTAATAAAAAAATTTTTTTATATTTATTTATAAAGAAAATACATGAAACAAACCATCATATCTAAATTAGTCACTGAAGAGATACAATCAAATAAAAAAATAAATGAAGGTATTTTTGATAGCTTAATGAATTATCTAGACGATATAGGAAAGAAAGCAAGAGAGAAAGAAGCATTAAAACAAATGAAAAAAAAGAATCCTGATTTCGATGAATCATCTAAAGAATTTAAAAAACGATTAGCTAAAGCAAGAGAAGATACTAAAGATATGTCAAGTAATGATGCAATGGATTTTTATAAAAACTTTTTGAAAACCGGTAAATTACATAAAGATTAATTATGGCAGGTCCAACTCCAGGTCAAAAATATGATTATTTTGAAGAATTTAGTTCTTTATCTTCTCAGTTAGCCGAATATTTAAGTGATAACGAAGAATTGACCAAACAAATGGGAATTCAAGAAGATATTGCAAGACAACTGTCAAAAATACAAAAAGAAAAAGGAAAAGCCACAGGATCAGAATTAAATGATTTAGAATCTTTTACCTCTCAATTAAAAAAACAATTAACACTACAAGGAGAAATAAATGACAAAGTAGCAGAATTAAAGAAAAATAATATATTTAATGAATGGTCAGATAAATTAAGAGCTGTACACATAAATATTAAAGCATTATTATCTGATTGGAGAGTTTCGAGTGCATTATTACTTACTTCATTAAGTCATCATGTTGGAGAATTTGTTAAAGAATGGGCAGGAGCAAGTAAAGAATTAGGTTTATCTGGGGAACAAGCTTTCACATTAGCTGGAAATTTAGGGGGTGCTTCATTAGAAGGAATTGCTTTGGGAGTATCATTATCAGAATCAAGAGAGGCCGCAGCTGCTTTGGTAAGCGAAGCAAATACTTTAAGATTAGCAACAAAAGAAAATATTAAAGAAGTTGGAAGATTAAGTTCTTGGTATAATGTCAGTGCTGAATCAGGAGCAGAATTAGTTGAATTATCACATAAGACAGAATTAAACACTATAAAATTTGCTGAGAGTTTAGCTATTGCAAATGGAGTCGCTCCAGGAAAAGTAATGAGCCAAATAGCAGAAAATTCAAGCATGTTTGCGGGTAGAACAAAAGAATCAACAAAAAATTTAATTAGTGCAGCTGTAAGTGCAAATAAATTAGGAATAGAAATGGCTTCGTTAAAAAGCATGTCGGAATCATTATTAGATGTAGAAACTTCAATGGCAAATGAACAAGAATTATCTGTATTAACAGGTAAAAATATTAATTTAGGAAAGGCCAGAGAATTAATGTTCATGGAAGATGAAGCAGGCATGTTAAAAGAAGTATTAAATCAAATGGGTTCTTATGAGGAATTCCAAAATCAAAATATAATAGCAAGAAAGAAAATGGCAGAAATGTTCGGAATGGATTTAGATGAATTTTCTACCATGCTTAAAAATCAAGAAGAATTAAATAATCAACAATCTATTCATCACAGTTGGTTAGGAAGAAATTGGTTAGCTATTAAAGGAATAGGAAAATCGGCGTGGGAATATAAAGATACAATTGGTTCTACTCTATTGATGTTAGTAAATATGAAACAATTGAATGTATTCAGTGCAATGGCAAAAGGAATTAAATCTGTTGTAGGTGGTTTATGGGGAATGATTAAACAATTATTAAGAATTAAAACAATACAAAAAGCAACAGATATATCAGGAGCAGCAACCGGAGCAGCCGGAGGAATTGGGGGAGCGTTAGGTCCAGGAGTATCTTCAAGAAATTTAGCGGCATCTGCACCAGGTGGAGCAATTAGTAAAGGAATGGGAGCAGCCGGAAAAGTAAAAGGAATGGCAATGGGAAATCCAATAGTAAATTGGATAAATAGTTGGAAATTTATGGATAAAGGAGCATTGGTTAATTTTGCATTGGCTACTGGAGTATTAGTCGCTACATTACCATTATTAGCTCTTGGATTAATGATGTTCAATAAAGTAGAATGGCAATCAGCTATAATTGGAATGGGTTCGTTAGCAGCTATGGTAGGAATTATGAGATTAATAGGAAAAGATACAAAAGGATTAATTCAAGGTGCAATTGGAATGGCTATATTATCTGCAGCATTAATTCCTTTAGGATTTGGATTATCAATGTTTACAAAAAATATAAACGGAGAAGCATTATTAACTGCTGGAGCAGCTTTAGTAATATTTACTGGAATGGTATTTGGTTTAGGAGCATTAATAGCCGGACCAGGAGCAATAATATTTGGAGCGGGTGTAATAGGATTTATTGCACTTGGCGGAGCTCTAATGGTATTAGGAGCGGGGTTATCATCAATATCAGAAGCAATGGGTTCTATGAAAGATAATTTAGGTGCAATTGTTCCGATGGTTTCTGAATTAGCTTCTATTACTCCTCAATTATTTTTAATAGGAGCAGGATTTGCAAGTATGGGAGTTGGTTTAATAGGATTAGCAGCTGGATTAGCAGTTATGGCTCCATTGATTCCAATATTAGGTGCAATTACAAGTTTAACATCAGGGACAATTGGTGGCAATAAAGAAAAAGGTAAGAGTAAAGAGGAAGATGCATTATTATCTAGATTAGATAAATTAATTACTTTATTAGAAGAAGGTGGAACAGTTCAAATGGACGGTAAAGCAATGGGAAAATGGGTTGCTTATAAGATAGATGAAATGAACGTATATCCAAAATAAAAAAAATAATAATTATATATTACATATGTGTAGGTTTTTTTAAAAGAAAGTAAGAATTAATTTTTTATTTTCTTTTTTTTATTTATAATTCTGGTATGCAAATAATCTTAAATCATAAAAATTATCAAGAGTATATTGATAAGTTATCTAAATTCGATAATATATTAATATTACCTGTATATCGTTATTCTGAAATTCATTATCAAATAAATTCTATTTTATTCTATTATGTTGGATTATTAAATAGTTCATATGAATTAGAGTTTGATTATATCATAAATGTCAGTCATTATGATATTGAATTTACAATTGATAAATTAGATATAGATGAAAAGAAAAATATATTTGTTTTAGACAAAAAATCATTTCTAAAATTAAATGTAAGCAATACTGAAAATATTTTTGATATTAATTTATTGAGTTATTTGAAAGAAGATAAATTTGAAAAGATAGAAGTAGAGCACAATCATAATCAATATTCAAAATATAAAAAAATAAAATGTGATATAATTCCTATATCTATTCATTATCAATCATTAATTCCTATAATAAATAAAAGTCTTATTCAGTTAGAAAAATTAAATTCTCATCTATTTGATACCGATTACGAATACTATAATAATTCTATTATTCTAAATTTATTTAAAATTGAATCTTTTGGAATACCATTTGATAAAGAAGCATTAATAACAGCATTTCCAGATAAAATAGAAAATCATATTTTAAATGAACAACAAACAAAAATCTATTCTGAATATAATATTTATACTTCTACTGGTAGGGCTTCTAATAAATTTGGAGGAATAAATTTTTCAGCATTAGATAAGAACAGCAATAAAAGAAAATGGATTGTTAGTGAATATAAAGAAAATGGATTATTAATTGAATTTGATTATACTGCATATCACTTGGCAATATTAGCAAAAATGGTCGGGTATGAAATTCCAAATGGAATTAATATGCATGAATATTTAGGTAGATATTATTTTAATAAAGAAACATTAAATGAAGAAGAATATAAACAAACAAAAAGTAAAAATTTTAATTATTTGTATGGAGGCATTCCTGACACTTTGTTATCTATACCTTATTTTAAAAAAGTAAAGCAATTAACTATTCAAGATTTTGATACCTATCAATCTAATGGATTCATTAATTCAATGCTAACAGGAAGGAAAATTCAAAATGTAGAAGGAGTTACTGCAAGCAAGCTTTTAAATTATTCTTTACAGTTGTCTGAATTTGAATTGACCTTAATGCTCATTGACAATCTATTAGAATTTATTCAAAACAAAAAAATAAATATTTTATTATACACTTATGATTCTTTATTGTTAGATATTCATAAAGATGAAATGCAGCATATTGAAGAAATAAAAAATATCTTATCTAATAAAGTATTCAGTTTAAAAACTAAACAAAGTTCTACAAATTATAATGAATTGAAATAGAAAATTCTTTTAAAAAATAAATATTTCTTATATTTATTATAAAAAAGAATATGAGGATGTTATGCACTTTCTCCACCGAGGAAACAAGAATAGATTCTTACAATACAATTAAAAAACATACAGAAAATAATATTTATTCTTATTATAACAAAGATAATTCAGACGAAGTATTTTTAATTTATAATTATATAGATATCAAAATACCAAAGACAATAGTAATTCAAAGAAAGACACCTTATAATATATACTTTACAATAAATTCATTAAATCGATTAATCGAAATAAATAATAATTATGTAATAGATTGGAACGAGTTTCCTAATAATTTATTGATTTTAACTAACGAAGAACAATTGAAAAAAATCTTTTTAAAAAAACATTAAATATTTTTTGATTATATTAATTTTTTTACTATAATATCTTAACAATTTTTTATTAACCAAATTTAAATTTTTACAACATGGGATTAAATTTAGACAATTTACGAAAAAAACTCGAAGACCTTCAGAGTAAAAACGAAGGCAAATCATTTGAAAGGGATCCAAGATTATGGGCACCTAAACCCGGATTAAATCGAATTAGAATTATTCCTTTAAAGGACACTCCTCAAGATCCATTTCTTAAATTAAACATGCACTATGCAGTTTGTCCGGGCGGGAAACTAAGCTTAAAGAATTTTAACGAACAAGATCCAATTGTAGATTTTGCAGTTCAACAAATTAAAGCTGGTAACGAATTAACTTTCAATAAAACAAACCCACAACCGGAAGAAGGCAAAAAAATGTATTTTCTTGGTACCGAAATCTTAGGAGGAAAACAAAATGCTGCTCAAGAACAAGCAATTCCAAGATATAATTGTATCATGGTAGATAGAGAAAATGAAAAAGAATTAAAATGGTGGACTCACAGTGAAGGAATTTTTACCGAAATTGTGAAAGCTGCTTTAACACTTCAAAAGAATCTATTAGATTTTAATGTAATTAAACCTGGTGAAGATGTAGATTTTACAGATCCTGAGAAAGGTTATGATTTAGAAGTTACTTATACTCCTTCAGAAAAGAATAAGGAACAAACTATGAAAAAATATCCTAACTATAAAGGTCCGTGGAGTACTAAAACTTTTGGAGAAACAAATGTTAAATTTGAAAATAAATCTTCAGTTTTAACAACTGATAAAGATTTGGCTTATGAAATTCTACATAATCAAATTGATATTTATGATATTTATAGAAAACCTACTTTTGAAGAATTGCAAAGAGATTTAGATATTTATTTGAATAAGAAAGAAAAAGAAGATAATAGAAAGACAGATAAGAAAGAAGAAATTAAATACAATGCTCCTGCAACGACGTCTACTCAATCTGAAACAAAGGTTGAACAAAAAGTAGAAGCTCCAAAAGAAGAACCAAAGAATACAGACGCTGTTAGTGCAGCAACCGATAAATTCAAAGAATTGTTTGGTTAGAATAATTTATTTTTAATTAAAAAGAGTGATATTTTTGTCACTCTTTTTTTAACTATTTTTAATAAAGAAGTTATATGGCAAAAAAATCAAAGGGTGAAGAACCTTTAAAAGAAAGTAATCTTGATTTAGCATCAATTATTAAACAAAATATTAATAGCAAATTTAAAGATAAAGATGTAGCATTATTTTTGAATGCACAAGAAGAAGTTAAAGGTTGGATTTCTACAGGTAGTCCGACACTTGACATTGCTATTTCAAATAAAAGGGAAGGAGGATGGCCCCGCGGGAAGATTATCGAGTTATCAGGTTTGGAGGCGTCGGGGAAGTCTCTATTAGCTGCTCACGCAATAAAAAATACTCAAAAACTCGGTGGAATTGGAGTTTACATTGACACAGAGCATGCATCGGATACAACATTCTTGGAAGCTATTGGAGTCGATTTATCAAAAATGGTTTATGTTGAAATGAATATATTAGAAGATATTTATCAAACTATTGAAGATATTTTAATTAAAATTCAATCTGAAAAGAAAGATGTTCCAGTAACAATTGTATTTGATTCTCAATCTGGTGCAGTAGCTTTAAATGAATATGAAGGAGATTATAAGAAAGAAGGATGGAACACTGATAAAGCTATTATCAATTCTAAAGCAATGAGAAAAATTACAAGTTTAATTGGTAAGACAAATGCTATATTAATTATAAACCAACAATTACGGGTTAAGCTTGGTTGTGTAAATCCAGAAACAACTAATATTATTATTCGGAAGAAAATAACGTAACAACTAAAATAAACTTTATTTTTTAAGTTCTTTTATATTTATTATAAAAAACTTATGAAATGCAATTTTTTTCCTTGTAAAAATGAAATACCCAATGAAAATATTTTTATAATATCAAAAAAACAAACAAGATATTTTTGTTCTGAAACTTGCAAACTTAAACATTTTAATAGATGTAAGCCGGGAGTACCAAAATCGCCAGAATCTGTTTTAAAACGACAGAAAAGTTTAATGGGGCATTTTACAAGTGAAGAAACAAAAAAGAAAATATCAGAATCACGCAAATTTAAAATTTCAGAAGAAGATAAAAAAATTATATTTGAAATGTTAAAAAAACCTTACTATTCATATAGATTAATATCAGAATATTTAAATATAAGGGAATGGCATATTAACTCTTATTCTAATACCTTAACAGATGCAGAAATATTAAAAGCAAATAAAATTAGAGTAAAAGCATATTTTAATTCAAATATGTTATTTAGAAAAGAAACTTTGGATTGGTTAGAAAATAATATTGAAAAATATACAAAAAATGAATTTAAATCTTTATTTAAAGAAGTAATTAGTGTTCCTTATGCCCCTTGGTTTAAAAAATATTTTGGAAAGACATTTAAACGAGAGGGTTGGAAATTTGCGGGCGGAATAACAAGACCGGAATTAAAAATTCAAAATATTTTAGAAGAAAACAATATTCAATATAGATATAATGAAATGGTATGTGTGCAAGACTATAATAATAAAGATTATTGGTATTCTGTAGATTTCAGGATTAGGGAAAATATTTTTATCGAAGTACAAGGAGATTATTGGCATGCAAATCCAGAAATTTATAATTACAATAATTTACAAGGAGTACAAAGGAGCAATATAAATAGGGACAAAAGAAAGAAAGCACAGATATACACTAAATACGGTCAAGATATTCATTATTTTGAAATATGGGAACACGACATTATAAACGAAACAAATAAATTTAAAAAACAAATAAAAGAAATATTATGTATAGCACAGAATTAGAAATAAATATTAAAGATTTTTTTGCTGAATTGGGGTATGATTATACCAAAATGGAAATTAACAAACCTTATGATGTATCCTCAAAAAATTACGAAATTTTAACTCAAGACGGAAAATGGAATAGAGTTATAAATTTAATTAGAAAGCCAGATACAAAAATGTATATTATTACATATGAAAATAAATCTTTAGAAGTTGCAGACGAACATAAAATTTTATGTAGAAATATAAATGATTTGTCTGAAGGGTTTTTAGAAACTCGATTTTTATGTGAAAATAATAATTATAGAAATTTTTTATTAAAGAATAATAATTTATGGATTCCTTTTTGTGTAGATGCTACAAATTATATAATACCAATTGTAGATTTTGAATTAGATGGGGATCATTCATATTTATCTAATGATATTGTTTCTCATAATACTTCTTTTGGAGATCCTTATTGTGTTGATCCATATTCTACTAATATCAAAATTAGATATAAATCAGATTGGAAATCAAATGATAAAGGATATCGTTCAAAAAAATATACTGAAGAAGAAATATCAATAAAAGATTTCAGTGATAGATTTGCTAATAATGATGATTTTGAAAATCCTGAAATATTTGATATAGATCCAGAATTAAATTGTGAGATTTTAGGTCAAGATTTAAAAACAGGTGAAGATGTATATAAACCTATAAAATCTTTTATCATTAAAGAATCTGTTTTAGAACATTATACAGATGGAAATTTAAAATGCTCAGGAAATCATAGAGTTTGGGACGGAACGGATTGGGTGCACGCTAAAGATTTTTCTTCTAAATTTACGAAAGTATCTGAAAAAATGAATGTTGTAGATTTTGATATTAAAGACATTCATAATTATTATGCAAATGGTTGGTTAAATCACAACACCACTTCAGGAGGTCAAGCTATTGGATTTCATGCTTCTGTAAGAATAAGATTAAAACCTGCAGGACAAATAAAAGGTAAAGTAAATGGAGTAGAACAAGTCATTGGTATTACTACTTTAGCACAGGTAAAGAAAAACAGATGTGGTCCAAATTTAAGAAAAACTGAATTTAATATCTATTATGATTCAGGTATTAATGAATATGAAAATTGGTTAGATACCTTGGATTTATATGGATTAATTAAAAAAGGTGGAGCTTGGTACACATGGATAGATTTAGAAAAATCTGATAAAGATGATTTACCTTTAGAACATAAATTTCAAAGAAAAACTTTTGAAGAATATATTACAGTTACAAATCCATATCTAAAAGAACAAATCTACAATGCTATGGCGGATACATTAATTATGCAATACAAAACTTCAGAATTAAGTGAAGAAAACATCATATTCGAGAGAGTAGATGAATCTGGATTTTTAGAAGATACTTACGCAGAAGAAGATTAATATGAGTTTCTTTTCTAATCTTACAAATCAAATTAGAACTCTAGATTCTAACATCTTATTAGTAGATGGTATGAATACATTCATCAGAGGAACATCTATATCACACATTGTAAATGATAACGGTGTTCCTATTGGTGGATATGGTGGTTTCTTATTATCTCTTGGTTATGCAATAAAATTATTAAAACCTACTCATTGTATAGTTGTATTTGATGGAGTAAATGGTTCATCTCAAAGGAAAGCAATATTTCCAGATTATAAAGCTAATAGAAATGTTGTCAAGACCGCTCCTAAAAATTCAATATATAATTCTGTAGAAGAAGAAAATTTTGCAATAAAATTACAGTTGAATAGATTATTAGATTATTTAAAATTATTTCCTATTCACATTGTAATGATAGATAATGCAGAAGCAGACGATGTAATTGCACATATTGTTCATACTCATAAAAATTCTAAAAAATATATAATGAGTACAGATCAAGATTTTTATCAATTAATAGATGAAGATACTTTCGTTTATTCTCCAACAAAAAAAATCATAATTGATGAAAATTACATTAAAGAAAATTTTGATTTAATACCAAAAAACTTTATAATTCATAAAATATTTAATGGTGACAATTCAGATAATATTCCAGGAGTTAGTGGAGTAGGATTAAAAACATTACAAAAAAGAATACCATTTTTATTTGAAGATAAAAGAAGAACAGTAGATGATATATACAATTATTTAGATACTTGTGCAGATTTAGATAAATATAAAATTCTTTCTGATATGAAAAATAGTAAAGAACGAATGCAATTGAATTATAAAATAATGCAGTTAGAAGAACCATTATTATTTGAAAGTCAAAAAGAAGAAATAAAAAAGATATTAGAAAGTGAAGTACCAAAATTAAATACATTTTCATTTTTAAAATATTCGACAGTAGATGGATTAGAAGGAACAATAATTAAATATACTCAAAAATGGGTGACAGAAGTATTTTCTAATCTAACCAATTATATCAAAGTTTAATCTTACAAAAGATATTGATCTCTTTTATATGATTTTTTATTTTAAAGTATAAAAAATATGACAGTAGACAAGTTATCAGATTATGGTAGCAGTTTCCAAATAAAAGTTATAAGTTCATTATTGATGGATGTAAATTATTTGATTCAAGTGTCAGATATTTTATTACCTGAATATTTTGATAATGAAGGAAATCGTTATATCATTTCTAAAATTTTAGAATATTACACCGAGTATAATAAAGCACCCACGGCAGATGCTATGAAAATTTATTTGGAAAAGATTACTAACGAACAATTAAAAGAATCTGTAAGAATAAATTTATTAGAAAGTTATAAAATGATGGAGTCAGATGATTTAAAAATTATCAGAGACGAAACCATTACTTTTTGTAAAAATCAAGTTTTAAAACAAGCTATTCTTGATTCTGTAGATTTATTGCAGATAGGAAAATATGATGAAATACAAGAAATAATAAAGAAAGCCGGTCAAGCTGGAACAGATAAGAATTTGGGGCACGATTATAAAAAAGATATAGATAGCAGATATGCAGTAGATTTACGAAACCCAATTCCAACTCCTTGGCCTATTATAAATGATGTCACACAAGGAGGGCCGGGTGCGGGAGAATTGTGGATTTTTGTGGGGAAACCTGGGGGTGGAAAATCATGGACAATGATAAATATGGCTGCACATTCAATGACACTTGGAAAAAATGTAATTTATTATACTCTTGAATTGAGTGCGCAATATGTGGCAAAAAGATTTGATACTTATTTTTCTGGTATTCCTGTAGAACAATTAACAAAATATAAAGATGATATAAAAATTAAATTGAAAGACATTCCAGGAATGTTAATAATAAAAGAATATCCTGCGGGGTCGGCATCAATGAATACTTTAATAGCACATATAGAAAAAACAAGAGCAATTGAATTCGAGCCAGATGAAGTATTTATCGATTATTTAGATTTAATGAAAGCAATAAATGTTGGAAAGAATAAAAGAGACGATCAAATATTAGGACAGTTGTATATTGAAGCTAAAGGTGAAATTGCACAAAAATATAATATTCCTTGTATCAGCGTTAGCCAAGGAAATAGGGGAAGTGCCGATGAGCAAGATATAATTCAAGATAAATCTATATCCGGTGCGTGGGAGAAATTATTTCATGCTGATTTTGTTATGTCTCAAAATAGAACTAATAAAGATAAAATTTCAAAAACAGGAAAAGGACACATAATAAAAAGTAGAGTAGGTCCCGACGGAATGTCTTATCCAATGTCAATAGATTTAAAATATGGTCAAATACAGGTGTATGATGAAGAATCAGAAGAAGGTCAAGAAATAGAATTAAATAGACAAACAGGAAAAATTGTAGAGCAACACAATCAAAATAATTCAAAAAAGGTGAATTCATTATTTCAAATGCACCAAAAAATTCAATCTAAATTTTAACTAATATGAAATCATATACTCGAGAAGAAGTATTTAATAAAACTTTAGAATATTTTAAAGGCGACGAACTCGCAACAAATGTCTGGATTAACAAATATTGTTTGAAAGATAGTTTAGGAAATTTATTCGAAACTAACCCAGATGACATGCATAAAAGATTAGCTAAAGAATTACATAGGATAGAATCAAAATATGAAAATCCATTATCAGAAGAATTAATATATCAACTATTAAAAGAATTCAAATACATAGTACCTGCAGGAGGTTCAATGTCTGGAGTTGGAAATAATAATCAATATACAAGTTTAAGCAATTGTTTTGTTATAGGTAATCAAGCTGATAGTTATGGTGGATTATTAATGACAGATCAAGAACAAGTGCAATTGATGAAACGAAGAGGTGGAGTTGGACATGATTTGTCTCACATACGACCAAAAGGTACACCTGTTAAAAATTCAGCTTTAACATCTACAGGAGTGGTTCCTTTTATGGAAAGATATTCTAATAGTACAAGAGAAGTTGCACAAGATGGAAGAAGAGGAGCTCTTATGCTTTCAATTCATATTAAACATATGGATGCAGAAGATTTTATAAATGCAAAATTAGATACAAATAAAATAACCGGTGCTAACATTTCGGTTAAAATCGATAATGAATTTATGAATGCGGTTATAAATGGTACTACTTATACTCAGCAATATCCTATAGATTCAGATAATCCGATTTATACTAAAGAAGTAGATGCAAGAAAAATTTGGAATAAATTAATAGAAAATAATTGGAAGAGTGCAGAACCAGGAATATTGTTTTGGGATAAACTTGTCAATTATAGTCCTTCTGATAGTTATCCTCAATATAAAACCACAAGCACAAATCCTTGCGTAATTGGAGATACATTGGTATTAACTAATCTAGGATGGATTAAGATTAAAAATTTATTAGAAACTTTTAAAAAAATCAATTATAAAATAATAACAAGAGATAAAGAAGGTAAATTATATAATTCAGATTTACAAGATGTATTATTAACAGAAGAACAAGCTGAATTGTATAAAATTGAATTTTCTAATGGTGAATTTATGTTAATTAATTCAAAACATAAATTTTATAATGAAAATTTTGAAGAAGTAGTAATTGACAATATAATAGGTAAATTTATTATATCTGGAGAAGGATTGGTAGAAGTATTAAATTGTATAGAAACAGATATGAAAGAAGATGTATATGATTTAACTGCATCTCCCAATTATAATTTTTTTAGTATTTTAAATAAAGAAGAATTTATTGTAGATGAAGATATTATTATAAATGATAATATTAGATTTAAATATTTTGATATAGTGAACACAGATAAAGGGCAATTATTTGCGTATGAATTAACAGAAAAACACGAATTAATATGATAAATCAAACCAATATTACTAAATCATGGCTGAAAAGATTTAAACGATCCTGCTTAGATGAGAGTTTAATATCTGAAATGGAATATGATTATAAAGTACAAAAATTATATGAAGGATTAATTCATACAACTGATATATCTTCCAGTATTAGAATTTTAAATTCTACTTATAATTATTTATCTTGTTCTAAAAAAAACAATACTATAGAATTATTAATCAATAAAAAAAATGTTAAATTTATTTTATCTAATTTTAATCTTATATTATCTACAATAAATAATCTTGGATGGTTTCCCGCAAAAATAATATACCTTACAGATAAAGTACAAAGAAAAAAATGGTCCGCATTAATTGTAAATCAAATATTAGAATTAGTCGATACCTATTCTTATATTCAAATTGTGTTAGAAGCTAAATATGATTTAGAAGTAGATATACCTAATAAAGTATATCATATTTCTCCTTATTATAACAAAGATAAAATTCAAAAATATGGTTTAACTCCAAAGGCAAAAAATAAAATATCTACTCATCCAGATAGAATTTATTTTTCCAAGACAATAGAAGATGCAAAATTACTCGGGCGCCCAATACAAAAATATCTAAAAGTTAAAGAAAATAAATTTGTGATATATGAAATAAATACTGATGGGATAGATAGATTATTTAAAGATCCCAATTTTTCAAATGGATATTATACCTTAGAAAATATACACCCAAAAAATATAAAAATCATTGAAATTATAGAATTATGAAAATTACAAAAATAATTAAACCTGAAGTAAAACAAGCTTCATTTCTGTAAAAAGGTATTTTGTATATATTTATTTATAATAATTTTAAATAAATATATATGACAAAAATTGAACTTGAACAATTATCTAATTTGACTGTAAGAACTGGATTTGACAAACATATAACAAAGACTTTAGAATATTTTAATTTTGATAAAATAGAAGACAATGAAGCAAAGATAATTATAAAATTTATTAATTCCTCCAATACAAAATTATCAAAATCGTATTGGATATTGAAGACAAATTTAATTGAAAGCGAATATATAATTGAAATTGAAAAGCAAAGAAAAATTTATGAAAATATAAATAAAAATAATCACAGTAGAGGATATTCCGGCTATTTGACAATACACAATAATAAGCATTTTTGTAGAAGCCAAGCAGAATATATTCATTTATTAAATTTTTATTTAAACATATATACTTCTCCCAAATATAAAATTAAAACAGAATGTGAAATTTATCATGTTAATAAATTAAATTATAAACCGGACATTTTTATTTATAAAGATAATGAATTAATAAAAATTTACGAAATAAAAGCGGGAAAAATAAAAAATAAAGAGTTGCTAAAAAAATATACCATATTTAAAAAATATTTTAAAACTTTAAACATCGAATTTGAAATATTAACAAGTTATGCATATATTTTAAAGCAATATCCAAATATAAAAGAAAATGTAAATGAATGGAAGAATAATATTGCTACAATCCAAATCGATACCAGAGGAGAAAATAATCCAAGGTATGGTATAAAATGCAGTGAACAGACAAAAAAATTAATTGGAGAAAAGGCTAAAAAAAGATGTGAGGATCCGCTATATAGGAAAAAAATTGGCGACGCAATAAAAGAAACTTATAAAAATAATCCAGAAATTATTAAAAAATTATCTGAAAAGGCTAAAGAACGAAGTAGAAAGAATCAAGAAAAATATAACAATATAAATCCAATAATAAATAAAAATTGTATTATGTGCGGTAAAGAATTTAAAGATAGACAAAATAATGATAAAAAAACTTGTTCTTCAGGTTGCACTTTAAAATATAATCTCCAAACAGGAAAAACAAAAAGAAAAACAATGTCTCCAGAAAGGGTGAAAAAAGTTTTTAAAAATAAATTAGTGAACGCCAGCACGCAAATTTTTACTCACTATCCAAATATTGAAATGCAGGAATTTTTGATAGAAATTAAGAAATTAAAATCTCAAAAAATAATTCCAAAAAATTTAGGAATTAGTGAAGATACAATAAATAAATATTTTAATAATTTTAACCAATTTAAACAATACTATTATGGTAATAAAAAAAATAACACGCTCAAAGCAGAAAATTAAAAATTATATTGATAAATCTATTTTATCAGTAGATTGTGGTAGATAATTTTGCCTCAATTAAAACATCGGGTGAATTGCTGGAAACCTAAATATTTTTATACAAGGCAATCAGCAGCCAAAATTTGAGAATAAACATAATAGTATCAAATAAGGTTCAGAGACTAATTGGTGAGTAGTTTTAACAATAAACCAAACACGAGCGCCCGGCATTTAACATTTTAAATGAAGATATAGTCCGACACTTAAAGAAATTTAAGATAGTATTTTTAAAATAATACTTATAACAAAAAAAGGAAATTGGCATGTCTCCTTTTTCTGAATGCATTCTATTATCAATAAATTTATTTAATTATGTAATTAATAAATTTCAAAATGATTCTAAATTTGATTTCGATTTATTTAAATTGCATGTTGGATATGCACAAAAAATATTAGATGATGTGATAGATTTAGAAATTGAAAAAATAAATTCAATTTTAAAGAAAATAAAAGATGACCCTGAGGATGACATAGTAAAACAAACAGAAATTAATTTGTGGAAAAAAATAAAATCTAACGCTCTCAACGCAAGAAGAACTGGGTTAGGAATTACCGCATTAGGAGATATGATAGCAGCGATGAACCTGAGATATGGAACAGACGAAGCAAATGAATTTACAAAAAAAGTATTTGAAATAAAAGCAATAAATGAATATAAACAAAGTTGTATATTAGCAAAAGAAAGAGGAGCATTTCCTGATTATACTCCTGAATTAGAGGAAGATGATGAATTTATGAATTTCTTATTTGGCTTAGATGAAGAACTAAAAACTCTACATTCATATTATGGTAGAAGAAATATTAGTATCTCTACGATAGCTCCTGGAGGTTCCGTTTCCCTCATGACACAAACAACTTCAGGATTAGAACCAGCATTTAATATATCTTATAAGAGAAAAAGAAAAATTAATCCAAACGATAAAGATACAAGAGCGTCGGAGCCAGATGCAAACGGAGATTATTGGGAAACGTATAATGTATTTCATCCTAAATTTGTTGAATGGTATGATTCAAATTGGTTTAAATTAAATACTAAATGGTTCGATATAGATTATAAACCAGATTTAACATCAATAGATGAAAAAACTTTAGATTTTATTATTAGTAAATCACCATACTATAAAGCAACTGCAAACGAAATAGATTGGATTAAGAAAGTAGAAATGCAAGGAATAATCCAGCGATATGTCTCCCATAGCCTATCCGTTACCCATAATCTTCCTAATGATGTAACAGTAGAAACAGTAGATGAATTATATAAAAAAGCCTGGGAAGTAGGTTGTAAAGGATTTACCATATATCGAGACGGAAGTAGATCTGGAGTATTAATAAATAAAGAATCAGAAAAACCAGAATTAAAGCAATTTATTACAAATAATGCTCAACGAAGACCTTCTGAATTAGTTGCTAAAGTTATACAGTTTCAAAATAATAAAGAACAATGGATTGGATTTATAGGAGTATATAAAGAATCAGAAAAAGAAACTTATCCATATGAAATTTTTACTGGTAAATTAGATGATTTTAATGTACCAGGTTATGTAGAAGAAGGCATTATTAAAAAAATTAAAGATAATGGACATGGAAGTAGGTATGACTTCATTTATAAAGACAAACAAGGATATGAAGTAATAATGCAAGGATTAAATAGAGTATTTGATAGAGAGGCTTGGAACATGGCTAAATTAATTAGTTCATTGTTACGACACCGGCATCCAATGGAATATGTAATTAAATTGGTAGCAAGTTTAAAATTTGAAAATGATGAACAATTTATTATGACAACTTGGAAAAAAGGAGTTATAAGGATATTGAAAAAATTTGTTAAAGATGGAGTAGAAGCTAAAGGACAAACGTGCGAGAATTGTGGTAGTTCAAATTTAATTTATACAGACGGTTGCCTTAGATGCTTGGATTGCGGGGCCAGCTTGTGCGGATAAAAATATTAATTAAAAATTAAAATATAAACATATGAAACCAATGAAATTATTAAACAGAATTATCTTACAGTGGTTTTTTATCAGATTAACCAAATGTGAAGAAAATTGTATTATAAAATATGAACCAGTAAGTTACGATTTAATGGAAGGAGGAGTGCTTTCTGCCAGAGCAATTGGAAAGATTCAAACTATATATTGGTATAGTATTCAATATTGGGTAAAACCTTTATCTGGATATAATGGTAAAGAATATAAATATTTAAATAAAGGTCCAAAATATTTAAGAATTACAAGAAAATGGAAATTAAATTAAAAGAAATATTATCTGATTTATCTTTATATAACAATACTAAATTATATGAAGGATTAATTATAACTCATTCTATAGAAAATTCAATTTCTATTCTTCAAAACAATGATTATAAGATTTTTAAAGTAGACAAAGATAAAAACACAATAGAATTAAAAATAATTAAATTAGATAATATTGATAAATTATTTCCTTTGATTAATAATTTGGGATGGTTTGTATCTCAATTTCAAATAAAATATTTAGGAAATAAAGATATTCAAAAAAGAAAATTTAATGAAGAACTATTTAATAAGGTATTGTTATCAGACTATGAATATTTAATTTTAATCTTAGAAGCAAAATATGATATTGAAATAAATAAAGATAAATTAAATTTTATTTATCATATCACTTCTGAAATAAATCTTAAGAAAATAAAAGAAAAAGGATTATATCCAAAATCAAAAAGTAAAAGAGACAAACATCTAAATAGAATTTATTTTATAACCGATTTAAAGAATACAGAAAAATTAATTAAAAATTTAGGGAGTTATTCTGCAGAACCTTTAATCATTTTAAAAATGAGAGTCAGTGATTTATTATCAAATATTAGATTTTTTAAAGACCCAAATTTTATTGATGGAATATATACATTAGATAACATTCAACCAGAATACATAGAAATTTTAAACTAAAAGAAATATATGAAAATAAAAATCAAGTATCATAATCAGAATTGTAAAATTGAACAGCACGGAAATTGGATAGATTTAAAAAGTGCAGAAACAATTGAGTTAAATTATCCTAAACAAATAGAAAAATATCCTGTTGGGTTTGATTTAATGAAAAGTTCATACAATAGTATAGAAGAAAATAGATTTTATATTACTGAATTTGATTCTAAATTAGTTCCACTTGGTGTATCAATGAAATTACCAAAATATTTTGAAGCTAATATTGTTCCAAGAAGTAGTCTATTTTTAAAGAAAGGATTGATACAAGGAAATCATTATGCTGTTATTGATGATGCGTACTCGGGTACATTTGATATCTGGAAATATTCTGTCATAGCTTTAAACGATACTATAATTTCAGAAGGAGAACGAATATGCCAATTTAGTATTAGAATCAGCATGAACGCTCCTTGGTATGTTAAATTAAGATGGTTATTTAATTCTAAAATTAAATTTGTAGAAGTAGATAATTTAGATGATAAAGATAGAGGAGGATTTGGAAATTCGGGTGGATATAAAAATTAAAAAAAACTATGGAAGAAAATATATTCAATATTGTAAATTATAAAATGTCGGAAGAAGGGTTTGATTATTGTTTTGATGGATATTCAAGCTGGGAAGATGTATATGATGAAAAATTTCATGAATTGAGAAAGAATTATTTGAAAGCTAAGCGAGAATTGAAAGCATATGTGGTAGAACATTCCGATAATGAGGATGAAGAATAAAAGATAAAAAAAAGGATAAATTAATTTTTATCCTTTCTTATTTTTAAAAAAATACTTATTCTGGTTTCTTAACAATTACCAATTTAAATTTTTCTTCAAATTCCAAATTCTTTTTCCAGAACATTACATTATTTTCAATGTCCCACCAAAAATCAAACTTATCTTTAAAATACCCGTCTTCATTAATATATTTATCAAAAGCAGAAAACTCTTTTAAATGATGTTTATTTTCTGAAAGTTCGATTAAATACTGCTCAATTTCATTTTTTAGATTACCATTAAAAAATACAGTAATCATTTTACCTTTTATTGCAACATCTAAATAAATATACTTTTTTATTTCTCCTCTTATACCAAGTAAAGATTTTGGTAATGCCCCCCCCCATTCAAATTCAGAGCTACCCATATAATCCAATGATATAACTGAATCAATTCCTTTTTTATCTTCTTGAATATTAAATTTTGCTCGTTGTATTAGGTATGGTTGCATATTATTTATTTTTTAAATTTTGAATAACTTCTAAATTAGAAATGGCTGAATTCAATAATAATAATTGAGTTTGCAATTTTCTCTTTCTGGTTCTTCGATCCATTCACTATTAATATCACAAATCATATCATCTCGCTCGTTCTTTAAATGCTCTAAAATTTCGATTAATGTTAAATGTGTCATGTTCTTTGTTTTTAATTGTTTTTATAAAACAAATATACAATGAAAAAATGAAACAAACAAATTTATTTTAATTTATTTTAATAATTCTTTTAATTCTTCTTGTTTTTCCTTAATCTCTTCTTCAAGTTCGGTAATTCTATATCTATTATTTTCTTTAATTATTTTTTCATAAAAATCTTTCAATAATCCATCAAACGATTGTTCTTTATCTATATACTTAATTTTACAAAAATCTAAAAGTTTATTTTCTGTTGTTTCATACATATTTTCTGTAATTGTGATTGAATATTTATGAATTACCATCCGTAGGTCAAATTGAGACTCTAAAACAAAACTAACCAATGATTCATATTTATTTGTTATTTTTGTCACAATTTCTGCTACCACATAAGACCAACTTCTATTTCTATTTGTATATTCGCATGATTTTACAATATCATATAACAACGGAATAAAAGTATGTTGATGTGTATCACTTTTTATATAAATTCCAACCATATGAACATCGTCGGAATATTTAAATTGAATTATTGAATCTGTCATATTACTTTGTTTTAATTAATTGTTCAACATAATTTCTTGCAATTTTTCTAACACCTTTTTGATTGTTAGCAAATCCTAAATGATTTTCGCTCCCGTCTAAAATTTCATATTTAAAACTTCTTAATGTCAAGACAATTTCTATATGCTTCTGTCCAAATAGTTCTGCTTCCTGTTTTTTAATTGTAGATTTAAATATTAATCTTGCAGTAGGAAGTAATCCATTGACAATTTCATTGCACCAAGAAGTAGAAACATTTTTACTTGCATATTCAATAATATTTTCATCTATATATTTATATACATCTGGATATTCAAAATAAGTAAATTCTTTACCTATATGTGGTTCAGGAATCCAATTCCATGTCAAGATAAATTTAGGTTGATTTGGTTTTTTATTGCTAAAATTATCTATAACCTTAAACTTGGTAATATTATTTAAATCTGATATTGATACACATATTTTAAGCATCTTTCTTAATTCAGAATGTTTTATATCAATATTGCAATTTGAATCATGATATACAAACATACGTGAGAATCTTATCTTTGTTCCTATTGGAAATGTAAATGAAAAATCTTTGTTTGCCCATCTTGGTATTTCATTATTCAATTGTTTAAATTCCCAACTGGTCTTTTCTTTTAATTTCCAAGGTTCAAGCAATTCAATTGTAGATCCATCTTCTGGTATGTATAAATTATTATATTCTTTCATGCTAACCTGTATTTAGATAAAAATTTTCTTAATAGTTCATTTGTTTCTCCTCCTATTGATTCTAACCATTTTTTATGCCATCCTTCTTCATATGCTTTTTCGTCATCTAAAAAGTCTGCACCAAAATCGAAATCTGGATAAGTTTCTTTATCGAACACTTTATCAGGAACTAAAAATACAATTGCAGTTAAAGCATAATTCAAATCTGGTTCATGAAAAGTTGAGAATTTAATTTTCATGTCAGTTAAAGTTTCTACTATTTGATTCATTGCTCCTGGCTGCATTCCTGGAGCTCTCATATCAAAATAGACATATCGAGTTGTGCCACCATTTAATATGATAAATGTTTTATCGTGATTTGCCCAATGTTTATATTCGTCTGTTGTTCCATATGTTAATCCATATTCTACAACTGCATGCCCAAACTGAATCCCCTTTTGGATTTCCGATATATTGAACGGAACGAATCCATACATTCTAAATTTTTCCATTTCTTTTTATATTTTTATGTTAATTTATTTTTTATTTCTAAACCGTTTTCTTTAAGAATTCTTATGACATCATACCAATCATATTCTCTTGGCGGAGCAAAATTATCCATAGGCATTTTTTCAATATCAGATTGTTTGCCATTCTTTTGCCTTTTCTCATCTAAAAAACATTCTCCTTCATAGTATAATTTTAAGTGAGGAAAAATTCTGTCCAATCTTTCTACTAAAATTCTCAATTCATTATCCATTTCTTTTATATTTTAATTAACATTACCATTTTATTTCTTTATCCATGTGCGAAATAATACTTAATTTTAAATCTTGTATGTTTTGCTGAGTTTGTTTTTTTATACAATTCCAATTCTTTTCTCCCATAGTATTAGACCAATGCCCGCCCGGGGAGTCTTTTAATAGATTGCCGGGAGTAGGCACATTGTCACATTCGTGCCATACATTTGTAATTGTATATCTATATTTGTTATTTTCGGCTTCTATAGAAATTGTAAAATTTACTTGCCCCAATTCTTTATAGTTATTAAAACAGGTAAAAACTTCGAATGCACCTTTAACAAAAATTATTCCCCTATCTTTATCATCTATCTGAATTACATATTTGGGGAATTTAAATGCCACGACAAACCACTCTTTTGCTAAAAAATATAAATCTTCTTTACTTTTATTATTAACAATTATTTCCGAATAATATATTTCACCATTTTGAGTAGAAAAGGTAATAGAATTGTTAATATCGTCAAAAAAATATAAATTGTGATCATTTGTCAAGTATTGAGCTTTATAATCTCCTCGCGTACCACCAATTATAATTTTCGATATTATCTTTCCATTTATTGTATCTCCCACATGGAAAATTGAACTATCTTCGGAAATATAAGTGTTAAAATTTCCTTTAGGATTATTATTTAAATCATAATAATTTAATGTATCGTTTTGAGAAAACACATTAATAAAAAATAATGCAAAAACAACAAACAATAATAATTTTTTCATAATTCTTTTCTTTTATATTTTATAAATTTCTAATTCTTTCAAACAAATAAAATTTGTATTGTTAATTACTTTATTAACTGATCTATGATGATGTCCAAATATCCAGAATTCTGGTTGATAATCTTCAAATAAAAATTGCATAGCTTGTTCTGTAATAGACGGATCTTGATGTGGATATTTAAATAATTCTAAAGCAATTTTCTTTGGACAAGTATGAGAAACAATTATCTTAGGTTTAATTGCAATAATTTCTTCTATCACTTCTTTTAATCTTGAATATTCCATTTCTTCATCTGGAAACCAATCTATTCCAATTGTTCTTAAATGTTTATCATATGAATATCCTCCACGAATAGTGCATAAATTTTGTTCTGGATAATACTTTGTATCTCCACAAGAATATTGTTCATTTACAAATGGGAGCCAGTCATGATTTCCAAAGCAGATATTATGTTGAATGGTATTTAAATTATTTCTAAACCAATTATGTTGACTAAGAAATCCAAAATCTCCAACCTGAATTGAATCTTCTTTTTTATTTTTTTGAATTAGTTTCCAATATTGATTGACCTTTCCATGAGTATCTCCTATTAATATCATTTTTCTAAATTGTTTAATGCTTTTTTTAATCTTTCTGCACAATATTTACATCTGCCTCTATGAGTAATAGCTTCATAAAAATATACATGATATTGAATATATTCACAAGAATCCATCTCAATTATTTTTGCATTTGTTAATGTAGTATTGCTTTTCACATAGTCAATTTCAACATTACCGTCTATTAATTTTTCATTATCTTCTTTTGATTCAACGCAAGAAAATATAGAAATTAATAACAATAATAATATAACTAAATTAATTTTTTTCATTTTTGAATTTTTTAAGATATAATTATTACTTCTTTTATTTTATGTTCTGCCATACTCTTGATACAGTTATCACAACAATAAGTATGACCAAGTAAAAATAGAATCCCTCCTTCAGCATTCTTACCTGCAATCTTGCAAGCATTTTCTTCAGCGTGCCCTGGCTGCCTACAAATATTTTTACATAACTCATACCCTACTCCAGTAGGCAAATCTTTTCTTGGACAAGATTCTTGGGGTGACTCACAATTATTGGTTCCGATCCAATGTTTACCATTATTAACTATTATAGCTATGGTGGTTTGTCTTGCACATCGATTTTCTATTTTAAAATTTGATATTATCATAGTTTTGCTTTTTCAATGGCTTCTTTAATTCTTTTTAATATATATTCATCAGAATCATAAAATATATCTCGTAAATCAAAATCTTTATGTTCTGGATTAGTTATATCAGAGAATTGAGTCACATTTAAAACATATAATAATTGCCCAAATCTAAAATCTGGGTATTTTTCTAAAATTTCTTGTAATAATCGAAATATTTCTTTTTGTTCTGCTGTCATAGTATATTTATTAAAACAATTTGTGCCAAAGTTGGCATTCTTTAAGTTTAATTTCTAAATCGGTGTTAAGTTCTTTCTTTAAAAATTCTGTTAATTCATTGATAAGCGAACCTCGCATACCAATTAATATTTCTGGACGATGTGTTTCAATTTCTACAATTAATTTTTCATTTTTTCTGTAAACTTTGACATATGAGATTGTATCCAGGTATTTCCATTCTTTTATGATGTATAAGAATGTATATATGTGTTTTCTGACAAGTTTATTGTCTACTTCATATGATAGATTAAAGATTCTTGCGAATAAGATTCTTAAGAAGTTTTTAAATTTATTTGTTTTCATTTCTTTGTTTTAGTTTCTTTGTACAAATATAATAATAATTATTGAAACAAACAAAAATAAAGTAAAAAATTTTTTTATTTTATATATATTATAAAAAACATGGAAAAAAGAAAACATTATTTAATTTATAAGATAACTAATATTTTGAATGGTAAAATTTATATTGGGCAGCATGCAACCAGTAATATAAATGATGAATATATGGGATCTGGCAGATTAATAAAAGAAGCAATTCAAGAATGTGGTATAGAAAATTTTAAAAAAGAAATTTTGTTTGATTTTGATACTAAAGAAGAAATGATAGAGAAAGAAAAAGAAATGGTAGACGAAGAATTTGTAAAACAAGAAGATACATATAATATCATACACGGGGGAGGGTTTAATACAACCGGATTATTACCGGTGAGAGATAAAGAAGGAAATACTTTTTCTGTCTCTATCAATGATCCAAGATATTTGTCTGGAGAATTGATTAGTATAACCAAAGGAAAAATTCCAGTAAAAGATAAAAAAGGTAATACGTTCCAAGTAGATAAAACAGATCCAAGATATTTATCAGGTGAATTAATCAGTATTTTTAAAGATAGAATTGTTGTGAAAGATAAAGATGGAAATACCTTTCAAACAGATAACAATGATCCGAGATATTTATCTGGAGAATTTGTTGGAATAAATAAAGGAAAAAAAGGAAAACACACTTATAAAAATAATAAAGGAGAAAAAATTCATGCATATAACGATGATATTAGATTAGAATCTGGCGAATTTAAAGGTATTGTGACAGGAACATATTGTGTAAGAGATAAAGATGGGAACATTTCAAGAATAGAGTGCAACGATAAAAATAAAGAATTAGAAAGCATACACAAAAATATGCTAATAGCATTCGATAAAAATGATAAAAAGATTTATGTGCATAAAAATGATTTAAGATTAATTACAAAAGAATTGATTATAGGTGTATTGGTTAAAAATGAAAAAAATCAAAATATTTATATAAGATGTGATAATGATAAATATTTGTCTGGAGAATTGAAATCTCCATTTGTAAATACTGTTCTTGTGGTAGATGATAAAAATAAATGTTTTAGAATTAAGACAGACGATCCAAGATTTTTAAATAAAGAAGTTAAAGCATTGTCTAAAGGAAAAATAAGTGTAAAAGATAAAGATGGAAATACTTTTCAAGTTTTAGTTAATGATCCAAGATATATTTCTGGAGAATTGAAACACGCTGCCACAGGACGACTCACAGTAAAAGATAAAGATGGAAATACTTTTAATATTTTTAAAACTGATTCAAGATATATTTCTGGAGAATTAGTATCTGTAAATAAAGGTACTATATTATGCAAAAATAAAGATGGCATCAAAAAAAGATTATCTTTGAATGATCCGAGAATAATAAGTGGAGAATTTATACATTTTAGAAAAACATTTACAAATTAAATTGAATATTATGAAAAAACACGCTACAATTTCAATTTCTATAGAATTATACACAAAATTTAAAGAATATTGTGATAATAATGGTTATAGTATATCAAAATTAAATTCTATTCTAATTGAAAATAAATTAAAAGAGATATTAAAAGAAAATTCTAACTCTTAATATCTCTATTTTTAAAAAAGTTTTATTGTAAGTTCGCTACTAATTCAAATGCTTTTTGGTTCATCTTTTGTTTTGTTCCAAACAAATTTCCAAAAACTACATCTTTTGATTTCTGTTGGTAGGTAGTGAAGTGAGTAACCCCATTAAAAAATCCAAATCCGTTGTTTCCAAGATCTAACATTTCTCCATCTACCGATATCATAATGTCAGAAACTTTATTTAACGCTCTTGTGGATTGTTCTTCTTTTGGAAGTTCTGGGTTGAAAATCATTTTTTCAACTAACTGTAATGCAAGTCCTCGATCAACCTTAATGTTTTGAAAATTTTCAATTTGATCATACAATTGATTTTTATTTACAATGTATGTTTCAAATTCCTTCATTAAATCTTTTCTTTTTTCGATGTGATGTCTTGTATTTTTAACCGTAGCGTGCATTAAAATTTTTGACCATTGATTTTGGCATCTTAACAAGATTGAAGTAGTTCCAATCGAGAATGAAGTCTGCCCATCAAACCCTCCAATAACTGTTAAGAATTCTTTAAAATCATATCCACAAATTTGTTCTTTGTCTGATTTCAAATAAGCAATAACTTTTGAGCCTCCGTAAAATTCATCAAACCCCACAATGGGGTAACCCGAAATTAAACTAAAATTTTCAACTACTTCTTCCATTTGCTTAATAGATGTAAATTGAAAACTTTCCCCCACCGCCGTCTTATGAATTTTATTAAACGTGTCATTTCTTAGTAAAGATTCTGTCCCAATATTTTTAAATTCTTCACCTATCTTTACATAGTTTGGAGTTCTTAATACTTCCCACCCCAAACTCATTTTTAAATCTTCTTGTGTCTTTTGTAACATTGTTTCTTGTTTTTAATTGTTTTCATATACAAATATATAACGAATAAATGAAACAAACAAATTTATTTTAATTTATTTTTAAAAAAATGTGTTCTTTTTTTATTTTTTATATTTATAATTATATATAATTATAGTATAGAAATAAAAAATGATAACTATTAAAATTCCATATACTGCAAATGAAAGATTTTATGAGAAGCTGAAAGAGCTTCGAAGAGAATATTCATTGATTGTTAGATATGCATTTAATAGATACCAAGAGAAGATGAAACAAATTAATATTAGACATAGCCTGAAAGAATTGAGGGGAATTGAAAATGCTAACAGCTGGTTGCAACAATGTGCGATTATGGAGGCCAATCAACTTCATTCAAGATTTAAAGAAAAGAAGATTGTTTTTGGAGGAAAGAAAAATTTTATTGAAAGAATGAAAGGAAAGATGACAAAAGAAGAATTGAAAGAAAAGAGATTGCTTCCTTTGAATATTCAAGGTGAAGCTAATTATCATGGTAATAGAATGTGCAACTTGCATTTATTGAATGATAGTATGATCGAATTTAAGGTGAATAGAAAAGAACATTATTTTTTGAAATTACCAAATCTAAGAAATAATTATAAGAAGGTGTTAGAAAAATTAGAAATGTTGAATGAAAATGACGGTTATACCTACTCGGTCAGATTGACAGAAAAAGAACTTTATATTTCATTTGAAGAATTTAAAGATGGAGAGAATTTAAATTTGAAGAATGAGAGATATCTTGGAATTGATCTAAATCCCGATAACATAGGAGTTTCAATCCTTGAAGATGGGAATATAATTCATACACAAGAATATTCACTTCAACCTATTTTTGATAAAATTTTAAATTCGGATTTGAGTTCAAATTCATCTAAGATGAAATATTTTCAGGACAAGCTTCAATTTGAAACAATTCAAATCTCAAAATCAATTTCAATTCTTGCGAAGCATTTTCAATGTAAAAATGTTTTCATTGAAGATCTTAAATTCAAAATGAAATTAAGTTTGAACCAAAAATATAATCATCTTGGAAATAGGAAGAATAGAAATTTATGGAAGCGAGAATTATTCGTCTCAAATCTAAATAAGAGATTAAACATCTTTCAAATCAATCTTCATTCAGTCAATCCGGCATATTCATCTTTCATTGGAAATCTCCAATATGATTTCACTGATTCGGTGAATGCAAGCATTGAAATTGCAAGGAGAGGCTATGAGTGGAAGGTAAAGAAAAACAAGAATGGTTTCTATCCAGTCTTCAGCCCAAAAAGTTCAATTCAACACCAATGGAAGGAAATGGGAATTGAATGGGTTGAAGATTGGAAGAAATTGTTCACGCTTGTAAAAAACTTGAAATTTAAATATCGAGTTTCACTCGAAGAGGCTATTCAAGAGCATCTGGTAAGTGTTTTCAGATTAAATCAAAGCAAGAAGAGTTATATAGATTTATACTCTTTTATATGATTTTTTTATTTTACTATACAAATATACAACTTATTTTAATATAAAAAAATTATTTTTAATTTATTTTAATAATTTTTTCAAATTTATTCTTCGAGTTTAACTTCGTTGCAGCTATATACTACTTCAGCATCTTCCCACCAACCCAAATTAGCATATTTTTTATCTCTTTTTTTCTTAAAAATGAACATTGCTATTTGATTATCTTTTTTTCTGATTTCGGTATATTGTCTTATATTAGACCAATTGGTAATTCTTAATCCAATACAATCATTTAAAGAAGTAATATTTATAAAATTATTGTCTATTCTTGTATAAGAAGTTTCAATTCTTATTTGTTCGTTGGAATTTAGTTTTATATTCATGATTATTTTATTTATTAATTCATTATACAAATTTACAAAATTAATTTAAAATAAAAAAATATTTTTTATATTTATTTAAAAAAATAACTATGGCAAATTCTAAAATCACCTTGACAGAAATAAAAGATTTAATCAAACAAGTTTTAAAAGAAGAAAAATATCCTCTATATCATTCATCATTTACTTCTGCTATAAACGCTGCATTAGAGTATGCTAAGAAACAAGGGTATGAATATGATGATGAAGAAACTGCTCAAAAAATAGGAATGGGGCCAAAGAAACCTTCTGAAGGTAAAACTAATAGATATATGATATTGTTGACAAAAAAATGGAAAAGCCTTAAAAAATAAGGCCCTTCACATTCAAATATTTAATCGAGGCAACGATGTTGGAAATAACTTCGAATTAAATTGTTATATTAGTTAAAGTTTTATAATTTTTTCTTCAGTTAATAATACATCATCTTTATATCCTTTTACAAAATATACCCCAGAAGTATAATCAATTAAATTTATTTGATTTGTATTAGTTACTGATTGAATTAATTTACCTGTTATATCAAATATCAATACTTTATTTATTTCAGTAGGAATATTAATGATATCTTTGGTTGGATTTGGATATATTTTAGAAATTTGAATTTCTTCTATTTCTGTTTGTCCAAAATAAATGTATTTTTTATCACAATAATAAGGATCATTTAATGAATATTTCATTTCAAATATTAAATATTTATTTGTTACATTTGCAGTAACATTTGAATTAATAGTTTCAGTTTCGCCAATGCCTATTTCTTCTTCTTCATTAAATAACAATTCATCTTCTTCCGATAGAATACTATCATTTGATAAATAAACTAAATGATTAAATGTCAGATGATTTGTAGTTTGATTTTGATAATCATAATTAAATTGAATTATATCATTGTTGACTGTTATATTTATATCTGAAACATATACTGTTCCTCTTTTTTTGAAAATTTTTATTGCTATTGTATCACTTGGTCCGGTCGGATCTACTGAACTCCCCAATTGAAATATTATATATTCTATTAGTGGCCATTCAATTTCTTCAGATATATTAAACAAAAATGTCTCACCAGAAGTTAAAATTGTGTTAGACCCAGTATTAAATGATGTCATCATAATATCCCCACCATCTAAAATTTCGTTGTATGAATGATACATTACTAAATAAGGCTTAAAATTATTAATAGGATCTGAAACAGACATATTAACATTTAATTGTTCATCTTCATACTCCCAACTCAAATTTTGAATTTGCAATTGTCCAAAAGTTACTTGAACAAATATCATTAAAATTAAAAAAAGTTTTGTTTTCATTGTTAATATATTTAATTGTTTTTATATTACAAATATACAACGAATAAATGAATTAAACAAATTTATTTTAATTTATTTTTATGTAATATCATAAATTATTCCGCCCCTAATTCTAACAGTTCTACCAATATTATCTTCAAATGTAGATGTAATACCAGAATATCCCGCACAAGCAAAACCTAAATAAGAATCGACCGAACCACTACAAATTATATTACTTTCGATGTCCATACTACCTTGTATTTCAACATTATTTGCTATATATACATCTCCATCATCAAAATACCCTGCATATCCGGTAGAAGTTCCTACAGTATCTACTGCAGATGCATAAATACCAAACGGTTTATATAGTGTAGAATTTGTTACTTGTCCTATAAAATATCCTCCATATGCATATCCATTGCTTCCTGTTCTACCTTTGCTATAAATACCATATGCATTGTCTCCAGAACCATTCGCCGATGCATCTATATTAACTCCTCTAACGTCCCCAGATCCTGCAGATGTATAATTATCTAATCCATAATTATAAGAAGAACCTGTACCACGAGTGTTTATCACTTGTAAATACATACCAGTTAAATGATAAGCAGCAGATGATCTAACATCTATATATATCAATGGTTCTTGATCTGCCGGATACATATCATTAAATGCAGTTATATGAAAAATAGAATCTTGATAACTACCGCTTTTATAAATTCTTGCTTCTACTGTTCCATTACTTCCACTGATAAATCCGAGAGCTTTTGTTGAATCTCCAAATAAAAAATCACTGCTATTAAAAGATCCAGATTCAACTTGCACAATATCTTCTTTCAAAGGATCTGATGATAATACAATTTTTTTTGTGTCTGATACATATATTTCAATACCTACATCAGAATAGGACTCGCTGCCCGCAGAAACGGAGCCTGACCATAGCATGAAACCCGGAACAGTTCCGGCTTGACCCTCGTATCCTTTTGATTTAATATATGATCCGGTTGCGGAACCAAATAATTCAATGCCCACATCTGAAATGGATCCAAATTTTAAACTGCCCGAAAGCAAATTATAATCCCCAGCGATTATAGTTGGAGTATATGAATCAAATATAATATTCTTTATTTCTACAAATTGATTAGATTTTTCGTTTTTAGAATTATAAAATTCAAATTTAAAATTTACAATTTCATTTGGCCATAAAGGATTAATTGGAATTTTAAAATTGTATAGTTTAGGATTAAACCCATATTCAGCAAATGATAAAATTCTCACATCTGAAATATACCAAAATCCAGAAGAAGTATTAAAATTAATAAAAAAGGTACCGTCTTTTTCTGGTTCAAATAAAAATGAAAGATTATTATATTTTAATTCTTTATCTTCTGATATTGTTATTGTTGCAATATTCGTTGTAGAATTTACACAAGTTCCGGTGGCATCTACATCTAAATTATCCTCATTTGTTTCATTGCTTCCTATCAAATTAAAAATTATTTGATATTTATGATTTGCATATACATTTATACCTGTCTTGGGCAATATTCTTGATTTATATAAATAAATCGAATTTAAAAGATATGCATTTGATGTTGGGTCTACAGGCCCACTTCCACTATAATCCCAATATGTATTGAAGTGAGCCAAACTTTTAAAATCGCCGACACTATAATCCGGAATAATATTATTGCTATCTATGAATATATTCTTACTTAAAATTTCTTCTTCATGGATTAATTTATATGGTACTTGAGCAGCCGAGCTTTTTTCATATATTTTAATTTTATCAATTAATCCAGAAAACGGATTTAATGTTTGTATATTTATGCTTGCATTATTATTATAATATTCGCTCGCAGTGTACGTAGGTTCACCATTATAAACAATTGTAGCAGTCCCACCAGAAAAAGAATGAAATACATAATTTGAATATAATTTTTTATTTGTAGTTGAGTTCAATTTATATATTCTTCTCACAAATGGCTCGGCTAATTCTATAGTGGTAGAATTTAATACTCTGGTAATTGTAGTTTCATAATTTAAATCTATACTTGAACTAAAATAATGATTTGCAGGTAAAGATGGTTGTGTGATATTTGAAATAGTTATTTCGGCTCCAATCATTTCTTTTGTAAAGGTATATCCAAAAGTACCGTCTATAGATACCACCGGTCTTTTAAATTCTTCAAATGCAAACCCATTTGGTGCAACTATTCTTGTATCTTTTTTCTGTACAAATTTTATTTCAATATTTTCAACATTATCTAAATTAATTTGTGCATTCTCTGAAATTGTAGATTGAGATGAATCTGAAGCTAAAGATTTTCTTTTTATATCAAATTCGTTTTCTGTTGTCAGTTTCATAGAAGGCAAATAATAATATTCGTCTATAGATCCTGATATTGTAACATTTCTACCAGAAATAAAATCTAAATTATTATAGGGCACAAAATTTTTATTTATTGTAATTTCTGGATATTCATCAAATATAATTGTAGATTCGGTTATAGAATATTTATTTATTTCAATTTCTGAACTCCATTTAATATTATAATCATTTAAATTTGTTATAGGTAAAAAAGTTATTAAATCAATAGAAGCAACTCCTATTAATGTTATAGATCCGATTCCGTTTGCTGTTTCTGGATAAATAATGGCGTTAATTAATATTGCATTATCTTTATCTTTATATTCAGAAAATTCATATACTATTGGGTTATTATTAGAATCTAAAATTTCTATTAATATTTTATCTGCGTTGATGCTACCAGTAGGTTTTAATTTAATTAAATTTTTTCCTGCTTTTAAAATAGAAGGAAACTCAACATTAAAATAATTTTTAGAATTTATAGAACTGTCAACTATTTTTGTTTGAAATTCTATTAAATTTTGTTTGAATATTTTTTTTCTTCCTATTGGTACAAAGTTACTCATATAATTCTATTTTTTAAATAAATATAACCATGTTTTATATTTATTATAAACACATAATAAAAAATGGCATTATTCAAAAATAAACCTCTTTTAGATATTTTTTTAGAATCTGATTTAAATACTACAAAATCTGAGTCTAATAAAACTCCTATTGATGCATCAAAAATAGATTATTCATATGATACTACCGGATTACCTGAGTTGAGAGAAAAAGGAAAATATTGGGGTAACTCAAAAAAAAGTTTATTAGATTTTCAAGTTGCGGGTACATCTGTATTTTTAGATAGGGAAATAGCAGACATTAAAAGAATTGGTAATTTTATGAAATCTCCTACCGGATTATTATTTAATACTAAGCAAGCAGGATTATATTTAATGAATCCAAAATCTGAAACATTATTAGGATTAGCAAATGAAAGAAGAATATATAATCCCGCAAAGTTTTTAATGAATGTAGCCGGAAAATCCATAGGATTACATATAGAAAATCATGGATTAATTTCAGATGGGAATTATTATGATATAATGAAAATAAATAATAATGATGATAATTATAAACTTCAAAATAGATTACTTCAAGTATATCGTGAAAGAGGATACGACAAAGCAGAAGAAATGGGAGGAGTTGCAGAAGCACAAAATTCTAAAGAAAATAATTCATTTTTAAAAAAAATAAAAGCTCAAGGTGGGTTAGATGAATTATTAAAATTAATCCCACAAAATAAATTTATTTCTTTTATTGCAACTGATAGAACTTTAAAAACTATTTCTGGATTTGGTGGACCTAAATCTATTTATGGATTGGGAACAACTCTTATTAGAACTGCCGAGCCAATTAATCAGGCCGAACAACATTTGGATAATGGTGATGTAATATATCTAGAAGATGAAAGTTCTAAAAAATATTCTGTATATGATAGATTATATGTAGCAGGAGGTGAACAACCTGGATTTTCGTCTGTTGCGGGCGGAGAGACAATGACAATTCAAAATTTGCAAGGTTATAATACATATCAATCATTATCAGAAATGGCAGAAAAGAAATGGAATAATTTTGAATCCAAAAAATTTAAAGATAATTTTGTAGATAAATTTCAAACTGTCTATTCTACATATGATAGCAATTTAACTTATAATGAGAATTGGAATTATTTTAAAAGATTAGGAATTCCAGAAGTTGGTTCTGGTGATACAGATGTGATATATGGTAATGTAGATAAAGGTTTAGATGGAGTAGACGATAGTCAAGATTTTGTTAAATTAATTATTGGAGGTATTCAATTCAGATGTACTATTGAAGGTTTGACTTATAGTTTTGACCCTTCTTGGACAGATACAAAATATATAGGAAGAGCAGATGATGTAAAGGTATATGAAGGATTAAAAAGAACAATTAATTTTAATTTTATTGTTGCAGCTACATCAGAAAAAGAAATGAGAGGAATTTATTTAAAATTGAATAGATTAGCTCAACTTGTTTCTCCTGATATAAGTGATAGTGGATTAATGAATGGTAAAGTTGTAGATTTAAAATTAGGAAATTTATTATCAGATAATTCTAAAACAAATACTTTGCCGGTGGTTATAACAAGTTTATCATATGATATAGATGCAAATTATCCTTGGGATATTATTATGGAATTACCTATGATTGTGAAAGTGACAATATCATTTGATGTAATTGGTAATAAATCACCCAACTCTAAAAATATTTATATTGCGAGTAGCCATTGGAATAATTTTAATACTACAGATTCAAGCCAAACTTCATTTAACTCAGAAAAATCAGAAAAAGAAAATTTTGATAAAGAAAATGAATTTGAATTCAAAGAAGGAGAATCAAAAATCAAAAATGTAAATCTAAATAAATTTTAAAAAAAAAATATTTTTATATTTATTAGTAAAAAATTGTTTATGAAAAATCAAAAAAAATCACTCAACGAAATATTAGCTTCAGAAGAATTTCAAAATAAAATGAAAGATTTTCTAACAAGAGTATTAGAAAATCAACATGAACTTTTAGAAGAACATGAAAAATTAACTATTGAATCTGCATTTGCTGCTTATAGGATATATGTAAAAGAAGATTTTGATAAATTATCAAGTTTACAATTACAAAATTTATTTAACAGTATAGATGCAAAATTAAAGATGTTAAATGCAAGAAGATTTTATTTTAAATCAGATGGTAGTAAAATAACTAAATTGACAGAATTGATTTAATGATAAATAGGTATTCAAATAATAAAAAATTAAAAACAAAATCTGGTAAAGAATATTTATCTACAGTAAAATTTTCTGAAGTCGAGTACGATATAAATGATATTTATATAATAAGTAAACAGGGCGACAGATTAGATTTATATGCAGAAAAATATTATGATGGAGATGTAACCAAATGGGTTTATATTGCCAGAGCCAATTTTTTAGGAAAAGGAACTATGTCTGTAGAACCTAATTTACAAATTCGAATACCAATGAACACGGATACAATCATAAAAAATGACGTCTTAAAAAATCTATAATAAATTGATATGGTGTTTGACATTTTAATGGTGATAGGATTAGTCTTATCATTCTTGTATATTTTTTATTCTCATAATAAATTAATTAAAAAAGAAAAATCTTTAGACGAATATATTTCTTTATTTATTTGCAATAATATCGAAAAAATAATTGCGAGTGATACATTAAGTAAATTAATAGAAAAAAATAGCGCCAAAAAATTAAAGGAATTAAAAGATAAAGTAGATTTAATATATCAAGAAAATAAAATCTATAAACAAGAAATATTAAAATTAAATAATAAGATGAATGAGTTACATGATATTATAAAAGATTTGACAGACGAAAAAATTAAATTAAAACAAGAAAATAAAAAATTACAAACCACGTTTTAAATCATAACATGAACTTCGAGAATTTTTTTACAGAAATAGAAAATGACTGGTTAAAGATAATTGGTCTTGTTTTAATTTTATCTTTTTTAATTGTTAAAGAAATAATTGTTGGTAAATCATCTAAAAAAGACAAAGCAAAACAGAATACGATTTTATCTGCTATATCATATAAATTGGATATGTTAATAGATCAATATAAAAACCATTTAACTTCAGATGCTGCTATTACCTTGTTAGAACATACTTTGAATTATAACAAATACAATCTGTTATCTTATCTTAGAAGAATAATTTATATTAATAATATTAAAGAAAATAAAGAACAGATTGAACAAAAGATAGAAATGAAAATAGCAAATCTATCTAAAGAATCAAGAAATAAACTGCACAAATTTAAATATAAAGATATTGAATTATCTGAATATATTGGTGATACATATATTCTTAGTTCTAATATCCTTGAATTTCTTTTAACCTATTATGAAGATGAAAAGTTAGATGAAAAGTTAGAAGATTATTTAAATATATCTTTTGATTCCTTAATTATTGGTATTATAGATAGGCTAAATTAAAGATTTTATTTTTTCAATAATAGCCACGCTATTGTGGTTGCAGTACAACCTATCCCAAAAGAAATTGCGCCTACCTTAACCATTTTCCATTTATAGCTTTTATTAAGAGCCTTTATTTCGTCGTTTAATTTAATATTGTTATCTGAGAGAAGTCTATTATTATTTTTAAGAAATTCAATATTTTTATTTGACTCCGCTAAATAAAATTCATTACTTATAAGTTGTTCATCAAATAATTTATTGAGTTTTTTATATTCCGATTCGTGGAAAGCTATTTGATTATTCAGATCCAGTAAAATGGGTTCATAAAATAAGGAGCAGGTCTTGTTTGTTCTGTATGCGTCGTATGCTTTGTTGTATAAATTAAAAGTTCTTTTATTGAATATATATGCAGTATCAATATTTATTAATAAAGTGTCTTGTTCATAAAATCGAAAGATTAGGAGATCTTTGGAATTATCGATATTTTGAATTTGTGCATGCATATTATTCAGTAAAAAGAATAATACAAAAATGGTTACTATTTTTTTCATCTTAATTTAATTGTGTTAGTTTAAATAAATATTGAAATTATACAAAAAATAAATGAAACAAAAAAATTATATTTAAAAATGATTTATATTTATTAATAAATATAAAAAATGGGACTATTCCTATCAGAAGTCAATTCAGAAATAAAAAATACTTTATCTAAAAGACAAGACAATTTAGATGCTGACAACATCAAATGGTTCAGCGAAAAGCAGCCATGGGTCAGATTAACCTCTATGGCATCGGTGGACAATAATGACAATTTAAGAAAGAAATGGATTTTATTTGGTGGGTTATCATTAAACAATACCATTAGAAGTGGGTTTCAAGAAATGTATGATAGTTATTCAGGAAGACCGATGCCAGGTATAACAGATGTTTCAGTATCAAATAAAGGAGCAATGGGGTCTACCAGAGAAGCCACAATTAGTTTTACTTGCTGGGATTTAGAACAATTAAATACTTTAGAATTATTGTACATGACTTGCGGTATCCATTTATTATTAGAATGGGGATGGAGCAAAGGAATTTCTAATGAGAATGTAGATATTAATTTATCTAATTATCCTCCTAAATCAGATAGGGAATTAATTAAAAATATTTTAGATAATGTAAAACAATCTGGAGGACATTATGATGCCATGCAAGGGCCGGTATCAAATTTTAGTTGGAATTTAAAACCTGGAGGTGGGTTTGATTGTAGTGTTACGATAGTAAGCGTTGCAGAAATGTTTTTAGAAATTGATATTCACTCGACAAGTAAAAACATTACTAAAT